ACCATAAAGCTTTATTCTGTTTTTAAAAATAAAACATATTGAAATTAGGTGTAATTTCTTATGTAAATTAATTATAGAGACATTAATATGAAAAAGAAAGTTTTATTGATAGGTTCATCTGGATATATAGGGTCAAGATTTTATTACGAGTGTTTTAAAAAATATAATATTTCAAATGTTGATATAAACTTAAGTCATGATAAAAAAATTACAATAAAAGAAGATTTTGTAAATTTATCAACTAATTTTATAAATAAACACGACATAATAATTCTTCTTGCTGGACATAGTAGTGTAGGTATGAGTTGTGGAAAAATAATTCCTGTTATAGAAAATAACTTTATTAATTTTATAAAGCTTTCAGAAAAAATAAATACAAATAAAAAATTTATTTATGCAAGTAGTTCATCTGTATATGGAATGTCTAAAGAAGCTTTAGCAAAAGAAGATAAAAAATTAGATGTTGCAATTAACAATTATGATTACAGCAAACAATTAATTGACAGTTATTCTTCTTTCATAAAATGCAATTGGGTTTCTTTAAGATTTGGAACACTTAGTGGTTGGTCACCAAACTTTAGAAATGATATTATGATTAATTGTATGTACTCAAATTATTTAATAAATAAAAAAATATCTATTTCAAATCCTGATATAAATAGACCAATATTAGGAATAAGTGATTTGTGTAGATCTTTTGATTTTATTATTGAAAATAAAAATAACAATGGGATTTATAATTTATGCTCATTTAATTCTACACCAAGAAAACTATCTGAAAAAATGTGCAAAATTTTAAAGTGCCCAGTAGATATAAGTAAAAAGAAATCTTTTAGTTACGACTTTAAAGTTTCTAATAAAAAATTTAAAAATGATTTTTGTTTTGAATTTAAAGATACAATAGAATCAATTATATTAGAAATACAAGAAAACTACAAAAACATAAAAAACATTGAGTCTAGAAGGGAGTATTTTGATTATGTTTAAAAAAATTAGAATTTGCAGGTGCTGTAAAAATAAAAATCTTATAAAAATATTAGACCTTGGTATGCATCCTTTAGCAAATTCATATGTTTCTAAACCTCAAAAAACAAAAAAGTTTCCATTGATATTAATGCTATGCAATAAATGTTTTCATTTACAGATAAGTGTTTCTGTTAATCCAAATTTGTTATTTAAAAACTATCTTTATGTAAGTGGAACAACAAAAACATTAAATGATTACTTTGAATATTTTGCTAAATTTTCTATTGATAGATTTAAAAAAATAAATAAAAAAAATCCATTGAATGTGTTAGATATAGCTTGTAATGATGGAAGTCAGTTAGATAAATTTAAAAATAAAAAAATTAATACTTTTGGTATAGATCCGGCTGAAAATTTGTATGTTTTATCTTCTAAAAAACACAATGTTTTTTGTGGATATATTGAAAACTATAACCCTAAAAAAAAATTCGACATTATCGTTGCACAAAATGTATTTGCTCATGTTGATAATCTTGATGTTTTTTTGTCAAAAGTAAAACAATCTATGAGCAAAGAAAGCGTTTTTTATATTCAAACATCTCAAGCAAATATGTTGTTAAACAATGAATTTGACACTATTTATCATGAGCATTTGTCGTTTTTTAATTCTTTATCTATGAAGAAAGTATTAAAAAAACACAACTTATTTTTAAATAATGTTTTTAAAACTTCTGTTCATGGAACATCTTATGTGTTTGAAATAAGCATGTCTAATAAAATTGGAAATATATCTGATGTATTAGTGCAAGAACTTGAAAGTGGGCTTTTTGATGTTGATTTTTATATTAAGTATTCAAAAAAATGTTTATTGTGTGTGCAAAGTTTAAAGAAAAAAATTGATGCTTATAAGAAAAAAAAATATAAAATTATAGGTTATGGGGCAGCAGCAAAAGGAAATACACTTTTAAATTTTTCAAATATAAGTTTGGATTATATTGTTGATGATAATCCTTTAAAACAAGGAATGTATACTCCAGGAATGAATATTCCTATTGTGTCAATTGAAAAACTAAATGAATTTTCTAAAAAAGATAAGATTTGTTTTGTTCCTCTTGCTTGGAATTTTTACGAAGAAATAAAAAACAGAATTAGAAAATTTAGAAATTTTAAATCTGACAAAATAATTAAATACTTTCCGTTTTATAGTGAAGAAATATTGTGAAAAAAACAATAATTTCTCATTTTTATAATGAAGAGTACTTACTGCCTTGGTGGTTAAGCCATCATAAAAAACATTTTGATTATGGAATAATGATTGATTACAATTCAACGGATAAATCTAAAGAAATAATTGAAGAAATTTGTCCTCATTGGAAAATTGTAAAAACAAAAAATGAATATTTTGATAGTGATATTATAGATAGAGAAGTTGAAGAATACGAAAAAAAAATTGATGGTTGGAGAATATGTTTAAATACTACAGAGTTTTTAGTTGGAGATTATTCTGTATTAGATAAATCTTTAAAAAAACAATTGTATTTAGGAAATTTAGTTTTTGTTGAAGATAAAATTACTAGTTTAAATAAAAACATTCCAATTTTTTATCAAGTTTCAAATGCTTATAATCAAGTAAATGATGCATCTGGAATTTTACATACTGGCAGTAGATCATTTAGATCAATTCACAATTATCCTATAAAATATTCTAATAATGGTGGAAGACATTTTTCTGGTCCAATATCAACAAATGATTTAAGAATTTTTTATTATGGTTATTTAATTAGCATAGAAGAAATAATATTAAGAAAATTACAAATACAAAGTAAAATTTCTGATATAGAATACAATAGGTATAAACATTTAAACCACCCAAATATTACTAATAGAGAAGATTTTTTAAATAAAATAAAAAGATATCAATTACCAAATTGTATAGACATGAGTAACGAAATTAATAGGCTAGTTGAATTAGATAATTTAAAGGAAAATTATTGTGAAAAAAACTTTGATCTCACATTTTTACAATGAAGAATATTTGTTACCTTGGTGGTTAAAACACCATAAAAAATATTTTGATTATGGAATAATGATTGATTATCATTCAACAGACAATTCTAAAAAAATAATTGAAGAAATTTGTCCTCATTGGACAATTGTTACTTCAAATAACAAAGATTTTGATGCCCCAAAAGTAGATTGGGAAGTTATGGAAATAGAATCTTTAATTTCTGGATATAAAATTGTTTTAAATACTACAGAATTTTTAATTTCTACAAAAGAAGATTGGGAAAAAGATTTTTTATTTGAAAAATACGACCAAATTTTAATTCCTTCTAGCGTAATGGTAGACGATGATTTGAATCAAAATGAATTAGACTACAATATACCTTTGCACAAACAAAAAAATAAAGGTATGGATATACACATTAAACCTAAATTTTATTCATTAAGAAATTCAAGATCTATGCATAAAGTAAAAGTAAATTATTCTGCTGGAAGACATTTTTATTCATATAATACACAAGAAGATCTTATTAAAACATTTGATGACGGAACAACATCAACTATTTTCAATATTTTATGGTTTGGTTTTTCTCCATACAATGAAAAACTTTTAAAAAGAAGATTGCAAATCCAGAATGTAGCACCTAGAAGCCCTTCTTTTGGAGGACATCATTTTACAGATAAAGAAGGTTTAGATATTCAATACGCTAATCTTTTGCCAAATTCTAGCGAAATTAATTTTTTAAAAAAACAAAATATTTTAAGTTATTAATTGTGAGTGCCTATTAACTTATCAGAATAAACAATAAGAAAATTATTTTCCAAACAATATTTTTCAATATCTTTTATTGCAAAAAAATCAGCATCATACGACATTCTCCATTCTATTTTTTTAGCAATATCAGTTTTAACCATAACATTTAATGTGTCTATGTTTCCACCAGTAATATTTTGATATGTTGGTATAATTCCGCAAGCATTGTGCTTTATTTTGTGTACTAACATTCCATATTGATCATTAATCAATTCATTATTTGAAAATGACAAATAATCTTTTTCAATAGTGTTATCGTCATCTAACCATATTGTGTAGTCACCTGTGCATTTTGAAATCATAGCGTTTCTTTGAGCATGACCCCAATTTTTAAATTCTTTTTTTTCTATAAAATTGTAAATAAAACGATTGTCGTTCATGTTTAATACACATTGTTTATCTTCTTCGCTATATCCATCTGAACAAATTATAACTTCATAATTTTCATAGTCTTGATCCTTAACGCTGTTCATTGCACGATTAAGTAATTCTGTTCTTTTATATGTTGGGATTATTATTGAAAATTTTTTGTTTTGATGCATTTTAAAACCCTTTGATTATTGTTTTAAATATAAAATTGTCATATAATATATAACACCATTTTATTTTTACGAGATAATTATGAAATATCTTTATGAAGTATGGTTAAAAACAAATAATAAAAAAAATAAATATAAAGCATCTATTAGCAAGGAAGGTGGTTCATGTATACCTTTATGTGCATCATCAGATGAAGAAGCGATTTACATTTTACAAAAAGCATTTTTGTGTTTTGATTCAAGACCAATAAAAAACAAAAAGAAAATAGGTAATTACAGATTGAAAGATGGTTGTTCAAAGTATATATTTGTTTTGTGTAGTGAGAATTTAGAAAGCTATATACAAGCTTATGATCATAAGTAACTGCGTTATCAAATTCAATAACGGTTCTTTCGCAGTTCTTTCCCCGAAGTAATCATAACACCAGGGTATGGACCCAAAGACTGCCATAGAGTAGCCAAACTCTTAACAGGTGGCACGAAAAGTTTAATTAAGAATCAACACTAAGATTGGAGTGACCCCTTCTCCACTTAGACCTGATAGAGCAAAAGCAAAAAATTCTTAATTAATGTCTTGTTTGGTAGAGTTTATAGCACACCGAAGGCAAACAAAAGAACTCTGATGCTATGCTATCAGGGTAAAGAAGGGGTATTTGAAATGAGATTTAAAGCAGATATAACACTTAAAAAGTGGGGCAGCGAAGAAACAATAGCAAACGAATCTTTTAGAGACACATGTTTGAAAATATTAAAAATGGACATACTGAAACAAACAAGCTGGCATTACCATGCCCAAAAAGAGTCTTATTTTTACATATTCTCTGGAGAGGTGTCCATACACATATCTGATGGAGATAACTTAAATTTAGCCCATATAGAGCTTTTAAAACAAGGCGATTGTATTTTTGTAAAAGCAAATCAAAGACACATGATAACAGCGATGAAAGAGAGTGTATTACTTGAGTCATCCAGCTTTGATGATCCACTAGACAAAACTATAGTTCCTCACTAGCTATGTCGCAAAATATTTGAACTACGCTTTTTTCTATAAAACCAAATGAATTTAGATGCCCAACATCTTTTCCAACTATTAAGGTTATTTCCATAAATTCAGATTCAGATATATATCCAGTCGAATAAGCTTTTCTTATTATTTCTTTAAACAAAATAAATTGAGAATTAGTAAAATCTATGGTTTTTAAATTGAGAAAATCAATTTTGCCTTTAAAATAAGCCTTGAGTGTTTGTTGGCTTTCCTTTATTCTATTTTTCATACTAACCTCTTATATCGAGAACATTATGGCAAAGAAAAACGAACCAGAGATAAATGTAAAGTTATTAATAAAGAGAAATCTCTTAGATGTAGTAGAAATAGAGAAGGCATCATGTTACACAAATGATCCAGACTTTGGCAAAATTCAAAATGATTCTGCTTGGTCCTCATCTTCTTTTACAAGTTTTGTAAGAAAAAAGAATACATTCTCTTATGTTATTTATGAAAATTCTAAAATAGTTGGCTTTATTTTGATTGAAAATGCAATTAATGAAACAATAATAGAAAAATTAGTTGTGCATCCAAAGAATAGAAGAAATGGATATGGAACTAAAATGATTGAATTTTTAATTCAAAAATCATTTAAACCAATAATTTCTGCTTATTGCAGAGAAGATGACAATGATAGTATCAAATTCTACAGCAGCAAAAAATTTAAATCAAAATTACAAAAAAAATATTTTATTAATGATATAGATGCTGTAAAATTTACTATGGAGATTGACGATGAAAAATAAAGTTTTAGTAGACTGTTTGGGGTGGTGCAATAAAAAATTTTTAAGTCATAATCCATCAACAAACAGAATATGCAAAAAGTGCAAAGAAAAAATGAACAACAAGAAAAATGAAATGGGCAAAAATTACTTTTACGAAAAAAAAATAGAGATAAATGAATAAACCAAAAGTTGCACTTATAACGCCATCATTGGGTATGGGTGGTGCAGAAAGATGGATTGTAACTCTAGCAAAATTCTTTAATGAAGTTGATCCTTATTTAATTTTAAATCTAAGTGGCCAAAGCGATTCAATTTTATTAAATGAAATACCAAGCACAACAAGAATTATATCTAATTTTTATTCAAGACCAGAAAAAATTATAGATGCTTTAAGTGATGCTGATGTAGTTATATCTTGGTGTTTTAATTTAAATTTAATCTTAAAAGATAAGTTAAAATGTCCAACAATAGATGTTTCTCACAGTGATCCACAATGGAAAGATCATAAATCTTTAATTGATCACACATCAAAAAATTCAAAATATCATGTTGGAGTAAGCAAGATTGCTGCTTCATCATATAAAAAAAATAATTCAGATGTAATATATAACGGAATAGATACAAAAAGACTTAAAAAATCAAAAGGTAGAATTGAACAAAGAAAAGAATGGGGTTGTGAAAATAACAAAGTGGTTATTTTTTTAAGCAGATTATCAGAAGAAAAAAATCCAAAAATATTATTAGAATGTTCAGAATTATTTGATGAAAGCTGGAAATTTTTATTTGTTGATATTGGTTCATTAAAACAACATTTTAGTTCAATAAAAAAATCTAACATTAAGATTATAAAAAAAACAAAAGATATTGGTGATTATTATTCTGGTGCAGATGTAGTGGTTCTTCCTTCAGATATAGAAGGAATGCCATTAGTTTTATTAGAATCTTGGTTTTGTGCAGTTCCTGTTGTAACAACAAGATATGCTTCTTATTTAGAATTAGAAGATATGCATGGAGAATTATGTTTATCGACACAAGTAAGACCAACAGCAATTGAATTTTCAAATAAAATACAACAAGCTTTTTATGAAGGAAGAAATTCTAAAAGAGTTGTTTTAGCCAAATCAGTCGTTGAAAATAATTACACACATGAAACAATGATTAAAAATTGGGAAAAGTATATTTTTTTAAAAATAAAAGAATTCCATGATAGTTAATCATATAAAAAAATGGGTATATATTGGACCTCCTAAAACTGGAAGCACAGCTATCTCGTATGTTTTAACAGATGGAAAATACAACACAAATGAATTTATTCAAGATTCAAATGTTAATTTTAAAGGTATAGAAATAAATGGTCAACATACACCTTGGCCTCCTAATAAATTAGGCTCTAAATATGATGATTACAATGTTTTTATAAGTGTAAGAAATCCTTTTTCTAGAATAGTTTCTCTTTACGATCATTGGAAATATGGGCAAAATTACGAAAACGAATTATTTTTTAAAGAAAAAACACTTGAAGAATTTATGCATCTTGTTTTAGATAAAAATCTTTCTAATGATGGTTTTTTTCATACTACAATAACAGATTGGGTTACTAGATATGATTTTTTTATAAAACAAGAAAGTCTAGAAAATGATTTAAAGATGCTGAATATTCACTCTATCGATTTTAATGTTCCACTAATAAATGAAAAATTAGGATCGACAAAACACTGGAAAGAAGAACATAATAAAAAAACAATTGAAATGACAATTGAATGGGCAGAAAAAGATTTTTATAATTTTGAATATAGTAAGGATATTAATGTTTAAGTATTTTTTTGTTTTTTTAAAGTATGATCGTTCTGGCAAATGGTGGACTATTCGTTGTGAACACATTAAAGATAATCCATCATGTATAGGTTGTGGCACAAAAAAAGATGTTCAAGTTCACCACATTATACCAGTTGGAGTTGATGCATCTAAAGAATTATTAAGAAGCAACTTATGCACCCTTTGCAAGTATTGTCACTTTGTTTTTGGGCATTTGCACAACTATAAAAATTACAATCCAGAAGTAATTAGGGATTGCCAAGAGCATTACAAAAGAGTAAAACAATTTAGAGTTAAGACTTTTCAAAGACCTATTTCTTTATGGAGGACTATTATGGCTAAGTTTTTTGGTTCTATTGCTTTGGTTTTCTTAGGTTATTCAATCTATGTTAGTCATATGTATGTAGTAGAAACTAATAAAAATTCAACAGTTAAGGAGCTTTTAGCTGCTGAAAATAGACTTTTAAAAGATGAAATTTATGCAGACAGAAGTAAACCAACTTATGAAAATGGTTATAGAGATGCTATTTTAAGGGCTGGTTCACCAACTGGTTCTGGTTCATATCGTGATGGTTGGGAAGCTTGTGCAAAACTTTATGCAGATGGTTCATGGACAAGTGGCTACCATACAGCACTAGAACAATTTGGCTGGAAAAATGAATCAACAGCATTCAAAAATTCAAACCCACAAGCTGTTTCTATGAAATAATCTTTAATGATTTACCCTCATACTGTGTATTAGTATGGGGGTAATCATGAAAAAGAAATCACACAACAATAAAACTTTTGGTGAAATTTCTGGAAAATATTGGGCTTCTTTAATCAAGAATGCAAAAAAAAGAAATATAAAAATAACGGCAACAATAGAAGATGCTTGGGAAATATTTTTAGAACAAAACAGAAAATGTTTTTATACTGGTTTAAAAATAACCCACAAAAAATATTTAAAAAGAATTAATAATAAAGATATATATTCTTTGGGAACAGCATCGCTAGATAGAAAAAATAGCGATCTTGGATACACTAAAGAAAATATACAATGGGTCCATAAAGATGTCAACTATATGAAGATGAGTTTGAATGAAAGATATTTTGTGAAGCTTTGCAAACTTATAGCTAGGAGATTTTCAAAATGCCTTTAAAAAATTGCTCTGAAAATGGAAAAGATGGTTGGAAATGGGGGGATGAAGGAAAATGTTATTTTGGAAAAGATGGTAAAAAACAAGCCATAAGACAAGGAATTTCTATTGAAGGTCCAGAAAAATTTTCTAAAATAATGAAATCGCAATCAGATGAAGATCTTTATTCACAACTTTCAAGTGATGAAAAAGTATTGGCTGATTTATTGTTATCTTTAGCAGATAAAGTTGGTCCAATTGATAAAAGCGATGGTATTTGGGTTGGTTATGAAAATGCGGACAACAATAAAGTAAAAGACATTGGAGTTAAATGCGGTAACTGTGCTTTGCATAAATCAGAAAATTCATGCAAGATAATTAGCCAACCAATAGAACTTGATGGTGCTTGCAGATTTGCAGTAATTCCAGATGGGTATGTTAGTTCTGCTAAAGTAAAAAAACATATAGAAGAGTACTTAAATGAAAATAATTCTAAACAATAACGAGTTGTTAAAAAAAAAGTGTTTGAATGTAGATTTAAAAACTGGATTTAAAGTTGCCAAAAGAATAGGCATGTTTTTAAATGCACTAAAGAAAAAAACAAAGAATAAAATAGTTGGTTTAGCAGCAAATCAAGTTGGCGTAGATGCCTGTGTATGTATAGTTTTAAAAAACAACAAGCCATTTGTTTTAATAAATCCAAAAATAATTTCTTTTTCTGATGTAAGAATTAGAAATAAAGAACAGTGTTTAAGTTATCCAGACATAGAATTAGATATATATAGACATATGTGGATTGAAGTTTCTTGCGATAATCATAAGGAAACAATTTTTTTTGGAAATATTTCTCTTGAAAGTGACACAACCAAAAATCTTGAAAGTGCTGTTGCTCAACATGAAATATGTCATTTAAATGGATTGACCTTTCATGATTTTCAATGGAACAATGCACCAACACCAGCGGAGTGGAATTAACATGCAAACTCATTACACAAAAAACAAGTTGATTGGAAACGAAAGATTTTCTAGCGAGCTAGATAGTTTGATATATCAAAATATACCTTCTGATTATTTAATACCAGAAGAAATGCTTCTCGAAAAAATATACAAAGATATTCTTAAAGAATTTTCTCATAATAAATATTCATCTAGAGAAATAAGTGACAGTTTAAAAAACATGATCCAAAAAAAACAAGTAAAAGAACTTTATGGAACAAAACTATCCAAATACATTTCTATACAGTAGAGGATTCAAAAACATAATTATAATAATATTATGTTTTTTGATAATGTATGCAATATTTAGCTATATACTTGTAGATTTAACGCACAACAACAGTTGTAAGTGCGTTGATACTATAGATTAAGGGGTATTTAAGTATGGGTTGATATTTCTCTTTGGAGATTTCCCATGACAACTTATTTTGAGGTTTGGGGAGTGGTTCCAGGAGGAAAGAATAGGATTAAAATAGCTGAATATGAAGAAAAATACTGGCAAAGAGCAGAAAAAAAAGCTGCTTTTCTAGAAGAAAATGAGTATACAAAAATTGTAATTTATGAAAAAACAAGATCAAATATTATTGATAGAGACAATCGTTTTCTGTAGTATGACTTAGGAACAAAAGGAGGAAAGAATGAATATCAATTTATCTGCCCCAATCAATCAGCTTGGCTATGGTGTTGTTGGAACAAATCTTCTTTTTGAACTTTCAAAAACGCACAATGTTTCTTTGTGGCCAATTGGTCCTATTGATTGCGAAGAAAAAGTAATTCCAATTGCTAAATCAAGTTTAAAAAATGCTGCATCATTTGATTATGATGCACCAAGCTTTAGACTTTGGCATCAATGGGATATGGGATTAAATGCTGGTCGTGGAAAAAAATACGGAATGACTTTTTTTGAAATGGACAACATAAAAGATAATGAAAAACACAACCTTAATTTTTTAGAAAAAATATTTGTGTGTTCTGATTGGGCCAAACAAATAATTGTTAAATCTGGAATAGATGAGTCTAAAGTAAAAGTAGTTAGACTTGGTGTTGATCAATCAATTTTCAAACAATGCGAACCAGACAGCGTTAAAACAACCAGAATATTAAGTATAGGTAAATGGGAAATAAGAAAAGGGCACGATTTAATACTTGAAATATTAGAAAGAACATTTAGTGTTGATGATGACTTTAAATTAATAATGTGTTGTTCTAATCCATTTCTTTCGCAAGAAGAACAAGATCAATGGATTTCATATTATGAAAATAGCAAGTTTTTTGACAAAATAGTTGTGTTAAAAAATAGATTAAAAACACAGAATGAGGTATATGACCTTATGAAAAAAAGCGATATAGGAATATTTCCTTATCGTGCAGAAGCTTGGAATTTAGAATTAGCAGAAATGCTATCCATAGGCAAAAACTGTATAGCCACAAACTACTCAGGACCAACTGAATATGGCATTGAATCTGGTTGTTATTTAATTAATCCAGATGGAATGGAACCAGCTAATGATTCAAAATGGTTTGATGGAAGTGCTTCTTGGGCAAAACTCGAAGAAAACTACATAAATAATTTTTCTAATCAATTAAAAGAATTGCATATTAAAAAACAAAATGATAATTTAAAAACAAATATTTCTGGAATAGAATTTTTTAAACAAAATACATGGGAAAGTTCTTGCGAAACAATAATTCGAGAAATATTACAATGAAAATAAAAGTATCGTTTCTTATATGTGCAAGAGAAATAAATAAAGAACCAGTCATTGCAATACAAAAAATTAAAACAAATAATGAATTGCCAACATTTAATTTTGATAGAGAAGATTCAAATATAGATTTGTTTGTTAAAGATAAATTTAAAGAGTTAACTTCTTTTGATGCAAAATTTAAAGATATTGAAGGATGGGTAAATTTATTTATTTGTGGAACAATGGTTGATTTAGATTCATCAACTATAGTTTACGCTTGTTATTTACAAGAATCATTTGAAAAAGAAAGCATTGAATGGAAAAGTATTTCTTCTGTCTTAGAAAACAAAATATTTGAAGATAAGTACACTCAAGAAGTTATATGTTGCTTTAACTATTTTTCGAGATAACATGATAAACGCAAAAATATATTTTGAATTAATTGACAATGAAATAAATTCAATAGTTCAAATTCCAGAAGATCTTACATCTGAAGAGCAAATGATATTTGCAGATAGGTTTTCAAATTTGATTGGGATGATACAGAGTGGAAGCTTGTTTCCATCTATATTTCAATCAGTTGTTGAAGCTGGAATGTTGACAGAACAAAAAGCATTGTCTGAATTAATCATAAAAAAAATACTTGAAAGTTTTTCTGTTGATTCTGAAAAAACCCCCCTCGTTTCGCCTAGTGAAGCTTTTCTATTTAGGGAAATAAAATGATTGAGTGCAGAATAATTGCTGACTCTATAAGTGAATCAAAAAAAAGAATAACTACTTTTGTTTGTACTTTTCCAAGATTTATACTTGCTGAGTTTAATACCCATAGAGTTTTTTCTAGAAATGCTGCTAGTTCTAGGGCTATACCATCTAAAAAGTTTATTGATCAAATAAATAATCATCCAGCAATGCCACTTCATTGGGGCAAAGAACAATCTGGAATGCAAGCTTGGTCTGAGCTTTCTCCTTCAGACATTCCTGTTGCCCAAGAGATTTGGCTTCAAGCTAGAGATAAAATGATACATTGTGCAAAAGAAATGATGTCTATAGGCGTTCATAAGCAAATAGTTAATAGGCTTCTTGAGCCTTGGTTTAATGTTACTGTAATTCTTACGGCTACAGAGTTTAACAACTTTTTTAAATTAAGATGTCATAAAGATGCACAACCAGAAATACAAGAACTTGCATTAAAAATAAAAGATTGTTTAAAAGAATCAACTCCAAAAGCTATAAATTTTGGCGATTGGCATATACCATTTGGTGATAGGTTTATTGATGAAAAACTTTCTATTCAAGAAAAACTTAAAATTTGCGTGGCACGATGTGCTAGGGTTAGCTATTTAAATTTTGATGGGGTAATAGATCACCAAAAAGATTATGATCTTCATGATGTTCTTGCAAAAGAAGGCCATTGGAGTCCATTTGAGCACTGTGCTTCTCCATCTGTAAATCCTTGGGAATATTCTGGAAATTTTATGGGTTGGCATCAGTATAGGAAGTCATTTGAAAATGAACAAAAAAATATCATGGCTTAAATGGGAAGATCCATTTTTCCCAAAACAAGATCCATACTCTGTTGATGATAATGAAATACAATCACAGAAAGATAGTTTTTTTGATAAAGATAAGGATGAAGAGCCAGATAGACATATGAGAGTTATTCTTGGGCCTTATGGTACAATACCAATAAACGAAAACGCAATAACTAGTAAGCTTTATAAAATGTGGGTTGGTCATTGTAATTTTGATATAACCAGAAACATTATGAGAACAATCGAGGAAGTTGAAGGAGTAGAAATACTTAGGGTATGGACAAGATATAGATTCTGGATAGGTTTTGGCAATCTTTTTGATGATATTGAAATTCAAAAAAATATAGAAGAAGCAATAAGTCCAACCAAGAAAAAACCTAAAAATGTTTCTATCAATGCACTTTCTAAAGTTTTAAATAAAAAATACAAAAATTGGATTATATATTCTTTAAAAAACGGAGAAATAAAAACATTTGGCAGCGAGCAGCTTGACGATGTTTTAAATATTGAAATTCAAAATAAAGACTCTATAACACTTGCTTCTAGTTGGAGCAGTGACTACAATTGAACAATCGGACCTTTTTACTTTTTTAAACAGGAGATTATTATGAGTGATGTTAAAACTGCAATTAGTCCAGAACAAGTTCAAAAAACAATGTCTATTGTTATTTCAACTTTGAAGTTTGTTTCGACAATTATCCCAGGCGAAGCAGACGATAAAATTGTTAGTGTTATTTCCACATTGGCACAAGAACCTTGGGTTATTCCAGCGATTACCTTTCTACTCAACAAGTTTGATAGCACAAAACCAATTAGTTCTGAAGATTTCTTACTAGCTATAAAAGTAGCAAAAAATGAGGCTTAATCATGTTTAAAAAAACTTTGTTTTTTTTGTTGGTATTTTGCAATTTTACATTTGCAGAAAACTTTATTGTTCCAGAACAAAAAATTGTTGGAGCAGAAGTTCCTATTCCACTAGGTGAGCTTGTAGATTTATCTATAAGTCCAATTCAGTCTTCACCAAAGTTTTTAATTTCAACTACATATTCGTGGAAAGTTTTTGATGGGTATGCAGAAAAAAGAATTCGTAATTATGAAAATGGCGTTTTCTTTGGTTCTGGTATACAAGCAAAAAAACTTAAGGTTATTGTTGCAATAACTCACTTGTATGTAGTTAAAGATAATGAAAAACTTTTAGAAGCAGCTACTAAAACTAACTTTATTTCAACAGATGTTTTTATTGGAGAGCCAGAACCTGATACTCCACCAGAACCAGAAATTGAACCAGAATTTGGAGAATCAAAGTATGAACTTTCTAAATTTGTTTATGATGGCGTTAAAAATATTAAGTTATCAAAAACAGATAAAATAAAACAATCTACTGCTATTGCAGCATCTTTTGAAAGTATTGCTTCTGCTATTGCTGCTGGAGCTATAACAACACTTGAAGACATATTAAAGAAAACAGCCGAATCAAATAAGTTTGCACTAACTAAATCTGGTGGAGATAGAGCAAAATGGGAACCTTTATTTACAGAAATACAAGAAAAACTTTTTGATCTATATAAAACTAGCAAGATGCAAACCAAAGAAGATTTTGCTGGTGCGTGGAGAGAAATATCTTCTGGACTCAAACTAGTAAAATAGGTGAAACATGTCTGAATTATCAAAGGTTAATGGTTGGGCAGGAAAAGATAATCCTTCGCTTGTTGAAAGTGAATTCAATTTAATTAAAAATGATGGATCTTTTAGAGACTTTAATGTTTATGGTAAAAGCCAAGACACTAAAGGTAAAAAAATGATGTTGTATGAAGTTGTTCGCAAAGTTCTCGGTAAAGATACAGATAGTTACCCTCAAGAAATTGGTGACTGCGTAAGTTTTGGTGCTAAAAATGCAATTGAATATTTGATGGCTACTGAAAAACTTATGAAGGGCGATCACGAAAAATTTGAACCTATATTTCCTCCGTATCTTTATGGCACAGGAAGAGTTTTAGTTGGTCGTGGACAGCTTAATGGTCAAGACGGATCTCTAGGGAGTTGGATGGCAGATGCTGTTATTAAATATGGCGTTCTTCGTAGTAATTTTGACGGTCTTCCTAAGTATGCTGGAAGCGTAGCTAAAAAATGGGGTGACACACCAGGACCAGATAAAAAGTTTATAGAGGAAGGTGCTAAACACCCAGTAAAATCTGCTGCTCAAATTAAAACTTGGGATCAATTAGTAGAGGCTATTGTGAATGGTTATCCTTGTACAACTGCTAGTAATGTTGGCTACACGATGACACCAGCAAACGATGGTTTTCATCGCCAAACAGATAATTGGGGTCACCAGATGTGCTTCATAGGTGTTGATGATAGAGCAGATGATCCATATGCTATTATCGTTAACAGTTGGGGCGATATTCATGGGGAGCTTAAAGATTTTAATACTGGCCAATCCCTGCCTCTTGCTACTCTTAGAGTTAGAAAGAAAGATGCTGAAAAACATCTTAGGGCTGGTGAAACTTTTGCATACAGCAATTTTGATGGGTTTAAAGAACAGTTAATAGATAAAAAGTTATTTATGCTTATATAGGATTTAAAAATGTCTAAAAAAAAAGATGATAAACATTTAAAACAACAAATAGATTACAATGAATTTTTAAATTCAATTAAAGATTTAATCTTAAGCACTAACGCTTATAAAAATCAAAAATTAAAACAATTTTCTACAGCAAAAGAATCTTATGATGCCCCACAATCAGCAAGAAATAATGCAAAAAAAGTCTTAGCTTGGAAAGAAAAGTATGGAAAAGAATGTAAAGGAATGACTGCTGTAGGTTGGGCAAGAGCAAGAGACTTGGCTGGAAATGCTATGTTGTCTGCCGATACAGTAAAAAGAATGGCTCAATTCAATAGACATGGATCTAATTACGAAAAAGCAAAATCTAAACCAGAGTATAAAACTAAGCCTTGGACTATTCCAGCAGTAGTTGCATGGTTAGGATGGGGTGGAACATCTGGTATTGAATGGGCAATTAGAACAAGTCAATCCATTATAAAAAAGAAAAAATAAATCATGTTAAACATAATTCTTTTTTTGTTATTTAATCAAAATATATCTAAAGATCAATTCGCATTAATAGAAAAAGATTCTATTTCATTTTACAAATTAATAAATGAAGTTAAGAAAAATACAAAACAAGAAGAGTGTTTTACTTGACGGAGAAAAAAATAATGCGGTCGCATAAAAAAATACAACAAATATTAGAAAAATCAGAAACACTTAAAAAGTATGATGCTATTGGTATTATAACAATAATTATGATTGTTAGTCTTATATTTGAAGGTATAAAAATAATACAATATTGCAAATCATCTAAAGTAACAGCCTTAATAATTAAGCGTGGTGGTCCTTTAGTTAGAATGTTTATTAGAAAAAATATTTACAACAAAATAATAAAAGCAAATGTTCCAGAAAATGATGCTAAAATAATATCTAACACAATAGTAGAAATGCTTCAATCTCTTTCTGTTGAAGAAATAGCTTCTATCTTGGAGTTAGCTTTTAATGAAAATAGTTAGTGCAAGATATGGACCAAAAGATGTAACAGAAAAAGTAGTTCCTTATTTTAATGGCGAAAAAATCAGCATTTTTGTTTCTAATGATACATTTGGAGATACAAATCCAGGATATTTAAAAAAATTAATTATTGAATTTGATAACGGAGAAAAAGCAGAATCATATGAAAATCATTATTTAGTATATCCAAAATTTTTTAAAGAAAAATTAGGTATATTTTACACAAATAATAATAACAAATTAATATATAATGCAATAGATTATTCTATGCAAACAATAAGAGATTCATCTTATGGATTAGCAGATATTGTAACATGTGTTTGGAACAAAATACCAAACAACCCTTTCGTAGAAATATTTGCACAAACAAAAACATCTAGTCATTTAAATCAAGTTTTGCAAATCCTACAAGCATTATATTTTTCAAGAATGCAAAATAAAAATTACAAGTATGTTAGTTTTTTAGAACATGATTGTTTATATCCAGATGGATATTTTGACTACAATGATTTTTCTGGTAATTGTATATGTAACATGAATTATATTGGATTATCTAAAGATGGATGGCAACATAAAATTAGAAATGATAAGCCTTTATCTCAAATTACTATGAAGTTTGATTATGCAATTAAACATTTTGAATCAATTTTGCCAAACGCTTTAATTGCAAATTCTGGTATAGCAGAACCACCACACGACAATAACAATATTGAAGAATGGAACTGCATTAATCCTTCAGTTCATGTTAATCATGGTTATCACTTCACATCACATTACAGCATATACAGTAAAGAAAAAACTTCATTAAATTACTATTGGGAAAATTATGAATTATATTCTAGTCTTTTTGTAAATTAATAACAATTAGGTTTTATTATGAAAAATCCAAAAGTTAGTTGTTATTGTGCAACATATGGAAGAGTGAGTTTACTTGAAGAATCAGTACACAGTTTTTTAATTCAAGACTATGATGGCGAAAAAGAATTAATAATATTAAATGATTTCTCAGATCAAACAATTTATTTTGATCACCCACAAATAAAAATATACAATTACAAAAAAAAAGAAAGCTTGTTAGGAAAAAAATTTAATGATTGTGTAAAATATTGTACTGGAGAAATACTTTTTCCTTGGGAAGATGATGATATTTATCTTTCAAATAAAATATCTTTTTCTGTAAATAAAATGATTTTAAATAAAACAAAAATATTTCACACTAGAAATGCTTTTTATGAATTAAATGCCGAAAATATAATGAATGCACTTAATTATTTCCAAGCTGATTTATTGTATCATACTAATTTATGTATTTATAAAGACGCTTTTGAAAAAGCAGGAGGTTATTATGAATACGATGGAATTGATTTAGATGTAATATCAATGAATAGATTTTTTGCATCAGAAAAATATGTTAGTGAAAAAATAGATATAAAAGATTTTTTTTATTTATACAGATTATCTACTACAAATAGTTATCATGCAACTTGGTTAAGTCATGGAAAAGAAGGTATTTCTAAAGAGGCAGAAAAATATATAGAGGGTTTAAGAAAAGACATAGTTTTAGGTGATTATTATTTAAATCCACATTGGAAATATGATTACGAATTTTTTTGTAGGAAAATTCATTAATCAATTAATTTTAATAATCCATGCTGTATATCATAAGTTTTATCTTTATTTTCTAACATCTGAAGCAAAAAAGCATTTATATCTAATTTTGTATTTCTAGTTTCTCCAATTCCACCCTTGTCACTAATTAAAAATTTAAAGTCTTCTGTCAAAACTGTTTTGTCTGGTGGATTAAAATGAAAATAAGAATTTATATAACTTTCATCATTTACTGGTGGTTCATAATTAATTTTTTTATCTTCTATTTGATATCCTCTTAATGTCTTGCAAAAATCTATAACCCTTTCTTTTGTACCACCAAAAAAAGCACCATAATAATAAGTATATTTTAACTTGCTATCTAAAGGAACATAGGATTTTCCAATTTCATTTCTATCAAAACCTTTTCCATCAGATAACCAAGAACGATTTCCATAATGTTCCCCGCCCACAAGCTCACCTAAAAACCATGACTCATCAAAATCCTTATCTATATTTGTATCTGCATCAAAATAATAAATAAAATCACAATCTTCATTTTCAATTTTAATTATATTTTTAAATTTTGAATTAGTTCCTTCATGCCAATGATCATGCTTATCTTCTATATAATTGACATTTACATTAGGTAAATACATAGTTGGATCTAAATCAGAAAACAAATAAAATTTTATTTTAAATTTTCCTTTGTAATAATGATTAAATTTTTTAACAAATCTTAATCCAAGAATAAAATACGAATTTGTACAAACAATACAAATTGCAATTGTTTTTTCTTGATCCATAATTTTTCTCCATAAAAATTCATTGTGATTGATCAAGATATAATATCAACTTAAATAAAAATTACTATTGAAACATGTTTAAAAATAAGTAAGATTTTGATCTGTCTTATCATTGTTATGGGTGTATTTATATCCGCTGGTAATCGCCAGTATTACATACCTTTAGAGTTCCGCTTATCCTTGCGATCAGCAGGGAAGATGGGGTTTTTATGTCAATTAAAGAATTGCAAAAATATACTGCTGTTTCTAAGTACGCTAGATGGATAGAGTCTGAAAAAAGACGAGAAACTTGGGATGAAAGCGTAGATAGAATAAAAGATATGATGATTGAAGTTAATCCTTCCTTGCATGAAGATATTGAAAAATATTATGGGATGATTAAAAATCAAAAAATATTAGGTTCACAAAGAGCATTACAATTTGGTGGAAAACCAATCCTTAAACATAACGCAAGAATATTTAATTGTTCTGCTAGTTATTGCGATAGATTAAGATTTTTTCAAGAATGTTTTTATTTATTGCTTTGCGGATCTGGAACTGGGTTTAGTGTACAAAAACACCATGTCGAATTATTACCAAAATTTTCATCCACTAGACTAGATCCAGAAACATGTTGTTATCAACATCTTGTTCACAGGGTTGAAGATTCAATTGAAGGTTGGGCAGATGCTCTTGGCGTTCTTCTTTCCTCATATTTTGAAACTCCAATAAAAGGGTTTGAAAAATACAAAGATATTGAAGTTGCATTTAGTTATGTAGATATAAGAGAAAAGGGTTCTCCTTTGGGTTGTGGCATAGGCAATGCTCCAGGCCATGAACCTTTACAGAAAGCTTTAGAAAATATTGAGGCTTTACTTAAAAGGTGCATTGCAAATGGACAGACAGAATTACGAACAATAGATGCATTTGACATAGTTATGTTTACTGCTGATGCTGTTATCTCTGGCGGTGTTCGTAGATCTGCAACTATAGCCTTGTTCTCTGCTGATGACGAGTTGATGATCAATGCAAAGACTGGCGATTGGTATTTTACTAATCCACAAAGGGCTAGAGCAAACATCTCTGCCCTGCTTCATAGAAAACACACCAGTAAAGAAGTGTTTGAAAATCTTTTTAAAGCAACAAAAGAGTTTGGTGAGCCAGGATTTTTCTTTGCTGATTTTTACGATGTCTTATGCAATCCATGCTGTGAGATATCATGGATAACTAGGCACTTCTATAAGAAGAACAGTCCAGAACTAGCCGAGGCTTTGTCATTATATGAAGGACCAATAACAACAAAAGAGTCATGCAAAGATGACATGCCAGAAGATGAGGTCGGTCTTTCTGGTTGGGGATTCTGCAATTTATCAACCATTAATGGAAAAACAATAACTTCAGAAGAAGACTTCTACGAAAGATGTGCTGCTGCTGCGTTTATTGGTACATTACAAGCATCTTTTACCAATTTTCCATACTTGGGTCATGTTACAGAACTTATCGCTCGTAAAGAGGCATTATTGGGCGTTTCAATTAATGGTATGCAGCATCATCCAAAAATACTTTTAAATCCAGAAATTCAGCAGAAAGGTGCTGAGATAGTAAAGAATACAAATAAAAAGTACGCCTCTATTTTAAACATAAACCCTGCTGCCAGAACGACTTGTGTCAAACCAGAAGGCAATTCTGCTGCTTTATTAGGTTCAACATCAGGCATTCATCCAGATCATAGCAGGAGGTATTTCCGTATTGTCCAAGCTAACCAGCTTGAATCTCCTTATCAACACTTTAAAACCATTAATCCTCAAGCATGTGAAGAATCTGTATGGTCATCTAATAAAACAGATGATTGTATAAGGTTTTGTGTGCAAAGCCAAGATGGCACAGTACTTAAGGAAGAAATAAATGCTATATCTATGTTGGACAATGTTGTTTCAACATATAAAAATTGGGTAGTTTCTGGTAAAAATCCAGAGCTTTGCATTAGAAAAGAACTAAATCACAATGTGTCTAATACAATACATGTACAAGATGATGAGTGGGATAAGGTAAAAGATTATATTTATGATCATCGTGCAGATCTTGCTGGAATATCGCTTATAGCTTCTAGTGGAGATAAAGATTATAATCAAGCACCATTTACAGCAGTTTATTCAATTGAAGAACAAATAAAAAATTGGGGTTTTGAAGCTACATCTATGGCTTATGAAATATACCCAAAATTTTCTGAGTATAGCTTTAATTCTTTGTGGGATTCATGTTCTTGTGTTCTTGGTTATTTTGAACCAAAAGATAAGAAGCAAGAATCTTGGAAAATCATAGTGCAAAAATATGCAGACGAATATTTTTCTTCTAATATTAAGTACGCTACATACGCACTTAAAGATGCATATAACTTAGACTTATGGAATAAATTAGTAGATAGTTATTCAGAAGTAAATTATTTAAATGTTTTAGAAGAAAAATCTACAATAAATATACAAGGCGAACTGGCTTGTGCTGGCGGTGCGTGTTTATTATGATAAGAACTAGTTTAAAAAAACCAAAAAGATGTTCTTGTAGGATTAAAAAGCTTAAAAAGGAAAAAAGGAAAAATGTTAAAAAGAGGAACCCTTAAGGCATTTGGTGCTCCATTTAACATTGAGCATTCCAGTTGTTCAAACATTAAACCAACACTATTTGATTGGACAAAAAGCGATTCAGATATAGAAGTCTTTATAGATTATTCTATAGTTCAAGAATCATTTTCTATTCCCAAAAAACAATCTGTGCTTAGAGTTGGTTGGTTATGTGAATCCGTTACAATTTATGGCAATCTTTATGAATACATAAAATATAACTACAAGAATATCTTCTCTTCTTTGGATTTTGTTTTCACATCTGATAAGTATCTATTGTCATTAGATCCAAGATTTAAGTTTGCCTATTCTTGCAGCAATATACCTTGGACACCAAGAGAGTTTTGGGGCATTTACCCAAAAACAAAAAAATGTTCAATGATTTGTTCAAACAAAAAGTCTTGCAAAGAACATCTATACAGACACTCAGTTGCTCAAATATATAAAGATAAAGTCGATATTTATGGTGGTGCTTTTGATTCTCCGTACACTGGAGAAAAATACGACAACTTTTATAAAAAAGAAAATGCTTTAAAAGACTACATGTTTTCTATAGTAATACAAAATAATTTTAATTCTTATTTTTTTGCCGAAATGCTAACTGATTGTTTTGCTTACGGAACGATACCAATATACTTAGGCAATCCAGAAATAGGAAACTTTTTTGATGAAAACGGAATAATACAATACAAAGGTGGATTTGATATTGGTACTTTAAACGAAGAATTGTATAATAGTAAAATGAATGCAATCAATAACAATCTAGAAAGAATAAAATCAATGCCCATGTCTGATGACTATCTATATGAACAATGCACTAATATATATAGAGGTAATTATGAATGAGTCATTTCAAAATGGTGATGTTGTTTGTTTGAAGTCTGGAAGTATGCCAATGACTGTTGTTAACACAAATAAAGAAACTAATGAAATTTTAGTTGCTTATTTTGATTTAGATGCAAATGTTATGCGTGATGGTTTTCCACCAGAAGCACTTGAGTTTACTCACGATTCTTGGAAGATGAAATATTGTGTTGATTTACATGACGATGATGAAGAAGAAGAGGGTGGATTTTAATATGCCAACCTACGAATACATATGTGAAAATTGCAATGCTTTAACAGAACAGTTTCGTACCTTTGCAGAAGGGCATTTAGAAAAATGCCCAACTTGTAAAAAAAACAAATTGGTTCAAGTGTTTTCTGGTGGAATAATGAGTTATGTTAAAGGTGGAGAAACATTGGGTCAGATAAGCGAACAAAATTTTAAAAGAGAGGGTGGAAAAATAAAAGAAAAGATTGCAAAGGAAAAAGAAGAAGCAGATAATAAGCTTCCTTGGTGGAGATCAGGAAAAGTAAAAGGTCTTGAAAAACAAGACAAGATACTAAATGTTGATAAGATTAAGAACATTAGGAAATACATAGACAAAGGAGAAAAAAAATGAGTAAGCTTAAACAAGAAGACGAAAAAGAAAAACCAAAAGAAGGTTTAGTAGATGGTGGACATGTGATTATAAAATGCAGCAATTGCGATAAACCATTAGTAGATGTTTTGATTGTAAAGCCAAATGAAAAAAAGAGTGATGGAACACCATTTGTTTGGCAATGTGTAGCAGAATGCTGTTATTGTAACGATAAAAGCTTTATTACAGAAGTAAAAGGAATATTTCGTGCTGCTGGAATTATTGTTGAAAACAAAGAAAATCCAGAGCACTATACTGGAATTACAAATTTAGATGATATTGTAATTGACGATGAAAATATTTTATTTAAAACTTCTAGGAGAAAGTAATGGAAATTTACAATGATCCAGAAATAAAATCATATGGATATGATAAAGATGCAAACGATATAGATCCTAATGAAGCTTTCTGTTTGGCTAAAAAATCATTAGATATAAGCAACAACACTTATTCTTACTGGGTTAAAATGTGCCTTTCATCTTTTAGTCCAAGCAAATTATTTGATCCAGAAACAGATCTTGTTGAAGAACTAAGAAGATTTGATAACTATACTGGAAAAAACAAGTATCACTATAGAAAAGTTAGTGAAGAGTGTTTTAATCATTATATTTCATATCTTACAACAAAAAAAACATCTTTTATTAGAAACGCAGACAGGAGTGCCATAGCATGAAAAATAAAAAGTTTGTTATTGACGAAGTGAAAGAGTTTTATATAAAGTCAAACTCACACTTACAAACAATTGAATCTATAGCAGAAAAAGTTGGTGCTAAGATTGAAGATATTCAAGAACTATACAATTCTTCAAAAACCAAAGCATCCAATGCGTTTCAAGTTTATAGCGGAACAGTCTCTATGACTGAAAAACAAGGTGTTGCAGATGACATGAATGCTAAAAAAGATAATATTAACCATGAATTCTTAGATAGATATAAGAATACAAGGCACAAAATATGATTTGTACTAAAGAAGACGATTTTATTTTTGAAAAGCCTAGATGGATAGCTGTACTTTCTGATGGTACAAAAGTCTATCAAGATGATGATAGGCCAAACTTAGAAATAAATTCTGCTTGGATTAGATTAAAAAAACATATAATTACTACTGGATTAAAGATTACAAAGCTTTACTTTCAGTTTAGATCTAATTTTTTTGAACCTTTTCCAGAGAACGCACAAGGTTATTATTTTTCAAATGGGGTAATTGGACAGTTATCATCTGACTATTCCATAAATCTTTTTGTTTCTGGCGAAATAATTGGCAATGTTGCACGAATAAAGAGTATAAAGGTTCCTGAGTTAATAGTAATAAATGAAGAAGATAGGATCTTAGAAAATCTTTCTATAGATCCAGTAATAATGAATGATTAATTATGGCAAAACAAAGAAGTGACGATAGCAAATACGAATCCAGACATGGTGGTGGTTGGATTACTCCAGCACAATTCTTAGCTGAAGTTATGTGCGAAAGAACAGCCAAAGAAAACCTAGAAGAATTACCTATTAAGTTTTGGAACAAACCAAGATGGAAAAAGGAATTTTTCAAACAATTAAATTTAGCCAATATAATCTTAAAAGATCATGATGCAGCAGTTGTATCTAAAGCACTTAGATCTAAAGAAGGCAAAAAGATATTTTCATTAGGTGCTCCTTGGCTTAAGAAGTTAATTATCTTGGAAGAAAAAAGCTTTAAAGAAATTTCAAGCTTGACTGAATCAAAAGAAGCTGTAGAACTTCCAATTAGAAAAACCTTTCAGCAATCTAAATCTTTAATTAAAAGAATAAAGGAACTAGACAATGAGTGACAATCTTGAAAAAATCTTAAAAGAAGTAGATAAACAGTATGGCAAAGGTGTTGCTATAAATGCTAACGACTTATTGGATGAAGAAAAACATGTAATACCTTTATCTCCAGCATTAAACTTGGGTTTGCATGGTGGAATACCAGAAGGTTCTTGGATCACATGCTCTGGACACCCAAAAAGTGGGAAAGAACAACCTGTCTCTGCCATAGTTTATACAGCTAATGGGCCAAAAAGAATTGGCGATATCACATATGGAGAAATGATTTGTTGCCCAAACGGAACAACATCTATGGTTTGTGGTATTTATCCACAAGGCGTAAAAGATGTTTACACAGTAACATTTTCAGATGGATCAACAGCAGAGTGCGGAGAAAATCACTTATGGAATATAAAAACTAGAGAACAAAAATCTTATAAAACTGTAATGTTAAAAGATTTTATGAACAAAATATATATAGGCAAAAGCACTAAAGCTAAGTATTCAATACCAATAACAGCACCAGCAAAATTTAATCCGATTAAGATTCCAATAAACCCATTTGTATTTGGTGCTTTGCTTACTGTTGGATTTTTTAATAAAAAAATTACTGCATTGATTGAGGATGAAAAGCTTCGTGATCGCATTTGCGATCTAATGAATGGAGCCAAGATACTTTACACAAAACAAGAAAATCAATTAACAATAAACATACATGATGAGTTAAGAGAGCTAGGTCTTCTTGGTAAAAAAACATCTCAAAAATTTATACCACCAAATTATTTATATAATTCAGTAGAAAACAGAATGTCTTTACTGCAAGGGATACTCAGCTTTGCACATATAACAAAAACAGAAACTCCAATTGTTACAGTTTCATCAAAGCAATTTGCTGAAGACTTTAGGCTATTAGTTCAGTCTCTAGGTGGAATATGTTTAATATCTAGACATCAAAACAATGAAGACAACTTTATTTATTATTGTTCTATTATCATTAAAAATAAAAAGAAGTTATTTGAATTTAAAAAAGAAAAGTTTAAAAAGAAAGATGTAAAAAACAATTTATCCAGAAAAATAATATCTGTAGTAAAAACAAGAAGAGAACAAAGTGTTTGTATCTCAGTTAGAGATAAAAGCGGTTTGTATTTAACAGACAACTTTGTTGTAACTCATAACACGCTTACCTCACTATCTTTTGCTGCTCAATGTCAAAAACCAGAGAATGGTTCTAGACATGTGTATTATCTAAACATTGAAGGTCGATTAAAGCCTATGAATCTAAGGGGCATAGCTGGCTTAGATTTGAATAAAATGACAATCTATAGATCTACTCAAGATAAGATTCTTACCGCAAAGGACTACCTAAATCTGGCCTTTAAAGCCATCAATACCCATCCAGGTAGCCTGATCATTATAGATAGCGTTTCTGCTCTATGTGATGAGAAGGAAATGGATCAAGGTATTGGCTATGAGAATAGAGGGGCTGGTAATAAGCTTTTTGCTGGTTTTTGTAGACAAGCAGCTAATATAGTACCAGTACAAAACTGTATGGTTTGGGCGATTATGCATCTAACGCAATCTCAAGGTATGTATGGTGGTTATACAGAAAAGGGTTCTAGAACATTGCAATATCAGGCAGATGTTCAAATGAGGGTAAAGTCTGATAAGCCTTGGACTGTTGGTGGTGAAGGAAAAGACAAGCAAATTGGTCAGCAAGTGCATTGGCTAATTGAATCTTGTTCTTTAGGGTCACCAGGAATGGAAGTAGATAGTTATATAAGATATGGTATTGGAATAGATAATACATACGAAGCAATTAATTTAGGTTGTCAGCTTGGCCTTATAAACAAAGCTGGTGCTTGGATGACATTAGATTTTATGGAAAGACATTTAAAGCTACTGAAAGCTGAAGCTTGGGATGATGCTACTATTAAGTTAGTTAAAACTCAAGGTGCAGAAAAAATGTATAAATTATTGTTAGAAAATCCTAAGTGGATTGCTGCTCTAGAAAAAGAAATTAAGGCTATTATATCGTGAAAGTAATAGGTCTTGATGGTAAAACTTACTCTTGGACTTCTGGCAATGTTCCAGATCATGATGATTCTAAACCTAGATCTTCATTGCATTTATTGGCTAGATCTATGCTTAAAGCAATGTATCCAATGGACAGAATCTTAGAAGAAGCAACTTTGCCTGGTTCTGGAGGTTTAGCAGCAGACTTTTGGTTGCCATTGAGGAAAACAATAGTTGAAGTTCATGGGGAACAACACTACAAATTCATACCCTTTTTTCATAATACAATGTTGAACTTTTATCATTCCAAAAAAAATGATAAAAATAAAATAGAGTGGTGTGAAAAAAACAACATTTACCTTATAGAGTTACCATTCAATGAATCAGAACAACAATGGCGAAAAAGAATTGAAGGTTAGCGAAGAAGAAAAATTTGATTCTCTTTTAGATAGCTATGAAAATTCAATAGGTTTATCCTCAATCCCTAAAGATTTAGAATTTACTTGTATGAAGTACCTATATCTTTCGCAAGAAGAGTTAAAAAAAATGTCTTCTGAAGATTGTGCAGAAGCTTGTGTTCTATTAAATAGCTTCTCCTTTCATTTATCTAGAATGCTCAACAGAGAAAAAGCAAAATTAAGATGGTGCAACGAAAAGATATTAAAAGCTATTTCGTCTAAACTTACAGATTATAGATACTTCTCTCCAGATGAAAGAATGGCATTATCAGTTAAAGATGATGATTATGCACAAAAAGTAAAAATGCTTGCAGTAAAGATACAAGCAAGAATAGACAGGACAGAATATTTACCTATAAGAGTAGAAAAGGTTTCTGATACATTTTCTAATCTTTCTTACAACAAAAGGAAAAATAATGAGCGTAATATCTAAATTAAAAGAAGCAATACAAAAAAGTGATTGGGTATTAGTAGATGAAGTATTGCAGGATTTGGCTGGCGTTGTAGTGCTTAATAATAAAAAAGAAAAAGTAATTGAACAAAAAAAAGAATCTATTGTTGAAACAGTTAAAAATGATGATGTTCAATTGAATAAATTCATGGTGAATACGAACAATACTACAGCAAAGACAAAAGAATCAGTTGCTAGGCCAGTATTTCAAAACAAATTTGTAGATGATCAAACTTTAGAATGTTCTTTTATTGAAGAGCAATCTAAAGATCTACAACCTAAGAAATACAGAAGGCCAGTAGATGAATCTTCTGGATTTCAAAGCGTTAACTGTACAAAATGTTCCAATACTATGGAAATAACCTCAGAGGAATATGCGTTTAAGTCTAGAGATAATGAATCTTCTGGATTTATATGCGTTCCTTGCATGAAAAAAGCGGTGAGAAGATGATAGATGTAGGTGCAGAAAGAGTGGTCTTAGCTGGACTTTTTCAGAAAGGCTACGATTGTTTTATTGAAGTTGCAGATATCATTGATGAAAACTGTTTTTCTAGCGATGACAATGCTGCTATATTCAAATGTTTTTCAAAAATAATTACTGATAAGAGTTCAAGGGTAGATATACCAACAGTTATTTCTACTGCTGAATCTTTAAACTTATCACAGTTTTTTAAGACATCAGAACAGGCAAAGTATTTAAGATCACTAACTAGTTTTCCAGTTGAGTTAGTTAATGCCAGAAAAAGTGCAGCAAAGCTTAAAAAGTTGAGCATTGCTAAAAACTTATCTTTAAATCTAATTAATGGTGCGAACACACTTGAAAATGTGACTGGTGATGAGCCTATAAGTCATATTATTTCTATTGCAGAATCATGTGTTTTAGATGCAACATTTAAGATTTCAAACTCCGAAGATCCTAATCCAAAGCTAATGAGCGATGGCATAGAAGAATATGTTGAGTATTTAGAGTCAAATCCAATTTCACAGTTGGGTATTTCCTCTGGATTCAAAGCATATGATATGGCTATTGGGGGTGGATTTAGGCCAGGAACAGTGAATCTTATTGGTGCTAGAATGAAAACTGGTAAAAGCTTTTTTGCTGACAATGTTGGCATTAGCGTATCATCAAACAAGATTCCAGTCTTAATGCTTGATACAGAAATGACAGAGAAAGATCATTGGCATAGAATATTAGCTTGTATGTCTGGAGTTAAAATAGAAGAAATTGAAAGTGGTTTGTTTTCAAAAGATGTTTCAAAAAGAAATAGTATTAAAAAGGCTATTGAAAAAATTAAAGAAATGCCATTTCAATACAAGTCTATTGCAGGAAAAAGCTTTGATGAAGTTATAAGTATGGCTAGAAGATGGGTAATTAAAGATGTTGGTCTTGATGATTCTGGAAAAGCAAACCCATGTTTAATCATATATGACTATATAAAGCTAATGGATGATTCTGGCATTGGTAAAAACATGGCAGAATATCAAGCTCTTGGCTTTTTAATGACAAACCTACATAACTTTATGGTTCAATATAATGCTTCATGTTTAGCGTTTACTCAGTTAAACAGAGATGGCATTAATCGTGAAGATACTGATGTAGCATCTGGTTCTGACAGAATACTTTGGCTATGTTCCAACTTTTCAATCTATAAAAGGAAAAGTGAAGAGGAAATGGCAGATGAAGGATTCTCTCAGGATAAGATTAGATACAATTTGAAATTAGTTCCTGTTGTCGCAAGACACGGCAAAGGAATGGATCAAGGCGATTATATAAATATATTTGCCAATTACGAATTTGGAAAAATAGAAGAAGGTCCAACTAGAAGTCAAATTTTTAAATCTCAGTCTACAAGACAAAATAATGGTTTTGTAGTGGAAGGATTACCAGATGAAATCGAAGTCAACTGAAATAACTAAGAATGAATATTTGAATGCTGTAATATGTGACAAAATAGAATTTCTTATGGACTATTTTAATATTCAATACAAATCCGTTTCGGACTCAATAGTTTGTGCTTGTCCAGTTCATGGTGGAGATAATAGAACAGCAGTAAATCTTTTTATGTCTGGACATACAAGAGTCGGTAATTGGGTTTGTTATACACATCATTGCGAAAACACATTTATAAATACATCTATAGGATTTTTCCGTGGAGTAATGAGTAATAAAAAGTATGGTTGGTCAAAGGTTGGAGATAGAACAGTTAGTTTTTCAGACACAATTGCCTCTCTTTGTGGTTTATTAAAGATAGATCTTTCCAGCATAAAAGACGATGTTACTTCTCATGCTTTTGATAAACATGCACACTTATTTACAATTGTTAAAAAACAAAAAGAGTTTTTATACACTAAAAAAGTTGTAAGAGAAAGACTTGATATACCATCAAAATACTTTGTGTCTAGAGGCTATTCTGCACACATATTAGATATGTATGACATTGGGGAATCAAAATCAGACAATAGATTCTTTAGGAAAAGAGCAGTAGTTCCAGTATATGATTCAGACAATAAAACAATTGTAGGTTTTACTGGAAGAACAATACTTGATAAATGCAATAAATGCAGTAATTATCATGAAAATGAAAGTTGTGATCCGCAAAATATTATTAGCAAATGGATTCACAACAAAGGATTTTCAAAAAAGAATTACCTTTATAATTTTGGTAATGCTAAAGATGATATTAAAAAAACTGGAATTGTTATATTGGTTGAAGGTCCAGCAGATGTATGGAAATTTGTTGAGAACGGAATACACAATGTTGTTGCTGTTTTTGGCTCTTCTCTTACAGATACACAACAGGTTTTGCTTGAATCTTCTGGTGCTACTACATTAATATTGCTTTTTGACTCAGATAAAGCTGGCAATAGTGCCTCGAATAAATTAAATTCATCTCTTTCTAGAATGTTTAAAATAATATGTCCATCTTTGCCAGATGGCATTAAAGATCCAGGCGATCTTAGCAACGAGCAAATAAATAACATGATTAAGCCTTTGATTGAAAGGAACTCGTATTAATGACAATTCAAAGACTGATAGGGTTTTCTGGAAGAAAAGGTTCTGGTAAAGATACTTTAGCTGGATTTCTTTCTTTTAATTCTCTAGAGTTTTTTGGTTGTAATTCATGCATATTTTCCTTTGCCCAAACAATGAAATCAGTAGCAATCAACTTTTTCGGATTAAAGCATAGACAAGTTTTTGGTTCTTTAGAAGATAAAAATTCACTTACAAGCTACTTATGGGAAGATCTACCTCATTATAGTGAAATAAAATCTAGTCGTTTAAACCCACCAATAGGGCAGATGACAGCTAGAGAGTTTCTGCAAGAGTTTGGAACTGGAATAGCTAGAAAAATGAATAAATCAATTCACATTAATGCTTGTTTTAATATGATAAGTAAAGAGAACTGCCTGTTGAATTTTATTACTGATGCAAGGTTTGAAAATGAAATTGATAGCATCAAAGATGCTGGTGGAATAGTTATTAGACTAACAAGAAGTACTGATAACGATAGCCATATAAGTGAAATCGAACTAGATAAATGCACAAATAAATTTGACATTATTTTAAACAATCAAAATATGTCTAAAGAAGAACAGCAGTTTGAACTTATTAGAAAACTAAAACAAATAAACTGGATTAAAAATGATCATAACTTATCTAAGGTCTAGTTCTGTAAGCTCTTATGCTTGGTGTCAACATAAATACTGGTTAACTTATAATTTAGGTTTCCAAGATGATTCCAATAAAAAAGCTGAAAAGGGTAATGTTGTTCATAAGGCATTAGAATTGTTGGCAAATAAAAAGCTTTGCCTACAAAATGAAACCTCTACATTTACAGATAGCGAATTAAAAGAAAGTTTTTCCACAATAGACATTTCTCCAGAAAGTGCCATATTATCTGCCTTTAATCATTACAAAAACAAAAGCATCCATGAGTGGGATGATAAGGATTTAAAAGAATGCTCTAAATGGACTTGGGATACACTACTATTTAATAATGGTATGTTTTCGCCTTTATCTAGAAAGATTGAGCAACCAGAGCAATATTTTGATATAGAAATTGAAGAATCTTGGGCTAAATACGAATACTATTTAGACGATGGTACTGTTATGTCTGGAAATCTTAGAATCAAAGGAACAATGGACTTAATAACCAGAGTAGACAAAAAAACAATAGAGTACATAGACTGGAAAACAGGAGAAAGAAAAAACTGGGCAACTGGAAAAGAAAAAAACTACGATGATTTTTATAAAGACTTTCAATTAAGGCTTTATCATTATGCATTAAATAAACTTTATCCAGATGAAGAAAATATAATTATTACTATTTTTTTTAATAAGGCTGGTGGTCCTTTTACATTATGTTTTCATAAAGATGATGTTAAAACAACAATTGAAATGATTAGATATGAATTTGAAAAAATAAAGTCTTGTCATTTCCCATCAAGAATTATAGACTATGGAAAGGATAAGTGGAAGTGTGAGAAGCTTTGTAGATTTTATAAAGAAAAATACGAAGACACAGAAAAATCAATATGTGACTTTATGAATAAAGAACTTATACAATTGGGCATGAATGTTGCGTATACTAAATATGCCAATAAAAAAACAGTTGTATCTTATGGCGATGGTGGTGGTCAATCTAATAGGGAGAATAATGATGTCAAAAAGTAAAAAGTGGATAATGGATCTTTTTGAAAAACAAGCTTCTACTACAGAAGATCCAACTCTTACTTCTACAAATGAAGATTGTCCAAACTTTTCTGATGAAGAAACAGATACCTGTTTAAAAACATCAGAATATATACCAAAATACAATGGTGAAAAGGTTCTTGTTTTCAAAAAAGAATTATTAACTCAAGACTTTTCATTTCAAGGCATGTTGACTGGAGAAAAAGCTTCTTTTATTAAAAATAAAATTCTTACTCCAGAAAATTTGTTTTATATAGATAGAGATACAGCAGAAAACGACTTGAATTATAAACAAGTAATTCCATATTGCGTTTTTACAAAAAACGATCAATTATTTATTTATCAAAGATCAAAGCATGGTTCTGAAAATAGACTACATGATCTATGGTCTGTAGGTGTTGGTGGTCATGTTAATCCTTGCGATGGAAATAACATTGAAACAATAGGAAATGCTTGTAAAAGAGAAATAGAAGAAGAGGTTCAATTTTCAGATCCTCATTCTGTAAGATTAGTTGGTGTTATAAATGATGATTCATCTACAGTTAATGCTGTTCATTTTGGCGTTGTTTTTCATGTTCACTTAAAAGATGGAACTCCATTTAATACAATTGATAAAGCTCTTGCAAATGGTGGTTTTAAACATAAAAAAACAACAGTAATATCAGATGTAAATTGGGAAGATTGGTCAGTACATGTAATTAGGAACTACTTAAGAAATTAATTAATTGAAAAAAATTTAAGGATTGAATATGAATTGGATACCATTGCATTGTCATACCCATTATAGCTTATTGGATGGATTAAGTAAGCCAGATCTTTTAGCAAAAAGATGCAAAGAACTTGGATATACTTCATGTGCCATAACTGATCATGGAACTATATCTGGTGCTATTTCTTTTTCTAAAGCTTGTATTTCACAAGGTATAAAACCAATCATTGGTTGTGAATTTTATATTTGTGCAAATCCAGCAACAGAACATAATAAAGAAAACTCAAGTTTAACTCATCTGTGTGTCATTGCTAAAAATCTAAATGGCTGGAAAAACTTAATTAATTTGTCTTCTTTAGCTAATTCGTTAGATTATTTTTATTACAAACCAAGATTAAACTTAAATGACTTCAAAGGACTTTGCAGTGATTTAATTGCATTTTCTGGTCATCCAGGAACAGATTTGGCTAATTCTTTATTTGAAGATCATAAAGAGGCTTACAAAAGAACTGATTATGATGAAATAAAAGAAATGCTTAAACCCAACTGGCTAAATGAAGCTGGAAATATTTGTGCAAAATACATTGAGATATTTGGGGCAGATAATTTTTTTGTAGAAATACAATTATTTGATAGCTCTAACTTAGTTGCATCAAAGGTTATTGCTGAATGCCTAAGAGAACTTTGTGCAAAAACTGGTATTAAAAAAATAGCAACTCCAGATGTTCATTATGTTATGCCAGAAGATGCTCCTGATCAAAGGGTTTTATTGTGTTCTTCAATGGAAACAACCCTTAAGAATGTAAATAGCAAATTAGAAAACAACGAAGAATTTGGCCTTTCTGTATTTTTTAAATCAAATAAATACTATCTTCCAACAATTGAAGAAATATCTAGCTTCCACGAAGAAGATGAAATAAACAATTGTTGCTTAATTGATAGCTTGTGTGAAAATTATTCACTTATAAAACAACCAGCCATACCAAACTTTGCTTGTCCAGATGGTCTTTCTCAGATCCTTTATTTGAGGAAGTTATGCAGAGATGGGTGGAATAGGCGTTTCTCTGCAATAAAGCCAAAAACAGATGAATATAAGGTATACACAGAGAGAATAAAGCACGAACTTGAAGTTATAGATACTTCTGGTTTGGCTGGATACTTTTTAATTGTGCAAGACTATTGCAATTGGGCAAAGTCTAAGGGTTGGATTATGGGTAGAGGTAGAGGTTCTGGTGCTGGCTGCATGATATCTTACCTCTTGGGTATAACAGAAGTAGACCCCATTAAACATTCTCTTATATTTGAAAGATTCTATAACGCAGGAAGAAACTCTGCTGGCCGTATAAGTTTGCCAGATATTGACTGTGACTTTCCAATTACAAAGCGTGATAAGGTAATAGAATATATAAAGCAAAAGTATGGGAGCAGCAATGTTTGTCAAATGATAACATTTAGTCGTATGCAGGGGCGTGGATCATTAAAAGATGTTCTTAGAGTTCATGGGTTTTCCTTTGAAGAAAGTAATAATGTAACAAAGTATATTCCAGACGAATCAGAGATATCTGAACAGTTACAAGATATGAAAGATGAAGATGGAGATTCTTCAATAATAAGGTGGGCGTTAGAGAATATTCCTGATAGATTATCTGAGTATTGTAGGATTGAAAAGGATGGTACTTACTCTGGAAGATTAGCAAAGGAATTTGCACAAGCAATAAGATTAGAAGGAACAAAAAGAAGTCAGGGTAAACATGCTGCCGGTATAGTTATTAGCAACATTCCATTATCAGAAGTTTGTCCAATGACATTTGATAAAAAGACAAAGCAGATGATAGCTGGCATGGAAATGTCAGACTTAGAATCAATCGGAATGGTTAAGTTTGATATACTTGGAGTTGCAGTTTTAGACAAAATAATGGGTTGTATAAATATTTTAAAGGGTAAACCAAATGAATGATAACTCTCTTGAAATATCTATAATAAGTAAGTTAGTAGTTCAACAAACAGCCTTGTTAGATGCTTTGTCTGATTGTTCTTCATTAAAGAAAGATCTTGTTAAACAGGCTAATAAACTATTAAAGGCAATAACAATTCAAAATGGAGGCATATTAATTATAGATAAGGATTTTTTAGATTCAGCAGAAGATGCAGAAGTTGAACTTAAAATACAGCAAAATGATGATGGATCAATAGAATTAACTATTAAAGGAGAAGAAGATGAAGAGTAATACGATTATTGTTTTTGATTTTGAAACAGGATCTTTAGATACAAATACTTGTGAAGTTATTCAAATTGCTGCAAAGGCAATAAATAGAAAAACTCTTCAACCAATAGAGGGTGCAGTTTTTAACAGTCTTGTAAAACCTAGAGACTTTGGAAATTTGCAAGAAGCAGCACTAGCAGTAAACAAAAAGACAAGAGAAGAACTTCAGCTTGCACCTAATCTTGATGTTGTTTGGAGTAGGTTTATTGATTTTATATCTACTTTTGCAGTTGGTAAAAGCAATATATTAGCCCCTGTTCCAGCAGGAAAAAACATCAGATTTTTTGACATGCCAATCTTTCAAAGGGTTTGTGTTGAATTAGGATATGTTCAACCAAATGCCACACAATCTTTCTTCAATAAAAGAAGCATGTTTGATTTAGATGAAATGATGTTGCTTTGGTTTGAAAATTCAGATGATATGCCTAATATGAAAATGGATACTATTAGAGATCATTTTGGAATGTCGAAGGCTAATGCTCATGATGCACTAGTTGATGTTGAGCAAACAGCAGACTTAATCACATACTTCTTAAAACTACATAGATCAATATACCCAAAGGTTAAATTTAAAGACTCATTTAAGAAATAATAATATGACAAAAACATACAAATTTTCATGCGGTTGTAGTTTTCCAATAATTGGAGATCCTTTAAGCAAAGATTCTTTGCCTCTAATGGAAGTAGATCCAACCAATCTTCCTTCTTGCGATATTGCTTGGGATATATTTTCTAGGGGCGATACAAAAGGAATTTTTCAGTTAGAATCAGATCTTGGAAAACAATGGTCTAAGAAACTAAGACCAAAAACTGTTGATCATTTAACTGCTTTAGGTGCTCTTATCAGGCCAGGAGCTTTGCGTTCTGTGGATGATAAGGGCGTTAGTATGACCGCACATTATTGTCGTATTGTAAATGGTGAGGAACAGGTTTCATCCTATCATCCTATTGTTGATGAAGCACTCAAATCAACTTATGGATCACTTGTTTTTCAAGAACAGGCAATGGAACTTTCTAGGGTTATCGCTGGATTTACTTTGCAAGAGGCAGATATGCTTCGTAAAGCAATGGGAAAGAAATCATCTAGTGAAATGGCAAAATGTAAGAAGATGTTTATTGAAGGTGCTAAAAAAATAGAAGTTGTTTCAGAAGATCAAGCCGAAGAAATATTTGGATGGATCGAACAGAGTCAAAAATATTCCTTCAATCGCAGTCACAGTTGTTGTTACGGCTTAATTGGATATGATACGGCATATTTAAAAAGTCACTTTCCAGTTCAATTCTTTACTAGCTGGCTTTATTTTGCTAAGGACAAGGCAGATAGTCAGCTTGAAATATCTGACTTAATTGAAGATGCAAAAAAATTTAATATAGCTGTTCACTCTCCAGACATAATGATGTTAAATAGCAATTTTTACACTGACGGAATATCAATTTGGTTTGGTATTACTGATGTAAAAGGAATTGGACAATCACAATTTGAAAAAATTAAACTAGCTATAAATAATTATGGCAAAAGTATAGATTCTTGGGAAGAATTTGTTGTTAAATGTTCTGATGAAATGCCAAAATCAAGTATTGAAAAACTAATTGCCGTTAACGCTCTAAGAAAATTTGGCAACAAAAGAAAGGTTCTTCTTGCTGAATTTAATGCTTGGTCTGAATTAACAGACAAGGAAAAGGAATGGATAAAAGCCAATGTTGAAATTACTAATATACCAGATATGATTTTAAACTCAGCAAAGACAAAAAAAGAAGGTGGTTGTTGTTCTTCAGTCAAAAGAGTTGAGGTTTTAAAAAGCATAGCCTCTATGATTAAAAATCCTCCTTCTCCTTTGATAGATATTCCAAGTTGGGTGTGTTGGATTGAAAAGGATTCTTTAGGAATTTCTTTAACATATAATGCTACAGACTCTTGCGATACAAGTAGTTCTAACACTACATGCAAAGAATACTTAGATGGAAAGAATGGCTATATGGTCTTTGGTGTTGAAGTAAGAAGGTCTAAAGAAGTGCTTACAAAGGCTGGAAAAACACCAGGATCTAGAATGGCATTTTTATCAATATCTGATGCTACTGGCAAAATAGATGATGTTATCTGTTTTCCAAACTCGTACAAAGATTTTGCTTCTTTGTTAAAAGAGGGTAATACAGTCTTGATTCAAGGTGAACGAGACAAAAAAAGTGACACTCTTTTAGTTAAAACTGTTGTTCAAATTTAGGAGATAGAAATGAATATTTGTTCTTTCCTTGGCAAGCTAACTAGAGAACCAGAACTTATAAAATTAAACAACGGAAAATCTGTTGTTAACTTTTGTATTTCGGTTAGAAATCCATCTAAAAATCAAGAAAAACCAGAAATGACTTTTATTGATTGTGTTGCTTGGGAAAAAACTGCTGACTTGATAGGGAAGTATTTTAAAAAAGGCTCTAGAATTTTAGTGCATACTTCTGCTAAAACAGAAAGTTGGGTAGATAAAGAAAATGGTAAAAACAGACATAAAATAAAATTTATAGTTCAAAAATTTTGGTATGTAGATCAGAAATCAAGTGATGAAGAAGAACAACAAACAGAAGTATTTGCAGAAGAAGAAGATTTCGGCAATCAAATACTGTAGGAATTAAAATGTCAAAAAAACGAATACTCCTGTGTGGTGAAGCAACATTTATAAATTCTGGATATGCCAACTATGGTTGTCAGATTATGAATAGACTTTATCAAACAGGAGAATTTGAATTAGCAGAAATAGCTTCTTTTGGCAAAGAAAATTCATCAACTCAAAAACCACCTTGGAAAATATATTATCCAGAAGAAAATAAAGGTAATGGAAGATTTGGATCTTCAATTTTTGAAGATGTTCTTTTGCAATTTAAGCCAGATATAGTTTGGTCTTTTAGAGATCCTTGGGTTGATGATTTTATTGGAGATTCACCTTATAAAAGACATTTTCATTGGGCTTATATGCCAACCATTGATTCTATTCCGTTAGATCCAGAATGGATATATACCTTAACTAAGGCAGACTCTATTTTTACATATTCAGATTGGGCATTAGATGTACTAAAAGAAAATTATCCAAATTTAAATTTAATTTCTTCTGCTTCTCCAGCAGCAGATAAAGTATTTACTATGATTAAAGATAAAAAAGAATTTAAAAAGTCTCATGGCTTAGATCCAGATTCTTTAATAATTGGTTCTGTTATGAGAAATCAAAAAAGAAAGCTGATTCCAGATCTTTTTGATGCATTTGAAATGTTATTAGATCAAGCACCAAAAGAAATATCTTCAAAATTAATTTTATATTTACACACTACTTATCCAGATGTTGGTTGGGATATACCAAAACTGATAGCAGAAAGACCAAAAATATCAAAAAAACTATTTTTTACCTATAGTTGCAGGGGTTGTTTTAACATATCAATATCTAATTTTAATGGTGCAATTATAGAATGCAATTATTGCAAAAAAACATCTTCTTTGTTTCCCAACACAAGTTCTGGTGCAAAAAGAGACTCTATGGCAATGGTGTATAATCTAATGGATCTATATGTTCAATATTCTTGTGCAGAAGGATTTGGAATGCCATTAGTTGAAGCAGCTTCTTGTGGAGTGCCTATTTCTGCTACAGACTATAGTGCCATGTGCGATATAGTTAGAAAACTCGATGGTTTTCCAATAAAAGTACAAAGAATGCATTATGAAGTTGAAACACATAGAAAATTTGCACTTCCAGACAATCAAAATTTTGTAGATATTTGTATTAAATATTTTAAACAGCCAGAATCAGTAAGAAAATTTAAATCTAATAAAACATTAAGTTTAGCAAAAGAAAAGTATAGCTATGATGCTGTATCAGAAAAATTAAAAAATCACTTTTTATCTTTGCCAAGCTCTAGCACATGGAATGAACCCAAAAAATATATGGATATACCTCCAGAAATATCTTTTAATAATAATTCAGATTTTTTAAAACAATTGTTAAAATGTTTTAACGATGACTTTTCTCTTTTATTTTCAAAGTTTTTAAAGAGAATGAATTATAATATGTCTTCTAAGGAAGATGTATATAAAGAAGTGGAAAAAATAATATCTAAATACAATTACTACGAATCTATAAGGAACTAAAATGAAAGTTCTTTACATAGGAAATTATAGAGATGGAACTGGTTATGGTCAAGCTGCTGAGGATTATATATTATCTTTAGATTCAGTTGGCGTGAATGTTGTTTGTAGACCATTAAAATTTAACACATTAAATCATGTTCCACACAAAAGAGTTCAAGAATTAGAAAAAAAACCATCGGATAATTGCAATGTTGTTATTCAGCACACACTTCCAATTCATATGCAGTATGATTCAAACTTTGATTTAAACATAGCACTTTTTGCTTATGAAACATCTTCATTTAGAATGTCTGGCTGGCAAAATCATTTAAATAACATGGATTGTTGTGTTGTTATAAATAATCAAATGATTGAATCATGCAGAGACAGTGGGGTAAAAGTTCCGATATATGTTGTTCCTCACGCTAGAGATTTTTCTATTTATACTGAAAAGTTTGAAAAGCTAAAACAAGTTGAAGACAATACACTTAAAAATGACTTTATCTTTTACACTATTGGAGAGCATAAAAGAAGAAAAAATTTATCAGCATTATTAAAAGCGTATTTTTTAGAGTTTTCGAGAGATGAAAATGTTTGCTTAATAGTAAAAACAAATCATGATAACAAAGAAGATTTTACTAAATACTGTAATTCTATTTCGTCTGGACTTAATGTAAAAAGACCAGCTAGGGTATTTTGCATAAAAGAAAGATTATCAAATAACGCAATATACAAACTACATAATTCATGCGATGCTTTTGTACAAGCATCTTATGGTGAAGCTTGGAGTATACCAGCATTTGATGCAATGGGTTTTGGAAAGACACCTATTGTAACTAATTGCTCTGGATACAAAGACTATTTGAATGACAATGTTGGTTGGATGGTTGATTGCCACAAGGAATTTGTTTTTGGTGAAGAAAGGATTTTTGATGGCATTTACGATGGTTCTGAATATTGGTGGTCAATTGATATTCATGATCTAAGAAGGAAGATGAGAGATTGTTATTCGATGGAGGACATCAGAAAATCTAAGGCTACTTCTGCTTTAGATCGTGCCTACGAATTCTCCCACGAAAAAGTGGGGTTAAATTTTTTAAAGGTGATTAAACATGCCTCCAAAAAAGAAAAAACAAACTTGGGTAGACATTGCAAACTATAAAGAAGAACCTACGGAGCTTTCTTGGAAGGAAGAAAGAGATAAGGCAGTTGAAGAAGAAAAAACGAATCAGATAAAAGGAAAAACAAAAAATCAAGATATCTATATAGAGGCAATTGAAAAACACACGCTTACAATATGTTCTGGTCCTGCTGGTGCAGGAAAAACATTTATAGCATGTGGTGTTGCTGCTGGACTATTGATGCAGAAAAAAATAGAAAAAATTATTATAGCTAGACCATTAATTGAATGCGGACAAAAAATTGGTGCTTTTCCAGGCGATTTAAAAGAAAAAACCGAACCTTTTATGGTTGCCATGCTTGAAGCAATTGGTAATTTTGTCACAAAAACAAAAATGAAAGCAATCAGAAATGATCAGATATTAGAAATATGTCCTCTTGAATTAATGAGGGGCAGAACATTTAATGACTCTATGATTATTTTAGATGAGGCACAAAATGCCACAAGACGGCAATTGAAAATGTTTTTAACTAGGTTTGGCCAAAATTCAAAAGTTGTTGTTTGTGGTGATCATACGCAAACAGATTTGCCTCACTATGAAGGAAATACTATGGAGTGGATTTTAGAAAAACTTAACCATAAAGATATTGCTAAAGTCTTCCTAACTGGTGATGATATACAAAGGCATGGTCTTATTAAATATATCGTTGAGCAGTTAGGGGAATAGATGCATCCTGCATTAAGTAATATAATAAGGTCATCCACTAGAAAAAGTGGAGATAGACTTAAGATACTTACATTTTCAACTCACGAAAGATATCAGTCTAATATGGCTAATATCAATGCTGATTTTTGGGTTATAAATAATCCAAAGATTAAGTCTTGGAATACTCAATATGCAGAAATACCAAAAAACCATAAGATACTAAATGATATAGAAAAAATATCTGATATTCCAAATTATCTTAATTTTGATGCTATTCTAAGCCATGAAAAATTTATGCAGTTTGATATAGCTTTAACCATATCTAGACATTTACATATACCCTTAATATGTTTAGAACATATATGCATGACACAAGCAAGAACGCCACTAAAGAAAAAGATTGGTAATACAAACATATTTATTTCTGAATATTCTGTAAAATCATGGGATTTTAAAGGAGAACATGAAGTTATAAATCATGGAGTTGATACGAAAGTCTTTAATAATAAAAAAATAAAAAGAGAAAATAATATTTTAAGTGTTGTTAATGATTGGCAAAATAGAGATTATGAATGTGGATTTACATTATGGCAAAATATAACAAAAGATATGCCAGTAATTGTAATTGGCAGCAATCTTGGGCTTTCTGAACCAGCTAAAAATATCGATGATTTAGTCAATGGTTATAATAGATCTAGCATATTTTTAAATACATCAATATTTAGTCCATTGCCAACCACTTTAATAGAAGCTATGGCATGTGGGTGCTGTGTTATTACTACTGCAAATGGTATGTGTTCAGAAATAATAAAAAATGGCGTAAACGGATTTATTTCAAATGATGAAAATGAACTCAAGTCTTTCTTAAATAATTGTTTAAAAAATCCTTCTTTATGCAGGAAAATGGGTGATGAAGCAAGAAAGACAATACTTGAAAATTTTTCTTTAGAATCTTTTACGAATAGATGGAATGAAGTTTTACAAAAGGCAGTAACCAAAAACTGGTGGGAATTATGAAAATAAATATAGGAATACCATTCTTTAAAGAAGATGTCGAGGACAGTGAGTTTACATATATAAGCCCATTTCCAACATCGTCTGAAAGTGTTTTATATTGTCATTATCAAGATTTAAGTAAAATTGCAGATGATGGTGAACTAGATGCTATTTCCTGCAAAAGAGTTTTAAATTTTATAAGTCATTTAGAAATAAAAGATACTATTAAACATTGGTGCAAAAAATTAAAGCACGAAGGAAAATTATTTTTATTTTTTGAAGATATTATTGAATTATGCAGATTAATAACAATTGGATCTATTAAAGAACAAGATATTTCACAATATGTTTATGGCGGTCAAGAAGAAGGATGGAACTTTAAAAAATCTGGATTTACAATACCTTTTATAAAAAATATACTTGTAGAAAATGGTATGATAATAGAGAATGTTAAACTTGACTCATTTTACTGTTATATAGAATCAAGGAGAAAATAATGCTAGGAAGTGTTCATACATCATGTAAAGATTGTATTTTTGCTATTTATTCTGATAAAACACAAACGGACTGCTCTTTTGATAAAATAAAAAAGCTTAAAGAAAATGGTGTTGCTGTAGATGAATCATTTGATGATGAAAAAGAATTTTTTGTAATTAACAATCATGCTTGTATGACATATAGACCTCCAATTTTTTTAGAAGGAAAAACATTTGAAGAAGCAAAGCAGAGTGCTAGAGATAGATGTTCAGTTAGAATTGGTTGTTTAGTTATGATAAAAGAAAATCAGGAAAATTTAATTAGAATTATAGATAGCATTTGCAATCAAACCAAACAATTTAGTGAAGTAATTTTTTGTGCCAATCCAGAAGTTCAACCATCAAAAATAATGAAACTTCTTAATGATAAAAAAGTTACATTTAAGTGGTCTATTAGACATATACTTGATAGTGAATATATTGGTGATGTTTCTATAAATGTGGCAATGCAAAAAACAAATTGTATATATATGTCTGTTTTTACTTCAGACTTTATTATTCCAAATAAATTTGTAGAAGAAATTGATATTGCATTAAATGATGATATGCAAAGATTTTTATTGTTAGAACCAATTGATTCTAAAAATAATGGTCTTACCTTTCAATCTTTTATATTTAATTCCTTGCGTGGAAATGAAGAGGCTGTTCTTGATGATGATTCAGAAAAGTCGGCAAATAGCATTATTGAAAAAATAAAATATGTGGCTACAACTCAAAACCTCACTTCCATGATTAAAAAGTGTGAAGATATATGTCCATGCATAGTAAACAGCCAAGAGTAACTGTAGTTGTACCAAATTACAATTATGGTCGTTGGATAGAAAGCTGTTTAGATAGCATAGCTAATGATCCGTATGATAGCAAAAGCATTGTAGTTGTTGATGATGGATCTACAGATAACTCAGCACAAAAAGTATATAATTTAATAACTAATCCAAAACCATTTTTAGAAAATGAAATATCTGGAATAATTGGAACATATAAAGATTATAATTTTAAAATAAAATTAATTGCTGCAAATGTATCTAGAGGCCCATCAGCAGCTAGAAATATTGGAATAAAGTCTTGTTTTAATGAAACAGATTTCTTTTCATTTATTGATTCAGATGACATGCACATTTCTGGGAAAATAAAAAAAACAGTTAAAAAAATGATTGAGCATCAAGGTTATGTTGGAGTTGTATATTGTGATTATGAAAATTTACATGTAGATAAAAATAAAGTTGATCAACAATATAAAGAACCATTCTGTTTAGAGAGATTGCTTTTGGAGTGCATAATTCCACCACATAGTTTAGTTGCCAAGTATGCAATTGAAGAATCAGGTTTTTTTGACGAAGAAATGCGTGTGGCAGAAGATTATGATTGGTGGATAAGAATAGCTAAAAAATTTGTTTGTTATCATATACCAGAAAAATATGTAATCATGAGAACAGGAAAACATAATTCTTCTAATACAGTAGAAGAAAATATATGGGTTAAAAATTGGGCAAGAATAAGAGACAAAATAAGTAATGGCTCATAAACTTGGCGTTGTTATATTAGCTGCTGGCCTTGGCAAAAGAATGAAGGCATATGGTCCTAAATCGGCTATTGGTATATCTTCAGATCAAACAGTTATAGGTAGACAAATAAGTATAATTCAATCATGTTTTCCAAAATATGAAATAACTGTAATAGTAGGCTTTCAAAAAGATAAAGTATTAGAAAAAATGCCATCTTTAATTTCATATATAGAGAACAAAAGCTATGAATCTACTAATACATCAATGTCTGTTAATTTAGCTTTAAGTAGAAATAACTATTCAAAACTTTTAATAATTTATGGCGATCTTGTTTTTACAGATGAAATATTTAAGGAAACGCCAAAAAATAATTCTTGGGTTGCTATAGATAATGAAAAAAATCAAAGGTCTATGGAAGTTGGAGTTAATGTAGTTGATAATAATGTGGTTCATTTTTCCTATGGCGTAAGTCCAAAGTGGGGGCATATAGCTATGCTTACTGGGAATGAACTACTTCTTTATAAAAAAATAACAAATAACGAAAGATCACATAAGAAATTTTGTTTTGAAATTTTTAATGAAATAATAGATCAATCTGGTATATTCAAAGCTCATAGAAACAACAATTGGAAAATGGTTGAAATAGATACTTCCAAAGATATAGATAGAGCAAAGAAACTAGTGAAAAGAGGCTAAGATGAATATTCTTTGTGTTCATGGAGAACAATTAAACATAGAAGAATTCTCAGGTTGGGGTAAGGCTTTTATATCTTGTGGACATGATTTCTTATTTATTAAACAAAAAGAAAAATCAATTTTAGATGCTTTTTACGAAAAAAAACCAGACTTATTTATTACATGTGAATCAGTATTTGATAGAGCCACAAAAAAAGCAATAAACCTTTATCCAAAATGCAAGGTTGTTATATTTTATAAAAACATATCTTTTTTACAAAACAAAAACTTTCATGAAAATGTTTATTGTTTTAATCAATTTGATCCATCTATAGATATCTATCCTTTGCTCAAAGGAAAATCAAAACCAAATTTAATTTCTGACATTAATTATGTAGGCGAATATATAGATCATGATGACAATGTTATTTTAAATACGCTTTCTGAAAATGGATTTGTTGTTAAGGTATGGGGAGATAAGAAGTGGCCTTACAGACAGTACTTAGGTAAGGCAAAGGAAAAGCTAGTTAAAGACATTATAATGTCATGTTCACTGTCTATTTCCTCTGATTTATTTTCTGGTGAAATTTGGCCTTTAAAGGTGTTCGCATCTGGAAAACCATGTATACTGTATAGATCGGCTAAGACTAAAGATTTAATAGGTGCAGATAACTTTAATTATGAAGATGAAGAATCGTTTTTTAAAGCTATTATCGACTTGCTTCAAAATCCAGATTCTTTAAATGACGAAGTAGAAAGAATAAATAAAGATGTAAGGAATAATCATACATCACATAATAGAGTAGCAAAACTTTTTAATCTATTGGGTATGGAACAGGAGTCAGATAAATGTCTACTGGAACTAAAGAAAATTCTAGAGAAGTATTAAGTGTAAATTTAGGTTTTGTCAAATCTTCAGATCATCTTAGAAAGTGTTTGTGGTGGATAACTAGAGACTTTACTAATACTACCTTAAAAGTAATTATAGCCATAGAAGACAATGAAACATCTAATGATATAATAGATGTTTTAGAAACATATTCAACAAGATGTTCTTGGATTGTTATTAAAACTAAACCAGAACATTTAATAGAAACATATAACTTAAAAACATATCAACAATCAAAAAGTTTAGCTCATAAAATATGCGATAAGTTTTGCACTAATAAAAAAATAATTGCAAGTCCTCAGATAATTTATGGCAATAATTGCTTCAAAGAATTTGCAGATCAAATAAACAATGATTTTGTAAATACAATGAATTGCTATTCAATGCCACCATATGTTCAAGTTGGTCTTATGGATGCCTCTTCTAATCTTTCAAACTTTTTAATGAAAGAGTGTTTTAAATTCCCAATATACAATTTTGAATATCCAGCAAAAATAGCTGATTATACAGTTAAGTCGTTTTATAAAACCGAAGAAAATAAAGAAGTTAAATTTTTAGATTTTAATTGTTTCTTTTTAGAAACAAATGATTCTTGCCCACAAATAGATGTTGAGCCTAACGAATCTACAATAGAACAAAGCAGTATTGTGGAGTGGTTATGTTAGCATTTAAAATACCAAAACCAATAACTATAATCGGTGATCATACTAATAGAGCAATTAGTTTTGCATCATGTAATTTTTGTACATGCATTAACTTTAATACTATAATTGAGCAAAAAGAACCATGTGATTCAACATTAAAGGTATTAAAGTATTTAAATTTACATAAAACTTTTGAGAAAAATATAATTATAAAAGATCTTTATCCCAATGATGACTTTGCTAAAGTTCAATCTGCTGTATTTGGTGGGTTAAATTATTTAACAATTTCAGATCATCTTTGGTTTTCAATAAAGCTTAATTATAAAAAAGAATTTTTTGACCATATTATGCTTTATGAAATAAATAAAGATTTTTTTGAATACGATAAATCTATAGCTAAATCATTTCATAAAATGGACAACCTTGAAAAGATGGTTGGTGATTTTTATGATGCATATCAAGAAAACAATTGGTTGTTTTTAGGACAATTAATAAACTCCTACTGGAAAATAAAAAGAGATATTGATCCAGCATCTAAAAACCCATACATAGAAAAACTCTATTCTGATTGCAGATTGAATGGTGCAATAGGTGGTAAAATGGATGGTTCTTTAATGTTGTTATTTGTAAAACCAGAAAATCAAGATTCAATAAAGTCAATAATGAAAGACCATGTTCAAATAAATAGTGGTTTAGATTTAACTGGCATAATTCATGAGGAACTATTCAGTGGAAATAGCAATTGTTGTAAATAAAATAAGATTTAGCCAGCTTTCTTATCTTCTTACTAAACAGTCAGAAGACAACAACTTAATTGTATTTTCTCAAAGAGAATACACTATTAACGCAAACAATGGATTTTCTATCTGTATGATGTATGATTTTTGGAATTATAAAGGCAAGAACATTGTTGCTACAGATATAGATTCATGTAAACTTATCTTAAAAAACCCATCTGTAAAAAGTTTTTATTTTTATGTTTGGGATTTAGAATGGATTAGGTTTGAGTCTTTTGATTATGAAGACATTCAACAAATATATGGTAATAGCAAAATTAAACTAGTTGCTAGAAGTGATAGACACGCATTAGCGATTGAACAAGCATGGAATAAAAAATGTTTGGTGGTTGAAGACTTTAAATTAAGCGAAATATTTAGGAGCGATAAAAATGAACCAGTTAACGCATGAGTATCTAATAGAACATTATGTGCAACAACTTAAATCTACATATCAAATAGCAGAAGAATTTGGCACATACCCCAACAAGGTTAGAAGGGCTTTAGTTGAGTTTGGTATACCACTTAGGGATAAATCTCAAGCACAAGAGAAGGCTATAGAAACTGGTAGGTGTAAACACCCCACAAAAGGGAAGAAAGCATCAGAAGCAACAAAAAATAAGATAAGTGATTCTATAGCTAATGTATGGCAAGAAATGGGTGAAGATGAAAAGAAGAGAAGGGCTGAAATGTCTAGACAGCAATGGGAATCTAAGTCTGTGCAAAAAGTAGAAGAAATGCAAAAGGCAGCAGCAATATCAGTTAGGGCAGCAGCAGTATACGGATCTAAACTAGAAAAGTTTTTGATTACTGGATTAAAAAAAGAAGGCTTTAAAGCAGACTTTCACAAAGAATTTTGGGCTATTGACAGAAAACAGCACATAGATATATTTATATCTGATCTTAATTTGGCAATAGAAATAGATGGGCCAAGTCATTTTAGATCAATTTGGGGTGAGGATATACATAAAAAACAAGTAGCTAGTGACAGTAAAAAGACTGGGTTTATAATAAATGCTGGAATGAAAATGATTCGTGTAAAAAATATAGATGGAAATAGTTCTGGATTTTATATGAGAACGATCTTGAAAAAACTTTTACATACAATAGACTTAGTGAAGAATGGTACGAAGGAAAGCTTTTTTGAACTGGAGTAATTAATGTTAGATGAAGAAGAGAATGAAATTCCTCTTAGGACTAGTAGAGATTGGAACGAGTATGTACTATCTCATTTTGGTCCAGATGAATTAGCTGATGGAAACCCAACAGTAGATGGTTTAAGAAGGGTTACAGAACTTCTTCTTGGGCCAATTATTGATGGAAATGCCAAGGTAGTACAATCACCAACACCTCAGAATGACAATAGATGTGTTGTTGAATATGAAGTTACAGTTCGTATTGGAGAGGAAGTAGTATCGCAACAAAGTGTGGCTGATTGTTATCCTGGCAATTGTGACCACCGATTTGCCGTCTATTCTTCTGCAATAGCTGAAACTAGGGCTGAAGGTCGAGCATTGAGGAAACTTCTCAAATTACGCAAAGTAATCGCTGCTGAAGAAGCAGGGCTAGTTCCTCTTGAAGAAACTGGGGTTAATGGTAAAATAACTCCTACGCAGATGAATTTCATAGAAACTCTCTGCCAAAGAAATGATATCAATGTACCAGCTTATTTGGGTGCAGCAAAGGATTTTAACTTTAATGGAAAGCTTGAAGAAATTCCATACAAGTCAGCAGTTGCTGTAATATCACATTTGTCTGAAATGCAAAGAAATCAAGCGTCTATTAATGTTAAGTTCAAGGGCTATAACTCTAACTGGAGGAAGTAATTATGAAGGCTATCATCCCAACAAAGTTTTGCACAATTGAAATTGATTGTGACTCTGTTAAAGATGTGTTTAGAGAAGTAGGAGGAATCTCCGAGATCTTTAATGAAGAAAAGTGTGGGTTGTGTGGTAATACAGCAATTATGCCAAAAACACGATCTGTAGAAAAAAACAAGAAAGTTTACGAATATTTTGAGATGGGTTGCACTAACTCAAAATGTAGGGCAAGGTTGTCTTATGGGCAGCGACAAGATGGTGGTGGGATTTTCCCAGTACGCAAGCTTGATACTAATGGTAAGCCTGATCGTGAAGCTGGTTCTTATGGTCCACATAATGGTTGGAGCAAATACCGAGGCGAAAACAAAGATGAGTGATGTTGGTATTGATGTTAGCTCTTTAAAGACTGAAGAGCTTAAAAAAGAACTCCTTTGGCTAGACGGATATGATACCGAATGGTCAAAGGAGATTTCTAAATTAATTAAAGAAGAACTTAAGCTTAGAGATATTCAAGTTCAACCCACATAGCATATTGGGTTTTTGAACCAATCGAGTCTGGAGATGCAGATAGAGCAAGATACCAGTCGTGCCTATTTGATATAGTTCCACTTCCACTTGGACTTAAGCCTGACATTCCAGGCGAACTGGCTAATGATACAATTGATCCAGATCCTGCTGGCGTTTGCCAAGAAGAAGATCCAGAACCATCTAAGACATTGGTTACGCTAGGATGAATAAGCTCTGCAACTTTAGTAGTAACACCACTAGCTGCATTATTAATGTTTGATCTATCGTAGATCCTTAGCTTTACATTCTGTGTAGCTACTGGGCTAGTATGGGTAAAACGCACATTTAAACTAGCTTGAGCATTGGTTATTGCTTGAAGATTTAGACCACTTGGAGATCCAATCCCATTAACTATTCCAGAGCTTGGATGAGAATATTTAATATTTGTTAGTGCAGCACCAGCAATTGTGCCATTACTATTAGTTATATAGGTAGAATCTTGATATGCACCTACAGAAACAGACGATCCAAATCCAGAGCTTCCAAAGAAACCTACACCACTGGAACCAATATCGTTTGTTGCTGAATAAAAAGCAAATGTAGCCATGATTTTTTCTCCTGATATATAGTATATTACACCAATCTGGTTATAGTTACAGTTCCTTTTTTATATTCATGGTCAGGTGTATTAATCGTAAATGCCCTACTTGTTACGACATAATATGAATAATATTCATCTAAATCAAGCGTTACTTTAGAATCTTCCAAGGTATTACGCCAAGTACAATCCAAAACTAATTTTCCATCTTTTGCATTAAAATCATTGAAAAATACATCAATTCTAGAGTCAGAAGACATAGAAATCTTTTGATTGTTTCCTGCACCACAGTCGCAAATCGCTATGCCAAGATCTGTTCCTTGACTACTTGAAAATGAAAGTGGAGTAATCATATAAGGATAAGTTAATCTAGAATCAACACAATTTTTGTGATCTACAAAAACACATTCAAGATTACCTGTTTCATATCTATAATTATCTCGCTCTATGCCACCTTGAATAAATGTGTATATTCTTTTTGCATTATAATTTCCATGCGATACACATTTTGGTTCATTAGTAAATGCTACTGGATTAGTAACCCAACTTGCCTGACCATTGCCTTCAAGTTTATATACTGGTTGCTCTTCATTAGCTGGTCTTGCATAACATAATAATTGTTGGCAAACATTTATTTTTAAATCTACTCCTGTTACTCCACAACAAAACCATTCTGATGGTAAAGAAACTATTATAGCTCCATCTTGCATATTTGTTTTTTTAGTTGAATAAACTTTTGTCCATTCTACATCATCAAAAACTGGAAGAGTTCCACCAAATGTTCTTTTCGGTCTTGCGTATAATGAACAATTAATTCCATTATTAGTTTCTTTTACTTGAATCCATGTAGTTGATTCTATAGTGTTAGTGCCATCTTGAGATCCATTCCAATCATCTACTCCAAATGCACCCTGATAAAGTCCAGCATATTTCATATTATATACATTTCCACTTTTTGTACTCCATCCCGAAAAATCTATGGTTCCAGCAAACAACAATCTTTTTCTTCCGTCTGGCATAACATTTCCATATGGACCCTTATCTGTTTCTACCATGTCTGGTGCAGTATATACTCCATATGTGTTGCTCCATACTGCTTCATGTGCTGGTATTGGGTATGGTCTATGTACAAAAATTAAAAATCCAGTAACAAGACTAAAAGTGCTTTTAACACCATCCATTTCTTTACATGGACATAGACCCTTTGAGCAACAAGCACATATTACTGGGGGTGGAGTTGTTGATGGTTCTGGTGGTCCAACAGTTGTCGTATTTGGATTAACAGTTGTCGTGTTTGGATTAACAGTTGTCGTATTTGGATTAACAGTTGTCGTGTTTGGATTTGTGGTTGTAGTTGGTCTAACTGTAGTTGTTGGTGCAGCAGTAGTGGTTGTTGTTGTAGGGCAACATACAGAACACTGAAATGTTTCTGGTGACTTAGGCATTTATTTTTTTCCTATAATCTTTATTCCATACATTTCAAGTGTTTTATATATATTTGAAAGTTCCTCTTTGAGCAAAGAGAGTTCATCAGTTTCTTCTTGGTTAGATTGTTTAAATGGTGAGTATGAAGATATAGAGCATCCTTGAACATCTGCATATGTAACAGTTATGCTTCCATTAGAACAACTAATGCTTTTAACTACCGAAACTACATTTGTACATGTATTTGGTGAAGAAGTTGTTGTTGGCGTAGCAGTGGTTGTTGGCTCTGAAGTAGTTGTAGTAGTTGGATCTGGAGTTGTGCTAGTTGTTGTACTTGTAGTTGTACTAGTTGTTGTACTTGTAGTGGTACTAGTTGTTGTGCTGGTAGTGGTACTGGTGGTTGTGCTTGTCGTACTAGTTGTACTAGTTGTGCTGGTTGTAGTCGTTGTTGTTGTTGGATCTGGTGTTGTACTGGTCGTTGTAGTTGTAGTAGTTGTTGTGGTTGTTGTTGGATCTGGAGTTGTACTAGTCGTTGTACTAGTCGTGCTAGTGGTGCTAGTTGTAGTCGTTGTTGTAGTTGGATCTGGCGTTGTACTAGTCGTTGTACTGGTGGTTGTCGTTGTAGTTGGATCTGGAGTTGTGCTGGTCGTTGTACTTGTTGTGCTAGTCGTGCTAGTTGTAGTCGTTGTTGGATCTGGAGTTGTGCTGGTCGTTGTACTTGTTGTGCTAGTCGTGCTAGTTGTAGTCGTTGTTGGATCTGGAGTTGTGCTGGTCGTTGTGCTTGTTGTGCTTGTTGTGCTAGTTGTACTTGTCGTAGTAGTCGTAGTAGTTGGATCTGGTGTTGTGCTTGTTGTAGTAGTAGTAGTCGTAGTAACAGAATCACAAGAACCTAATGATGCAACTGTTCCTCCTGATATGTTATAAAAATTAGTTTTGTCTGAAAGAATAATTGATATTAAATATGGATCATTTAATCCTGTGTCAAGATACAATGATGAACCGATTACTAAGTTTTCATCTTCAGAATATAAAGGAAAGCTATCTGTAGAATCACAAGCTTCTAATGCTATGTTACCACTGATTCCATAATATAAAGTATGTGTGTAGTATACCGGTGGAGTAAATGTAAGATATCTTGTAAGAGTTGCCCCAGTAATACCAGTAGGATAGTCTGCACCAAAAGTTATATTTGAGTACTGACTAAATACCCCTAATTGAAGAAATGATGACCCACCAGGAAAAATAACTTCATAACCATTAACTGTTGCACTACCTCCATCAAAGTTATAAGTTGAAATAACTTCTAATGTTCCACGATAGTAAAGTCTCCAAACAGTATTGCAATAACCATCTACAGTTAAAGTATTTCCACTAACGCTTCCGCAAATACTATTTCCGCTAACATAACTAAATGTTGGATTTGCTGGCATTATTTATCCCCTAATGTTTTTATCCCATACAATTCAAGCATGTTATATAGGTTTGACAATTGACCAGTTAATGATTGAACTTGAGCACTTAAAAGTTTTATTTGTATACTTGTTGGCAATCCACTTTGAGGTGGTGGTGGCATAGTTGTGGCACATTTTACTGCATAATCATAGTCTACAGATAGTTCGCCATCAGCATCACAAGTAACGCCAACCACAACCCTTAGACAACCAGCATTTGGATCTGCTGTTGTTGTTGGTCCTTCAGTGGTAGATGTTGGGCTAGCTGTTGTAGTTGGAGCCTGAGTGGTGCTGGTAGTACAATATCCCCCTAATGGTTCATCTGTTACAACTCTAGCATCTTCACAATTATTGGGTGCATCACAACCTGTGTATGGACCAGAACTACTTTCATCTACTTCCGTTGAGCAATAATGACATTCATTATCTTCATATTTATTTAACCAATAATCTGGACATAAAGTTGTCGATGTTGATGTAGTTGTTACACATGGGTATCCTACATTCTCATTTTGTTGATCTGCATCTATAGCACAATCTTCTGCTTTAGTTGGACCAGTATATTCTCCATTTGAATCATAATGACAACTAAAGCATGGATCATCAAAAACAAGTGTCATTGAACAATTAGTGTTAAGTCCAGGCAATTGTGATTCACAGACCTCTAATGTGAATGGTCCAGATACATAATTAGGACTTCCACAAAATTGAGTACAATTATAACATTCTGACTCTGTTTCAACAACACAGTATGCTGGTGCAGGAGTTGTTGTTGGTGCTATTGTTGTTGGTGCTATTGTTGTTGGTGGAGCAGTGGTATTATTATTAGGATCTGTTGTTACTGGAACAATGTCTTTTAAAAGACCATTTTTAAATTTTAAGGTTGTTATTGATCCTTCTTTTGTAACTAATACTGCTTGATTACCAGTAAATCCATTTGTATTAACAAAGAACATTCCTTCTGTTGATTCGCATTCATCCTGTGCAACTTGTACTTTAAAGTCAGAACTATTCTCTTTAGTGGTTGTTGTTGTTGGTGTGTTTGGATCTACAGCAGCAGGACAATCTGATACTTGACCATCAAATTTTATTTTTATTTGTTCGCCTTTAATAATCCATCTTCCGTCATTAGCTGAATAGCAAAGAAGTACAGATTGATTAGCGTATATTTTTCTTGCTGAAAAATTTTTAATTAATATTTGTTGTGATGATCTATTACCATTCATGTTTAAATATACATAGCCATCATCAAATGGTCTTATGTTTGATACAGCAAAGCCAGTGGCTATATCGTGAGAAGTCCAAACACCTCTATACTTATCCCACATTAAATCAACTGGTCCAGCTAAACCTTCTCCTGTTGCATAAGCAACACTATTTGGCAATACTTTTGGTATAGGAACAGCAACTACTTCATCATATCTATTTTTTACTGTTACTAAATTTCCATCGCCATCAGTTAATAAATCATAATCCATATATGAATTGCCATACCCAACAACCATAATTGGGCCACGAAGACCTACTGGTTGACATTTAATTACATTTCTTGGACCATATCTTGAATGAACATATATTGCTTCTTTATTGCCATTAAGAACATTTCCTGACGATTCAAGAAAATCAGCAGCATGATAATTATCATAAATATAACCTCCATCACCATGAAAGCTATGTATTGCTGGAGGTCTGCCACCAGGAAATTTCCAATCTCCTTTTACTTCATCTGTATATCTGTATGGATTATATGTGTATGCTGTTGGGAGTCCTTCTGGAGCAGAAAGAAAAGAGCCATATGGAATTGATGTCACTGTATTTAATAGAGATTGACTTCCAAAATTGTTGAATGGTGAAAATAGACCATCATAAGAAACAGCACCTTTATTTCTATAATCTCCAGATTGAATCGCCATAGCACCAGCACTCTCTATGTTGCTATGAGATCCACCAATTGTTTTTCTTCTTACAGTTGCACCCTTATCTGCCATAGGATCAATTGTTTGGGCTAATACTATATTTTGATGTGGTGTATTTCTGTCGTATCTTCTTCCAAGATAATTTAGTACAAAGTTTTGTATTTTTGCTCCAGCAAAAGATCTCTGTAGAGATTGAGCTTTCTTTATTGATTCCATATAAACAAACAATATATTTTTTCTGTCAGAATATGCTTTTATGGCAGACTTTTTAAGTCTTTCTGTATTATATCTTGATGGCATTCCAAATTTTGGAGTAAATGTTCTAAATGAATATTGTGTGGTTACACCAGATGGTCCATATGATGTATTTATTGATGTTACTATTGGACCATTCTTTACTATTTCATCACCAAGATTATGTTCTGGCAAACCAATTTTATTTAAAGAACCAGTTTCAAAATAAGGAACTGGATTTATATCTTTTAATCTATTTTTAGCAGCTTCTTCTAATGTTCCAGATGCGTTGAATTGCCAAGGAACTAAGTCGTTGTTCTGCTCTATTTTTGTTTTTCCACCTTTTGTATTCCCAAAATACCAAGGGCCATAAAAATCATTTCTTGTAGATTTGAAGTTAAGCATTGCTTGAAATGGATATAGTGCAGGAAGACCTGTTTTAAAATTTTCAGATTGACCAAGCACTTGATTTCTATATTGTAATCCAAAATAGCATGTTACAAGTGCATCAACGCCAAATTGATTGTGTATCAATCGATTAAATGCAGCAACAGATTGTCCTATTGAAACTAATACATGCTCTGAATCTTTTTTGTCTACACCAATATATTGAGTGCTTATCCATGTTCCAACAGTTCCTAAACCAACTACTTCAGAATGCACTGTTGTTTTTATTAATGCGTTTTGGGCTATTGGAATAGTTACATATTGTTCGTTTACTGAGGCTTTGACCCATAAATATTGAGAACCGCTATCTGAATAAGAAATTGTGTCTGAAGAACTACTATCGTATGTAAATTGAGTTTCCCATGAATTTGGTAAGTTAAAAATTAACCAATTCTGCATTTTTCCATCTTGATTTAATGCCATAGCATTTAACATTTCTCTAGGCAAAGAAGTATTTGTCTTTGCTTCAAGAATTGCTGGATCTATCCATCCAGAATCAGTTGGTAAAATATTGTATATTTTTTTAGGTTGATTTTGTTTAATATTTAAATCTAAACTGTCTGAACTTGTATAGCTTTCTAATACTTGTTTTATTAAAAGGCCATCGCTTTTAGAATCTGGCTTGTTTTGTCCATTATCAACAGTATTATAATTAAGGTCACCTTTATAATTAACTTCTACTAAAAATTGTTTGCCGTAATATGAATCTATTACTGATTTTAAATAGGTAAAAAGTTGTGCCCCACGAATAACTCCTATATCATTATCTTTTTCTGAAAACTCTCTTTTCAATGGAAATTCTGTAGATCCACCACCAGCCATAAAGTTGGCAACCATAGAGATATTTGTTCTTGGAGCTTTAAGAAATACTCTAGTGTATATATTGTCATTAGCAAAAGCATCATCCCATATTTCTAAATACAATGACCAATTGTCTTGATTGCCACCAGTTATCAACAACAACTCATCCATTGTCATTTCATAATATGTAGCACCAGGAAATATTGATTCCATTCCAACTAAAGGTATTCCCCAAGCATTTGCTTTTATAGTAGAATGACTAGATATGGAAGGTCTTAAACTATTAAATCTATAGTTATAATACGGACATGCACATTTTACAACATCATAAGATGCAGATGACCAATATGCTTCTCCATTAATATCATATCCCCAAAATTGTTTTATTCTTGAATTTGGACCAGCAGCATTGCCATAATAATTTTGAGTGTAATTTACTGGTGTTCCAACAACAACATTCATTTGAGTTAAACTTACATCGTTATTAAAACAAATACTATGTTCTTTTAATCCACCCCAAAGCATAAAGTTTGATTCAATATTGTTGGAAGACTCAACTCCAGCATCCCAAGAAATAACATTCCTGTCTTTTGCCAAATCTTTTATAACATTTTGAACTTTTTGATTGGCTGCATCTACACCTAGACTTGTTGTTTGAACTGTAAATTCTGTGCCTGTGAGAGTAATCTTAAACAATAAACCTAAATCGTCACAAATTTTAGATATTAAATCCATTAAGTTTATATATGGGCCTTCTATTCTATAAAATTTTGGTACTTTGGTTGCAAAATCTAACTTTATTGAATATGGTACTCCAGCAGAAATAATCCCATATTTTTTAGAAAGTTCATTTATGCCTTCTTCAAGTTTTGAATACGGCATCCCTCCTTCATTAGCCTGACTCTTTCCAAACTCTTTGCTCTCCCACCATCTAAAAACATTGAACATGTTTATTATTGGGGAGTCTTCTTTTGCATCATTAGTTCCATATAAACTACTAGTTATTACTTCAACATTTTTAATTAATTCTTTTCCATCATTTAATTTTACTTCATAAAAAGTTCCACCAGTATCATGTTTTTCAATAACTCTATCTAGAAAACCATTAAAAACAAAAGCGTTATCTTTTTTTAACTTAAACTCATAATTTTTTCCTAACTCATATGTACCTATTGTTGTTTCATTATTTTCTGGATCTGGAGCAAGTTTTATATTTACAGATGATTCTGTATCATTCCACCCAATAGATGAATTGAAATCTACTATTGTTAAACCTAAAAATTTTAATCTTTCAAAACTCATTTGTTCACCTAGTTATAATTCCAAACTACTGATCTTGTAACTTTTTTAGTTCTATAATCAAATGTCATATCATCTTTTTCTACAAATATTTCAGTGGCTGTTGGTGCATAAGAAGAAACATCTGGTGGACCTTTAGAGCCATCATTATATAATACTTCAATATTGAGTGTTTTAACACCATTTTTTTTGGCAGGAAGCTTTTGTATAATTGGACCTAATTCTTTACCAACTGCTGGTATTACAACAATAAGATCTATGGGTGGCGTATCTGTCCAGCTTATAGACTTAAATCTTTCATCAGTTTTTTCTATACCTTCAGAAATTTCTACAGAATAATTTATTGTTCCAGATATTTTGTTTGTTCCTACAGAAACAGACTTTACTTTACCAGTTATTGTTCCAATAGTATATGATTTGCCTATTTCCCATTTTTTAACCAAATCAAATTTTTCTGATGCATTTGTATATTTTGTTTTACCTTTACCTTCGTATCCAGTTATAGTTCCTTGTAAGCTTGCAGATTTATATGCAGAATCAAAACTTTCTTTTTCTGTATATGTTTCTTCAATTACAAATGGGTCTTTTGATAGTATCCAAGATTCATTACAATCAACAGTATTCTTATATGTATTGACTGAATAACTAGTTGTTTTATTATAAGAATCTTCTGTTGGCAAAGTAAAGTATGTAGCAGCATCAGAATCAGCTATAGATGTAGTTAAAAGCATCTTCTCATTTTCCATCGCTAATTGATAATCTTTAGCTGGATCTTCAGTGCTTTTTATTTGTATGCTTCTAGTTCTGTTTATTTTTACAAATCTATTGTATTCATCTGCTGGATCTAATGACCAAGTTTCATCTGGTTCTTCGTTATCCAATACTATTTGTTCTAAAGATATTGTGTAATCACATATTAAACTTGATTGTTCAAGCTGAAAACTTTTAGATTTTAATTTAAATTTTCCAGATAAATTTGGGCCACTTATTGATGTGCTTATATTGATGTCATCTATTTTATGGCTTACTAAACCTTCTAAAGTTGCCATTTTTCCTATAATCAACCCTAATTTAGCTTTGTCTGCTTCTTCAGCAGTTCCAGTTGGTTCTGAGTCACCCGCTATTGGATCTACAGCTAAAATTTTTCCTTTTAAATCTACTGTTATTGTAGTAGTTTTTACTTTACCACTTTCTCTAAACTCTGATTGTTGAGTAATACTTATTAATGGTGTTGGTCTTATTGCAGTTCCATTTAATGATATAGACATAAATCATTCCTAATATGGTCTAGGTATTTGTGTGCTTATCAAATCAAAACTGGTAATGGTTGGTAAAGCTGGTTTTGAACCATCTGCCCATATAAATACTGTAGTTCTTGATATTTTTTTATTTTGTGCAGTAAAATTAATAGTATCAGATTCAATCATACTTCCTGCTGGTTGATATTGCAATGTGTTTGGAGTAGTCTCTGTTCCAACTCTTTCTATTGTGATAGACATAGTTTTTGCTTTATTCATATCAATACTTTGAAATACTGGCCCCTTATCTCCATAGATAGTATTATGTATGACATAAGTCTTAAGGGCATCAGCTAAATCTCCAAAGTAACTTACAGTTATTGTTTCATTTTTTACTCCAGTTGTTGTTGGTCTTTTTATATTTTCAATTTCATAGTTATAAGTAATTATTCCTTTTACTTTATCATGTGTTTCTGAAAATGAAGTTATTGTTAATGCAAGATATTTAGTGTTTAAAGCACTCTTTACCGTTGTCCATAATGCCAATGCTTCTGTATATCTATTGCTTGGAGTTGATGTAGAAGATGAAGATAGACCAGTTATAGTTCCTTCTATAGAAAGCGTATCTCTTAATGTTTCATTAGATTGTTTGTCTGTAAGTGTTTGTTCATGGTGTGCTTGTGGTAATTGAGGAATAATTGAATTTTTTAATAAATCATTATGATAAGTTAAATTTATTTCAGCAGAGAATTCCCCACCAAGTACATTGACACTATAATTAATTAATTTATTTGAAGGTGAAGCTTTTAAATAAGTATTTTTAGCAGCATCTTTTATATCTGTTGGAATAAGTTCGTTTATTTTTTTTAGAACTTCTGTTTTTGATGTTTCCCAACCATTTTTGCCATCAACATCTTTAGACTTACAAGAAATTTTATGGTTTACTTTTGTGAATCTTAAATCTTCATCGTTATAATCAACTGACCATGATTCATCTATATCTGAAGCGTTGGTTTTATCTGGTACTGATTTTGATCCAATGGTTACTGAATCTGCTTCCATTTCAATTGTGTAATCACAAAAATTAACCCAAATATCTTCTTTAAAATTTAGACTTTTAATTCTAGGAATAAATTTAATTGGTGAGCTTTTACCATCTCTTGATTGAATCTCAAAATATGTTTTGTCTGTAAAAGCATTGACTTGTGCTATTATCGCTGCTTGTCTTGCAATAATGGCAGAGTGTCTTGCATCTACAGATATAGCTTGACTTGGAACAATTTTTGCAGATACAGATATATTAAAAAGATATGTCTTTGCTTTTCCATTGTCATAAAATTGAACGCTTTCTTGCAATGAAAATGTTTGAATTGGGTCTGATAATGTTCCAGCCATGTTTAATCCTCAAAGCCATGTGTATATAACTGCATGGTTTCATTAAATGGTTGATTTACTTCTGGAATAACTAACTCTATTGAATCAAAACAAACATCATTTGCATATATATTAAAATCAATACTATTAGTTATGGCAGAAGAAGCACCATAAGCTATTAAAGGCATATAATTCCAAGTTGCTTCAACATCTCTTTGTATAAACATCTCCATAGATGAACCATCTGGTATTGCATTGAATGTAGTTCCAAGACCAATTATAGTAATACTTAATGATTCATTAATAGATGCATACTGATTGCTCAAATAAAGATTTAAACTTTCAAAGTGTGATGGGTTTATTATATCTCCAGATATATATGTATAAACAAACCCTGTTGTTAGTGCAGTATCATCTACCATCAAAAACAATTCTAAATTATTTTCAAAAAATGATTTTATATAAAGCTCTACACTATTTATTTGTTGGTCTATTGTTGATGAACGAATATTGAAATCAATAGATCCATCTGCATCAGTATATAAATACAAATTTTTTATGAATAAATCGGCTGATGATTCTACAAATGCTTTTAAATAAAGTTCTTTATTGTCTTGATGTTCATTCCAATATTTTATAAATAAATTAATTGAATTTTGTGGAAATGATTTTAAATATAAATTTGTTTGTTCTTGCGTGTTGGCTTCTAAATACAAAGCTCTTGCACCAAAAAACATAGCTGTTGATTTTATATATAAAGAAACATTGTTGTCAAAATTTGATTTTAAAAATAAATTCCTAAAATTAAAAAATGTTGATGGTGAAGGAGTGGGTGCAGGAGTTGTTGTGGTAGTGGTAGTTGTAGTGGTAGTTGAGGGTTGTGGGGTTGTTGGTTCGCCTGTTGTAGTAGTAGTTGTTTCTAATGTGATCGTTGGTGCTGGTGCTGAACCTAAAAATGGTAACCATCCTGATAGTGGCACATTTAATGGGTCATCTGAGGTGTTATAGTAATAAACATCTGAATACTGTTGAATAACCCATTGAGATACTATAATGTCATAAAACAACACATAGCTTGTATCTAAAGAGTTTCTATATGTAACAACATTGTAGTATTCAAATGTTCCATTAAAATTACCTCCGCTACCAGCACCAGATATAATATAATTTGCCATAATTTACCTTACTATGAATTCATTTCATTTTTAAGTTGTTTACCTATCTGTGTAACTATCCATCCTTTTAGTTCTTCTGTCGCTTGTGTTACCGCTGTATATACACCTTCTGGATTAAAGTCAATATTTAAAGAAGCATTCAAATTGCCCATTACTTCTATATTTATTATTGATGGTATTTTATTAACTTGTGTTTGTAATGCTTCAGCATAAGCTTTAAATGTATCTATTTGTTCGCCAAAAGGCTTAAGGAATGTAGTTCCTAGTTTGTTTATTGCATCAGCTAATTGTGTAACGGAAGTCATATCTATTGCTGGAGTTGCGTTTTCTTGCTGATTTGGAACAAATGCCCCTCTTCTAGCATACATAACTCCACCATTAGACATATAACTAGTATTTCCATTTATATGTTTTAATAAATTTAAATTTTTAGATGTTGATTCTCTATTTACCACAAACTCTCCTGGTGTGAGCATGGCAGGAACAGTGTCTGTACCTCTTGGTGTGAATCCACCATCTGCAAAATAGTTTACCAGACCACCAGAATTATAACCTTTTCTTTTTGACATTTTGTTGGCAGAATCAGCAAAACTTCCAACTCCAGCATTAAATCTAGACGAAGAAGCTAATATGTTTTGTGATCCTTCCTTATTAGCATTTGCCCCACTCTTAAATGAATCGCCACTTTGAACAAATTTGTTTCCAACTCCAGATAATTTTCCAGTTAATTCATTTATTCCAGATTCTATTGGATCTACTTTCTTGCCACGAATATTTCCAACACTACCACCAGTTCTAAACCCAGTAACTTCTTTGCCACTATTGATTGCATGTAACAGAGAATAATTTTTAGATGAAGCTTGTTTATTTACTACAAACTCACCTGGAGTCAACATAGCTGGAATAGTATCTACATTGCCACCAGTACTATATGAACCTAGATCCATTCCAAGAAAACTTAATTTTTGTCTTTGTGGTTGTTGTGGTTGTTCCTGTCTCTTTTTGGCAAATGCTGCCATTTGACGATAACCACTAGGCATTTGTTCTTGTGGTTGTTGTTGCATCTGTTGCTGTGGAGCTTGATTAAAGAAGCTTTCTGCATAATTACTTGATTGAAATGCTGGTTGAGCAACTTGAAGGTTTTGTGGTCGTTGTTGTGCCTGTTGTTGTGGCAACTTTCCTGCAAAATTACTTGGTCTTGGACCTGATTGTAATGCTGCTAATGCTGCTTGTTGTTTTTGTTGTTGTGATTGTTGCTGAGGATTCTGATTAACTTGAAGTTGTGATCTAAATCTATTCGCTCTTTGTCGTTCTATAGCATTTCTTGCTAGTGTTGATCTTTGTTGTCTAGCCCAATCATCTTGAAGTTCTCTTTGTTTTTTTTCTTCCGCTTCTTTTTTAAGTTTCGCCCTTAAATATTCATCTGTTGCAAATGGGTTTGCTGGTGATAATGTTGTAAGTCCATTTTCCGCATAAATCAAACCACCTAAACTTGCATATGTACTACCAGATTCTTCTTCTTGTTGTTTTTTTTGTTCTTCTAGATATTCTTTGATTTGTTTTTTAAATTCATCAGAATTACTTTGTATTCCTGATTCATTTGCTTTTGCTGTTTTTAATGCGTTTACTTCTGCACCAGTAGCAGAAATATTTCCAAAGGGATTGTTGCCACCACGCATTCTAGACTGAACATCTCCAAGCATACCCATTGCTGCTGATGTTACGCCTTCGCCACCAGGCTTAGTTGGATCTTGAAAAGATAGTGCTTGTTGAGCAGAAACGCCACCAGACCCAGTAGAAAATCCAGCTTGCGTATTATCAAAAAGACTACCAGTTCCATCATTAAATCTAGTGTTAGAAAACATTTGGAATGCATTGTTTTCAGCTTGATTTTTTGCTGCTATTCTATTAGTTATGTCTGAAGTAGTAGCTTTTCCAATATTGTCAATATATCCTTCTTGATCAACAGTAAGAGATGTTTCTTCTTCACTGCCACTATAAGAACCTAAATTTGCTCTTCTTTTTAAGTATCCGCCATCATATAAATAACTTACTAATCCACCGCTTGCATATCCAAGTAATTTTTCCGTATTTGACTTAAAAAGATCTACGCCTTTATGCTGTACTTTTTCTTGAAGATAGTCTTTTCCAACATGTTTTGCTCCATGTAGAGCAGTCTCAAGTGATGGCTTCATTGCAAATTTTGAAATCGCAGATATCCCTGCTTTTGCAAGTCCAGTCATCCCCATAGCATTAAAGACCATATCTGTTGCAGCATTATTGCTGTTGTCTTCATTTTGTAAAAATTGATTCTGTCTACGAGAGAAAGTTTGAGTTGCCCTATTAGAAGTAGATTCTAAATCATCTTTCCTATCTTGCATGTAAGTATATTTATCTTTATTTTTATCATCAACTAAATATCTCGAATCTTCTTCGTATTTTTTTTGTCTATTCATTTTTTCATAAAATGCTTTTTTTCTTGCTTGTCCACCATCTTCTAAATAAACTATTCCACCAGTAGCTGAATATCCAACATCTTTACCACTATTTATTGCACTTAATAAGTCACCATGTTTAGCAGTAGCAGAGGCATTTATTACAAACTCACCTGGCGTAAGCATAGCTGGTACTGTATCTGTACCTTTAGGCTTAAAGAACGAAGGATCAGGATTAGGACTATGGCTAGGAACACCACCAGATGAAAGATAGCTTACCATTCCACCAGATGACATTTTTCTAGCTTGTCTTTGTCGTTCTATTTGTGCTGCTGCTTCTTCTCTAGTTATTTCACCCCTATTTAATCGACTTTCAACACTTAGTTCTCCATATTGTCCTTCAAATAATTGTTGCTCTTTGGTTGCTCTAGGAAGTCTAGCTGCAAGAGCACTCTGTTCTTTTTGTTCTTTTATAATTGCAGCTTGAAATTCATTTGGTTCACCTTTAACCACATTTTTATTTTCTTCTGGTGCGATAGCTTTTGTTTCACCTTTCATTTGCTTCAATCTATTTTTCATTGCCTCTCTAGTTTTAGCATTTTCAATATTTGCAACATCTAAATTTCTTTTATAATCAATTTTTCTTTGTTTTTTACCATCAACATCTTCTTCTACAACTACTGCTTTTGATGAAATAGTTGCATATCCTGGAGAATTACTAACAAGATTTAAAAAATCTTCTGTCGTAAAAAGACCTGGACCGTCTGCTGGAAATGTAAAAGAGCTATTAGGACTTCCTAATGTTGGTCTATCTCCAGCTAATTGTTTTAATCCATCATTTGTATATGCTTGGTCTGCAAGTTCATTTCCATTAATGCTTGGAGCTACCGCAGCAAATTTTGCTAATGCAGCCATAGGATTTGAAAATGCAGTAGTAATTACATCAGTAGCTGCACTAAGTGTAGAAGAAAGACTTTTATAAGGAGCAGCTATTCTCAATGCGGTATTTTTGGCAGACATAGAAACTTGACCTTTTCCAGTTGCTGCCTTTATAGTTGCATAAGCACCATCTTCACCTTCTGCAAAATCAATTCCAGAGAATGGTCTAACAATTTTTTGTGCTTTTCCTTCTTGTTTTTCGGAAAGCTTATCTAATAGATTAAAGTCTTTATTTCTTCCAATAGCACCTTCTAAGCTCTTTCTGCTTATACCACCAACATTTGCTGCTGCTGCATTAAGAACGCTCAACGCATTTATTTTTCCTTCTTCTATCGCCCTTACAACTAAAGGTATAGCATCTGGTCCAGCTTGTTTTACTTTTGCATCAACAAAACCCTTAGTGTCTTTTATGTTTGAGTATTGATCAATAAAGTCAAGAAGACCCTTACCACTTATTGCTAAAGATCTTGTGCTTGCCTGTTGTTTAAAGAAAGAACCAACAATTTCTTTTTGGAATGGAAGTATAAGTTTAGGATTATCAAAGTCTTCTTTTGCCAAACTTCCTTTTTGTCCACTGTATAAATTATTGTATTCTTTTAAGCCTAAAGGTATTAATTGATTTGGATCTTTACCAATTTCAGCAAATTCTTTTTTGTTTAATTCTTCGCCTTGATTTTTAGCAAAAATACCTTTTAGCTTTACCATTTTGCCAAGTATAGCACTAGCTTGCACTTCTCTTCTTAAACCTATTTGTGCTAATCTTCCTGCATCGCCCTGTCTCTTTAAGAAAAGCTCGTCTTCTTTTCCCATATCTGTAGCGACAAACTTCTCTCCAGTTCCTTCTTTTATTTGAGTAAGATAAGCCTTAGAGTCAACATAGCTCTTATCTATTTCTGGTCTATTTTGACCATAAGCATTTCTTAACTTTTCATTAGATGTTAATCCAATTTGGTTATAGCTTGTTCTTCTTAGCTTTAATATTTCTAATTCTGCTTTTTTCTTAGATTCTAATTCTTTATTCCCTCTTGCTGCAAGAACCTCATTCTCTGCCATTCTTATCTGCGTATCTATGGGCGTTGTGCCTTCTTCGTTTGCAATGTTGGCAACTATATTTTCTTGTTTCTTTTCTGAAACAATGTCTTTCTTTTGTGCTTTTAAATTTGCTATTGTTGCAATATATTGTGGTATTTTAGCATCTATATCAGCATCTATACCTTTATTAGATTCAGCACCAATATTTTTAAAGTAATCTGGATTTATTTGAAATTGATCTAAACTTTCTATTTTTTCTGGTATGTTATATTTTTTATTCCAATCAATTATTTTCTTTTCTTTTAAATAATTTTCTATTAATTCTTTTCTTGTTGGTATTTTCTTTTTTGATTCTTCTTCTAAAAGATTTACATCGGTGTCGGTATGTTTATCCCCATAATTCTTAATGCCTTTCCATTTTTCTCCACCGCTTTTCCAAGCAAGAGCTTTTTGTTTTTCTGGACCATTCCAAAAATAAGTATCATAAAAATCACCTTGTGATCCACTAAAAGCATTTGATTTTTGTGCATCTCCATTGTGAAAAGTTGTAAATAAACCGCCCCTTACATTTTTTGAAAGCTTTGGATAATCATCTTCCTTAATTGAATTTGTAGTTAAATCAGAAAAGTGATCTATAAAAGTTCCAGTAATCCTAGCATCTTTATATGCTCGATGTCCTCTTAGATAATTATCTAAATCAAATACTCTTGCAACCTTTCTTTGTAATGGTCTAATAAGGCCAAATGCAGAAGTAACTTGTTGAAGTCCAGCACCAATCGTTCTACGCCATGTTGTATCAGATGTAGCATCATTATCAAATTTTGCTTTTGTATGATCATCAACTGCATCTGGCCCATAATTTAACATTAAAGGTATAAGTTTTTCTTTAACTTTTTTTGCTTTATCTTTTTCTAAGTTTTCTGTAGATAAGCCTCCTTTATCACTAATTTCTTTTTTAATGCTTTCATATTCTTTGTTAAGTGTTGTTTTTGCTTCTTGTGACGAACCTTCTTTTATTTGAATTTGTTTAAAGTTTGAAAAAATATTTCCAAAATCTTGAAGTGCTTCAAATCCACCATTTTCTTCAATTGTTTTTTTAACATTAGGATTTTGAGAAAGTTGTCCACTAGATAAAGACGAAATAACTTCAGATAATATAGACAGAGATGTTTTTTCTCTATCTTCTGGTTTTACTATTGCAGAAGGAACATTGCTTAATGATGATTTTACAAGTGAGTCGTATTTTCCTTTTATGTTGCTTTTAATTGCTGCTGTTTTTTGTTCATTCGTTGGTCCTACTTGATTCCATATATTCATCACTTCTTCTGATGCTTTTATTCTTTTATCTAATACTTCTCCACCTTCTGCTAAATATGATGTTTTTCCACTATTGATAGACTTTAACAAAGGCAAGTTTTGTTGTGCTGCACTTCTATTTACTACAAATTCTCCTGGTGTTAGCATTGCTGGAACAGTATCAGTTCCTCTTGGAGAAAATGCTTGACCGCCAATTGCAAATCCAATTGCTTGTGCAGGATTAACATTGGCGTTAACTGGAGCAATACCTTGTTGTTGTGCTGCTAATCCACTAATAGATGCAGACAATCTATTAATATTAGCTGTAGCAGCATCTGCTGCTGCTGTAAGTTTTACTCCAATTCCTTGATTTAATTCACTAACTGCTGTAAGACTAGATTCAAATTTTTCTGCATTTATTCCTTGGTCCTCTGCTTTATTTGCAATTTTAACCCCAAGAGAATTTGATCCTCCAAGTTCTTGTTCGGATTTACTTACTTTTTCTCTTGCATCTTTATTTGTTTGTTGCGTAACATTTTGTACGGCTTTTGTTATTGCATCTTGTATATTTCCACCTTCTGAAACTGTAGCTATTGCTTCTGATTGAACAGATTTGCTTTCTTTTCCTGATAATCCTATTTTTGATAATATTTCATTTAATGTATCTGATTTTGCAGCAATTTCTTTTGCTGCTTCTGGACCTTGTTTATTAGAAAATGAACTTCCTATTGATTTTTTAAATTCATCACCCCTTAAAGATTCTCCAACATTTGAATATTTTTTATCTGCTTCTTTTTTTTCTTCTCTTGCTTTTATTAAACTTGATATTTTTCCTTTGTTTGCTGTAACATCTTTTAGGTTTTCATCAGTTACTCCAGCTTCTCTAAGAAAACCACTTTTTTCTTGAACATCTTTTATTCTTGCAGACTTTTGAACTTCCCTATTTTTTTCATCTTGAACTTGACTCTTTTCCATGCCAGCAATAAATTTATCTAGGTTTGAATAAAATGTAGTGTTCTGTTTTGTCAACTGAGAAAAATAATCAGTCTGTAAACTTCTTTGATTTCCAATTAACTCTTGATTTGCTTTTACTTGTTCGTCATATACTTTAGCTAATTTTCCAACCAACATATCTTCTTCTGGTTTCTTTTTTCCTAAACCAGTAGTATTACGCACAATATTGTCCGCAATATCTTTTCCAACTGGACCAAAACTATCTAAAAATGCAAAAAGTGCCTTGTTTTGTTCAGAACTAAAATTACTTACATTTCCACCTTGAGCTTGTGCTTGTTTAAGTAATCCTTGTCCTTGAACTCTATCTCTTAATATTTTTTGTCTTTCTTTTGGATCTGCCGTTAAAAACTCTCTTCCTCTTTGAGTTTCATTATCTCTTTCTTGTCTTACTTGACCAAGCTTGCCTTCCAAAATAGCAAGATTGTTTGATTGATCTGCCAAGTTCTTTAATGACTCTTGCAAATTTGAAGCTTCTGATTTTAATTTAACTAACTCAGATGCTGCACCTCTAAATGCAGCCCCACCACCTTCTGCACCAGAAGCATTCTGTACTTTTGGTTCTAACTCCCTAATTCTTTCTTGTGTTCTTTTTAGATTATCTCCGATTACTCTAGAGTCCTGTGCTTCTGCTCCTTTAGTTCCAGTAAGCCTTTCTTGATTTGTTCTAAAGCCCTGCATTTGTCTATCTACTGAAATCAAGTTCCCTGCTTGTGATGGCAAACCAGCATTTGTAGCAACAGTCTCTGCTGTAAACTTATCTCTCTGTAGTTTTGCACCTTCTAAGTTTTTAAAAGATTCGCCAATTTGTTTTTGTCTTTGAGCTAAATTTTCTAAACCACTAATATATTGATTACTTGCATTTTCTAATCTTTGACTTATATCTTTAGCTGCATTTAAAAATGGGTCTTTTATATTACCAAGTAGTTTTTCTGCAACCTTAGATACATCGCCACCAGCTTCAGCAAGCAGCTTCGTGTATTCTTGTCCAGATACATTTCCAGCAACAGAACTAACAACTCTTTCTGCTCCAGCCCCACTAATACCTTGAGCACTTAAAGCTTCTCTTAAACCAGAGGCTATTTGTATGGCTATGTCCTGACCACCAACAGGATCTTCTATTGCACCAGCAAGTAATGACGGCAATGCTTGTGAGGCTGCATTAATTGCATTTCCTTGAGTCTTAAATTCATTGCCATAAGTTCCAAGTGAATCAGAAAGTTTAGAAACGGCAGAATTAAAAGAATTAAAGTCTGGAGTTGATTTTTGATCAAACTGATTAGAAATTCCAGTTACTTTTGTTGATCCAATACCGCCACTAAAAAATGACTCATTTGTGCTTAACCTATTAGAGAAACTTTCTACCGAATTAGCAGCAGCAACAACTGCTTCTGATAATAATGCCATAGAATTTATAGATCTTTGATTTACAGTTACTGCTTCTTTTTGAGTTTTTTCTAATTGTGCAGCTTTAAAAGAATCTTTCATTACTTTTACAATTTCTTTTTTAACATCATCAAAGCTTACATTTCTTGCATTAGCAATTTTTTGTATTTGTGCATTATTAAATCCACCACCGCCACTAGTTAATTTGGTATCTAATGATGCTGCAAAATCTTTATAGTCTAATGTTCCAGCATTTCCACCAGCCTGTCTTACTGCACTAGAACCAAGTTGTTCGGCTTGTTTATTTAAAATATTCGTAAGTGGAACTATTTGTGCAGCACCAGCTTCTTTTTGACTTTTTGAATTTAATTCGTTGAATTTTTTAACATCAAATCCACCAAAACCGCCACCAGTAATTCCAGATATTAGTCTGTCAAAACCATTTTTCTCTCCACCAGCTTCAACGAATGCTTTTCCAGCGTTTGCTTCAGTAATAATTTTTTGATTTGCTGCAATTGATTCGGCAATAGTATCATCAAAAGTTCTTAACCCAGTATTTAATTTATCAAATGTTCCTTGCAATCCTGTTAGTGCAGCACCTAACTTTACTTCTCTTATTTGTGCCTCTGCTTCTTTAGTGCCATCAGCATAACCTTTTATTAATCCAACAAATGCACCTAAAGCACCGCCTACAAGAGTACCTACTGGCCCAAGTGCCGAAAAAGCGGTAGCAGTAGTAGCAGCATATGTTCCAGCTTTTTCAATAGCACCAGCAAATTGAAGTGTGGACCTATAAGCTTCTTGCTGTGCTTTATCTTCAACAACTACTCCTTGTTCATTTGCTTTTGCAAGAGAAGAAACTTCTGGTGCTCCTGCTCTCATTCCAGAAGCAAGTAAAGATCCACCAACAGCAGCAGTTGTTATTCTATTGGCGTAACCAGATGCTCTATCTTGTTTAAACTGTCTTTCTCCCTCTGCACCAGCTTCAAAATCAGTTCGTTTTGAACCTACAAGTCTTTGCCCAAAATCTTTTACCTTACCTTGGAATGTTAAATCGCCACTTTCTTTATAATCTCCACCTTTAATTAATTTTGATCCTAAAGACTTATCTCCTGTTAGTTCTCCTTGTTTATTAAAAACTGCCCCTCTTTTTCCTTGAGCAAACTGCTTAGTGTATTGATCAGTCATAGACTGGATTTGCAATTCGCTAACAGGTTTTACTTCTTTTTGTGCTTTTGCTCTAAGTTGTTTTTCTGTTGCTGCTCTATATTCATTAACTATTCCACTTCTTATATCTTCTCTTTCGCTTTTTCTAGGGGCTTTACCATCATTTTGTTTAGCGTATTCTTTTTCTCTTTGTTTTGAAATTTGTTTTATTGAATCAGGTGTAGTTATTGGCTTTGTTTGTCCAATTGGCCTTCCTTTTTCATTTACAATCTCACCCTTTGCATTTACTTGGAATGATCTAGTGGCTTTTTCTCCTGATGCTTTTGCTGCTGCTTTTGCCGTTTCGGCTTTTTGTATATTTGCTTCTGCATCTTTTATAGATTGTTCTGTTTTTAAAATTTCATTTTGAACATTTAATTGTTTAGTTCCAACAGCAGTAATGCTATTTTCTATTGCCACTCTATTTTGAGCATTTGTATTTCTATCATTAAGAAGTTTTTGATAATCTTGATTTAACTTTAAAATTTGTGCATCTTCTTTTGATGTGTCTACTGCCGTTCTTGCCTTAGTATCTCTTGCGTTTGTTGCTGTAGTCAAAGCACTTTCAGCTTTTGTTATTTTTGCATCTATTGCTTTTGATTTTAATGGTTTTTCAGCTTCCAATTTTTCTGCTTTCGCCTTATCGATTTCTTCCTGTTCTTTTTTTGTGTTAGGAACTTTGTTGTCTCTTGCAGTAGTAGCTTGCGTAAGAGCATCTTCTGCTCTCATTATTTTTGTGTCTATGTTTTTTGTTTTTAATGGCTTACTAGCTTTTGCTAATTCGTCTTTTGCTTTATCAATTTCTTCTTGTTCTTTTTTTGTGTTAGGTCCAGCAGCAGTTTTATCTGCCATCTGTTTTGTCAATACATCTCTTTGTCTTTTTGCTTCTGCTATTTGTGCATTCACAACTCTAACTGATTCACCAGCATCTAATTTAGATTTTTTTCTTGCTTCTAGAACAGAAATTCTTCCGGTAATATTTCCAACTTTTGCAGTTTCACTTTTTAAGTTTACTGGCTGTTGAGATTTTAATCTTTTTGCTTCTTCTGCTTCTGCAAGTCTTTGACTCGCTGCATCAATTTTTGCTTGCTTCGCTTCTTGCATGTCCTTCTTTTTTTGCTTTAAATCATCGACTTTTTGTTTTGTCGAAACAACTCTTTTATTTTCTTGAGTTAAATCTACTGGTTGAGCTTCTTTTGTGATTTTTGCTTGTTCTGCTGCTGCAATTCTTTGATCTGCTGCATCTATTTTTGCTTGTCTAGCCTCTTCCATGTCTTTCTTTTTATCTTTTAATTCATTTACTTTTGTTTGTGCAGATCCAACCCTTGTATTTTCTTTAGTTAAATCTTGTCCTGCTGCTGCTTTTGCATCTCTAGCAGCTACTATTGCTGTACCCTTTGCCCTTAATTCTAATTCAGCAGTATATGAAGCATCTGCTGCATCTGTATTCTTCTGAAGTGCTTCCGCTAAACTAGTTGCTTCTTTACCTAAAGTAGATAGTGTTTTACCAAAACCCTTTAGTTCTGTATTAAAAACACCAATATTTGATTTTTCTGCCGATATGTCTTGATCTGCTCTAGCAACATTTCCAATTGCTTGATTTGATGTTTGATTTTGAACTTTTATTTCACTTACAATTCTTGTGGCTTCTGCTTTTGCATCTTTTTTTGATATTTCTGGATCTGACTCCATTATTTGATCAACTAATGTTAAAAGTATTTTCTTTAAATTGTTTGGGCTATTTAAAAATGTATCACTAACTATACTATTACCAACTTCACCACCTTTTTTAAATTTTGCAAAACTATTCATTTGATGAAGTTTATTAGCACCAATTTTCTTTGCTTCGCTAGGGCTATATACATATTCACCTGGCGTGAGTAATGCAGGAACTTTACCACCAGATGCAAATTTGTGAGCATTAGCTAAATTATCAATGCCTATGCTATTAACTGAAGACTTTTTAATTACAAAAGAACCTTCGTCTAAATCCATTGGAACTGTGTCAGAATTGCCAGTTCCTGGTACTAATCCACCAGAAGCAAAACCCCTAGCTTTTTTTCTTTCTTCCATCATTTCTTTTGTGATTGCTACTGATTTTCCTAAAGTTGGATCTAATGCTAATGCAGGAAGTGGCTTGTATATATCTTCACTATATTTTTTAGATTCTTTGGTCTTTTTAGATGGTTTCCTTACCATTATTGGTGGGGCATCTCCTTTGCCTATGCTTTTACTAAATTTTCTTTCACGACTACGAGATTCCCTATTTGTCTCTTCTATTGATGCCTTTTTTATACCAAAAATATCATTTCTTTTTTGTTCGAGATATTCGCCCCAAGATCTTTCTGGTGCAATTCTCCGAATATTTGTATTTATTGGTGTGATACCATCATTCATTAAAGACAATTTTCTTAGTGCTTCCTCTTTATCTCTAGCGGGAATACTTCCTTTTTTACCCTGTTCGTCTTGATAAGAAAATCTAGCCAAACCTTTATTTTTTTCATCTTCTGATTTTCTTGATTTTTCATACATCATACCGCCAACTGCTCCAGCACCAAATCCTAAAGTGCCACCAATAAATGCCCCCGGAATACCACCAAGAAGAGCACCACCAACAGCACCAGTAATACCTCCAGCAATAGCACCAGCGGGTCCAGCCAAAATTCCTTTAGCATCTCTTTCTTGTCTTTCTGATTCTTCTATTGCAAGACTGTTACCTCTTTTTGGAGGTCTAGATGTATTAATGTCACCTGTGTCTGTCTCATTCATATTCCAATATCTTCTAAGTTCTTTCGCTCTTTCTTTTGCTTGATCTCTTCTGTCTTGTCTTTCTTGTAGTTTTTGTTGTGAGGCTTTTTTGGCAGCAACAAGCTTAAGAGATATAACAAAGTATCCCATCTGCCTAATCTTTTGACGCATTTCATCTTCTGTTGCAGCATCAACACTATCACGAACAATATTCCCTTTTGTATCTTTAGCAACAAACTTACCACTAGCAAACTTTTGTCTAACTACATCTCCACCATAAGCAAATTTTCTTTTTGCTTTAGCAGCTTTCTGTCTATCGGTATATGCAGAAGAAGCATTCATTGTTTTAGATAGTTCTTCTTTTTCTCTAAATTGACTAGCATTTCTAACTGCTTCAAAACTATCAAATCTATTTGGTCTGGTGAATGTTTCTGGATTTGTACCTTTCCATTGACTTCTTGCTTCGTCTTTAGTTGGAGCATCGCCAAAGATAGACCTAAACATTTGGTCTTCTGACTGAGCATTATTTTTTGGCGGTGGTGGAGGTGAATTTGCAGTCTTTGGTCCACTTTGTGATCTTGCTTTTTTAAGATCACTCCGATCTTTTAAACGCTGAAAGGCAGCATTTACTTGTGCCATATTTTCGGGCAGACCGCCCCTATCTGAATGATGAATTAAAGCTGCTCTTCTAAATGCACTTGTTAGTTCTGGACCTTGCGGTATATAACCTTTAGTAAATCCAAGTATTTCTTCTGGATAAAGACCTTTAGGAAATGGTTTTGATCTTGCTTCATTTCCTTCCATGAATCTTTGACGATAGATTGGTCCACCAAACGCTTTTTTAGTAGGATCTTTTCCACCTATAGCTGTATTTATATCTTCAGCCTGACCTTCAGTTGCTCTTTTTCCTGTTCCATTATATGCTATCGCTACTTTAGATCTTATTAGCAGACCAGCTAATTTATTATCAGTAAACATTGGTCTACCATATTTATCTTGACCTTTACCTTTAAATAAATTAGTTAGTTTATCTGAATCTTGATAATTAGAAGCAGCGTATTTTTCAGTTATAGCCTTTGCCTGTTGACCTTTTTCTCTTTCTTTTTTTGTTCCTTTATTTAATTCATAAGCATCAACACCTTCTAGCCTTGTGCTTGTTCTAAATCTTGCTCTTGTTGGAACAACGCCTACATTTAAACTATCTCCATCAACTGTTTTGTTGTATTTTACACTGCTAACATCTCCACCCTTTAAATACTTGCTTCTTCTGACTTGATTTCTAGGTACAACCATCTCACCTGGCTCAAGCAAAGCTGGCACTTTATCTCCAGTGCCACTTCCTGGCACTATACCCCCTGTTCTCATCCTAAGAAAACCGCCATCTGCTTTTTTATTTGTTCTTGCAGACGAACTATCTGCACCAGCACCCTTTACAAAACCTGTGGCAAAAGAGCCAATACTTTGACCAATTTTTACAGCAGCGAGAGCAGTAAATAATGGGAGTAAACCTTTAAGTGAATTGATTAATGACAAGACAGAAGTGGCAGCACCAATGAATGTATCAGCCAAACTTCTAAAGCCAGGGCTATTAACAATACTTCTACCAACCTCAAAAAAGCTTTCCTTCAACTTCTGTAGTTTTACAGCAAGAGCATCCTGTGCCTGACCAGCATTAACAGCCAAAGACACACTACCAGCTTGAGCTACCCCTAATGCCTTCTGTGCAGTAGCAAATTCTTGAATAAGTGGGATAACCTTACTGATCTGCCTATAACCACCTAATTGCTCAACAATGGCACTAAATCGGGGGTCTGTTGATCTTAATTCTGAAAGTCCAGAGGACAACCTTTTAATTGCTTCATATGGTCCAACAAACTGCTGTTCTAAGCCAACATCTCCTAAAGCCCTAGCTTCATCTGCGGTATATCTAAGATTTATACCAATTTCTTTTAGAGCATTAGCCGTATCATTTCTTTGTATTCGTGTAAATATAGTTCTTAAGCCAGTACCAATACTTTCGGCACTTTCTCTTGTCGTTTGTCGTACTGATGTAAATAAGGCTATAAGCTCATTTAAATTACCACCAGCAGCTTTAAAAGCACCCCCTGTCTTTCTAATCGCCTCAATAATATCTGATGCTTCAACAGCAAACTCACCCGCTACAGCATTAACAGAACCTAAAGCTGCACCAAGATCTCTTGCTTCAACTTTAAACTGCTTCATAATAGCAATAGCACCTTCAGTCGTATCTTTGAGGTTATCAAAGTTTGGTGCTAAAGCAGCTTGTGCCATTGCTTCTAAGGCATCTTTAGTTTCAGACAGAGTTAAGTTAGCTTGTTTTAAAACTACTGCTACGCCAATTAAATCTTTACTGGAAACACCTAAATTTTTAGATAAGTTTGTTACTTGATCACCTACAGCAGCAACATCTTGTACTGTATCTGAAGAAACTTGTCTTAACCTAACCATTTCTCTATCAAAATCTACGGCAGCAGAAACAGCTTGTTTCATTGTGTTAGTAAAAGCAATGATTGAACCAGCAGTAACAGCGAATGCAGCAAATCTTTTAGCAGCAAAGCCAGCTTGCCTACCAAAATTTTCTATAGAATTAGTAACTTCAGAAAGCTGAGTTTTTAATGGAGTAAGAGAAGCAAATGTTGCAGAATTTGTTCCTATTTTTAAACTGTTCACACTTCCTAATGTGCTATTTATTTGATTGGCTGCTGCTTTTAAAGCACCACTATTTACAGCAACATTCAAATTGGCAGTCAAATTAAAAGCCATTTTTATACCTCAATAAAAAAGGGCAGAGCATAAGCGTAGTTACTTCTACGATTAAACCCTGCCCATCTATGCGATACTGTCCGTTTAGTTCTTGACTTCTTCAGCAGGAACTTTAGCTGCTTCAACAACAATTTCTGGTGCTGCCGTTGTTTTGACAGTCTCAACCTTTTCTTGGATTGGTTTACCTTCGTCATCAAGGAACGGAGAGAATTCAACAACATAATCTCCTTCCTCATTAACTCGATTACCATGAATATCAATGAGTTCACCAGCCTCATTAATATACCTACCATCCTTATTGACTAGCCTACCCTCAGAATCAACCCTTCGGCCTGTCTTATCAACTAAATGCAACTCTTCATCCACAAAGTTATATTTAGCTAAAAACTGGTTCTCAGGGAGCTTCTTTTCATAATCTGGATCAAGATTATAAAGCAACATAGCAAGACTTCCTGCTGCCTGTCCAGTTGCTGGATCGTCATCTCTATTTAAGTAATCTTCATAATTACTAAAATATGTTTTCCCTGTCTCTGAATACACCGTACATGAACTAACCCAGTAATTGAATTGGGCATTATCTGCTTGACCTTCAGCAGTATTATTATCTAGGGATGATCGCTCAGAGGTTAAAGCCCTAAGTTCCGCACGATCTTTCCTCATTTCAAGAGCTAAGTCCTTAGCCTGATTGAGTTTAATACCGCCAGACTTAATCTTTCTTTCTGCCCCATTAATTTTTTCCAATAATTTACGATATTCAGCTTCTTTGTTATCATCCCAAAGATTCTGCTCTCGCATAACATTATTGACTTTGCCACGAAGAATTGCACCAGATTCAACAGCATCTCGAAATGCCTTATTGTAAATCTTTTGCCCTTCTTGCCTCTGTTTAACATTAGGTCGAACAACACAAAGTTCAACTTCTTTGCTATCCAAGGTTACCTTAAACTGCTTCTTATTTGTGACACTCATAACTAATCCTCCTTTTGCTTAAGAATATTCTGGTGTCTGTTCCAATAAACAATATACTGCATTATCTCATTTTCGCAAGATCTAATTTGATGATTACCATTGTTCAAAACATTTGTTCTACATAAATCCCATAGTTCCCTCCACTTTCTTTGTTTGTCAGTCAAATCCGCTTCACTTATCCCATATCCCCAAATCTCTCCGAAGTTTTGTTCAAAAGAAGAAAGAGCACCAATAAACGATGTTCTTAGCTTAGTAGTTATAATTTTTTGCAGTCTTGCTTTTGATTCAGTCTCGTACTTTTTCCTGTTTCTATCTTCATCTTTTTTAGAAAAATTAGAAGCATCTTCCATTTGCGAATAGATATCCATTTTAACTACCTCCAGCATTCATTTGCATTTGAATATCCCTTACGGAATCGGGCATATTTTCTTCTGCAAGAGTGCCATGTTTTTTTAGAGCTTGTGATCTTTCTTTCTTAATCATCCTTGCGGACATATCATTTAAAGATTCTATCTTTTTAGCATCTTCCATGCTTTCTGCAATTAAAAATATTTCTTTACTATTTCTTATTTTGTCATTTCTTATTAATCCATCTACTCCAGTTTCTACTCCTTTTTTAGTCCTTTTCCTTCTTTGCAAAATCAACCAACCATCAAGCATATCATCATCTTCTAAAACTTCTTCTACTGGAGATTCTGGATGCTCATATATATTATCATAAAGTGATGACCAAATGATAATACTTTTTTGTTCTTCAGTTAAATCTACAGCAGGAACGCCAAACAAACTTGCTTCAGATTTTCTACATGACCATGTAGATCTCCAAGGATCTGTTCTGGCTATTTCTCTAAAATTAGAATCGGATATTTTATTTTCAATAAATACTGAAGTGGCATCTTCTAGAAGTGGTTCTGTTTGCTTCCAAAAATCATCGCCTTCCCAAACTCTAGTTCCATCTTCAAAAGACAATCCTTTTCCAACTAAATATCTCATTCTATCCATAGAGGCAATACCCTCACAAGATAAATGATTATATGCACTCTTTTCTTTATACAGACTAGAGAATGTTTCCTTTGCTATTTTAAGCATTTTCCTAATTGTTTTTCTTTCTTCTGTTTTGAATGTAGCTTCAAATAGTCTTACTTTTAATTCTTCAATATCTTTTGGCATTTGAACGATTTGTTTTTCTTTTTCATCATCCCAAACATTATTGCTATACATAAAGAATTCTAATTCTTGTTGATTGTATAGACCTTCTAATTCTGCTTCTTCAAATGATTCTATAAATATTTCTTGAGCGATGTGACGAGTGTGGCGATCTGGCTGTTTAAGCAAAAAAACTTTTCCGTTGATTTTACAACGAAAAAATCCAGTAATAATTCTGCTAATATATAATTCCTTCTTAAACTGATCCATCCTATGTTCCTAAAAATAAGGGGCAACAGGTTTCCCTGCTGCCCACATATTTATAAATCAACCATTAAAACTGGTCAGTTGTTGCCCTTATAGTTTCACTAGGATCTACCAAGTGAGTTACAGTAAAGTCATTAAAGGTTCTGAATGAGTAAGTAACAGTTGCGTTATTACCATCAACACCACCACCTTGGTAATTACAAGACTGCATCTTGCACTTAGAACCAAGATTAATAATAGTGCCTTCATTAAGAACTAATTTAATAGCCTGATTTGACAAGTTATTACCATTGTAACTATTTAATGCAGAGCCAGTTTCGGTTACTTCAATATTATCACCACCCTTTGCCAATACTTCAAATTCGGCAGTAACTTCTACTGGGAATTTGGTATATCGGAAATAAGGTGCTTTTCGACCCAATTCTAAAATCTGCTCACGACCAAGAGTAGCAGAAGCAGAAGCAGATTGGAATGATACATTGTAACACTTAAGTGTTTCATTTATAGTATTATATCCAGATGGCGAACCTGCATGAGTAGGAGTAATACCAGGAATCATAGTTGGGAAAAGTGATTTGGACATATTAAGATGCTGTCTTCGGGCAATACCAGAAGCAGATCGTTGAGCATCATAATTAGTGTTAGTTACTTCACTATATGGATCAGCATCCCATGAAGCATCCGAAGTTTGAGTGCCAGAATCATCTGGTCTGAAATCGGGAACCCATTTACCAGTTGCACCAGTATTCCAAACCTTATTGTTTGCAACCATAGTTACTGATTCAGTAGCATTTCCATCAATCCCAATTTTGTAAGAGACTTGACTTACAAAGCATCCAGAAACAACGCAAGTAGAACTTGGGGTTCCAGAAGCAGCTTCTTGAGTATCATCAGTAATAGAAAGAGCAAGAATTGTCTTTTGATTAGATCGACCAACCAAAGTTGCACTAGTAGAACCTTGAGTTCCAAGATGGTACAATAATGGAAAGCCATCAAGTACTTTTTCAAGAGTAATTTCTACATCTGCAACACCTTCAATGTTTTCATAAATTGAAATCATACCAATTTCAAAAACTTGTTCAAGATTGAAAGTGGTATTAATACCAACAGACTGAAGACCACGAACTTCTTTGTAGTCAGTAGTATTATCTGCTGCAATACCAACTGCTTGACAAGCATAAAATATTCTTCGATTTGCCATTTTATAAATCTCCCATATGAATTTCTATCCGAAAATCAACCCTCATTTAATTAATACACCAATTTAAAGAGAATCTATTGAGAAAGTAACCCTTATACTAGATCTATACATAGGTGGAGCAGCAAACTGCTCTTGAGATCTAATTTTATCAAAAGATATCAGCTTCCATTGGTAGTCAGTTGTTATTTTTTCGTAATTTAATCCAGATGGAGCTATTTGCCCATCATATGTAAGTGGGTATTTTTGATCGGCTAAGAGCCTTGTCTTGTCTATGCCCCAAAATCTTTTTTCCCATTGATTAATAATAACATCATGAACTTGCCTTCTATCCCAAGGTGTCTCTGCAAAAACATGCATTAATATATCTTGTTTGTGAACTCTATTGATAGCTCCTAGCTCATAAGGTGTCATACTTACAGATGGCAATGTTTCTAAAACTATAGCAGGAAGCTGTATTCTATTTAGGGAAAGAACATCCCAAGCACCAGACCCTTTAGACGAAAATTGAACATCATCAACTCTAAAGCTGTCGTATTGTATAGTTTGAAACCAAGGTATATCAGCAGATACAATTTTTACATTTCTGTAAGAATGTTCACATTTAACTGTGCTAGTTGTAGCTATTGGGGAATTAAAAATAATTTTACCTTCGGGATAATTTATCTTATATCCAGAAGGTCCAGATGTATTTTTAGGTATAAAAGATGTGTTTACATATATACCACTAATGCTTATAGGCTGATGGGTATACTCAACTCCAGATTCCCATACCCAATCTGATCTAGCTCCTTCCCACACAGAACCATTTGCATATCTAGGATCTCTAGAGAGCCTCATTTTATAAGACGGCAAAGAATGTGAACCAACTCCTGTTGGGTAAACTCCTGTTGGAACATAGATATTTGTAAAAGCACCAGTACATAAAAATCCATTTTGCATAAACATATGAACAGATGTTTCTAATAAATCTGAAGTTAATGCATCACCATAATTTGTTACGCCATGAAATTTTATACTCATTTCAATAATCCCTCTAAACCTTCTTTTAACTTCGTAAGCATGTCTACTTCTGTTGCAGCTAATGCCCTAGTTATCCAGTTGTCATCTATTGTTCCAGAATAGGCTGGATCTACTCTAAATCCTTTTGACATTTTTGGGGAAATCATTAATGCGTAACCGCTTCTTGATCGAGGTGTATCCTTATAAATAACTTCATAATCAGCAATAATTATACTATCGCCAGCAGTTAGTAGCCATTTTAGCCAATCAACAGTATTTCCATTTGAATCATAAGCCCCAAAATTTTTGTCTAATAAAAATTCTATTCCACCCTTCAATAACGATAATCTAATACCACCCAAACTTGCTGAAGTTGGTCCAAGTGCATTAAGCTGAATTGATGAGGATACTGCCTTAACAACTCTTTCTCCAACATTTTCTCCTGGCCTAAAACCAAAATCTTTTCTTAATTGTCCAATATCTAAAGAATAGTATGTATCACTTGGATCTTTTCTTAGCTTGTTTTCAATATATTCAACAAGACTCGGTCTTATTTTTACAAGTAGTCGATCTATTGTGCTGCGAAGAGTTTGTTTTAGTTCTTTTACTACAGCTAATGCAAATTGTTGTTCGTCAAGTCTAACATCATATTTAAAAGAAGCCATTTTAAGCTCCTATTCTATTCCATACAGCAACCCAATATCTGTTTTGGACTATGTTTCCTTGATCAATAGGCTCGCCAGCAAGTTCATATGTATATCTAATCATTGGCTCTAAGCTTATTTGCATAATCATTTTTCTTGACTGCAAAACATTTGCTAAATCTTTTATATATCCTTTAGTCTGAATTGTTCCCGCTGGATGCTGTATGTTTGCTGGAATTTTAACAAACCAATCAGAAGGACTATTTGATATTAAAAGCTTTATTGGGGTTGTACTTTCTGAAAAATGATAGCCCCTACCATCACATAAAGGGCAAATGCTTCCGTTTGGAAAAGGCATAGGTCCACCATTAGTCCAATGGTTTGATGACTTGTTACCGATTGGATCTATAATACAATTAACACAAGCACTTGGAAGTGGGGGATATACCAATAGGCAATCCTTGCCCAATTGATCTATTAGGTCATCTATAGCATCTTGAGCTATTTTTTTAACATCATCAGATAATGTGAATAATTTGCCCATAATGTATAATACACCACTGATAATTATACAATTAAAGCTTCTTTAAAATTAAATAATCATCTGAATACTTAAGCAAACTAAGTTTTTCTGATTTTTTATAAATATCTGCAATTTCTTGATCTGCATTTACTATGATTAAAAAATCTTCTGGCCTTAAAAAAGTTTCTTGTTTTAACAATGAAAAATCAATAAGTTCTTGAGACAAGCCTTTATAGTTAATTAATAATGTTCTAGTATTTTCATCTGGTGCTGCAAAATCATCTTCTTTATCTGTAAGAATAAAGTTTTCATAATTAAAGTTATTTATGTATTTTTGAATTGATTCTTTACACATATTTTTGTATTCATCCACTCTAACTACCCCAAGGCCTTTTTGGCAAAGAGCAATGGTAGTTTGTAATCCTTCTGAGCTTATATCTAAACAATATGAGTTATTTGCTGCCCAAACAATTTCTCTTACTGCTTCAACTGAAAGTCCACCATCAACATTAGTTAAAGGAACATATTGAAATTTTAATCTCATTAATGCTTCTTCAAATGTGTACAAGATAGGAACAATTTTTTCTTTCTGGCATATATAAGAAAATTCAGTTGCTTCTTGATAGTCATCTAGTACTTTTTTTGCAAAATCTTTACTTATCATCCATAAAGTTGAATCATCTAATTCATCAATATCAACAATCTTGTAAGATAATTGAGAATGTGTTGTTTTCAAGCAGCCTTTATTTATTTGATCAAATATAGTTATTTTTGCCTGATTTGTTTTTATTAGTGGCCAAAAATCAAGCATGAAGTTAATGCTTTTTTCTAGTCTTAAATTGCCTTTGCAAATTAAAGCGTAATCATATTCTTCTGCAATAAACTTGTGAAGAGTTAACTTTAGATTTGCTCCAAGCATATATTCTTTTTCTTTTTCCCATTTCATTTTTTTAAATGATTCTTCAGTAGTATTGCTTTCTCTTCCAATAATATAAGCTTTAATTTTTACATCATTTTTTTGTGCGGAAATTATAGGTGTTGGATTTCCAACTACTTTAGCAGAATCGGTAATTGATCTAAACAATTCATCTTGACTCACTTTTCCAGTAAAGTAAGTGATTGCCTCTCTATGATTCCAACCAAGTTCAGTCCAGCCAACTATATAATTGAATATTCTATCTACGATTTGTAGTGGGTAAGGAACGCCTTTTGGTCTGCTAAATCTGTGTATCCATTTTAAAAATGGAAGACACAAAGACTTGCCACCATTCTGCCTTACTTTTTCTTGTATGTAACCTTCTTCACCACCAAAACCTCTGAAATTTTTGTTGAATGTCGGCCAAACATCTCTTCTCATGCAGAAAACGCCTAGACCCTGCATAGGTATTTCAAATGGTTTTCCTTCGTGTACTCTTTTATCTGTTTCCCAAGTTCCATACATATGCCCTCTCCAACCTGGCTGAAAATGAGTAGATAAATCTCTTTGGTTGTCATACAAAAGTGGCCCTTGAATTAAATCTTTTGTGTTTTCATTTTCCCTTAAGTATTTTTTGAGTTCACTAATCACATCTTTTTTGAAAATAACATGACAATCAATGCACATTACAAATTTTCCAGTTGCCATTTCAAAAACATGATTTCTAGACTGAGATGTTCCAGCTTTTTCTGGTGCGTGTATATACCTTGCTCCAACATGACCACAAGCATTTTTTGTGTCTTCACAAGATTTTGGTTTTGTATCTACTATTAAAAGCTCTACATCTTCTAGATCGTGATAAGCTTTTAGTGCTTGAAGTGTAAAATAAACCCCATCAAAATCATCGTATGTAGCCATACCAATGGTTAAAAACATAAATCCTCCTTTAATTTCCTAAGTCTTAACTAAGCTTGTTTTGCAACAAACAAACCAGATAGCTCAACTGAATAAACATTGACCGCATCCAATGGAACAAATCCATTTTCAAATACTAATTCTTGATTTGATGACAAATTATATGATGTAGTTGTATCAGCATCTTCACCAAAATTCAAGTACATAATTCCAGTAGAATTGTTTTTAAAGTAAAAATAATTTCTTCCTGATTTTGCAGGGAAAATTTGTTGGCTAATTCCTGTTGCAACAATAGCACTAGAGCCATCTTCAAGACTATCGCTCATGCTGGTATCTACATTGTAATAACCAAAATTTCTACTCAAATTTACTGGTTCAATATCAGAAAATGTTCTAACATCAACCCTATTGTAAGTAGTTACTTCTCCAGAAGGATGCCCTTCAGTTGATTGAATAGTCGAAGACCCAATTTTAATAACACCGCTATTAATTATATGATGAGTTGCCATCTACCTACTCCTTATCTTGGGAAAAATGTTCTACCTTCATTGCTAGTATAATAAACCTGATCTCTAGAACCAGCAAATATTCTAAATGGACTCATTATAGCAGCACCAGCTATAGATCCAATTCTAGCAGTTTGATATTCTAGTTTAACTTCTTCGTAAACAGAACACCAACCCTTTTCTAGCAATTTCATTCTACCATCCATAGTTCCACGCAAGTCAATAGAAGAACTGCCATCCCTAATAGCAATTCCTTGACCAACAGCCCTTCTTGTCTCGCCACGCTCTATTAAACATGCTGATTTTATAGTTACTAAATTTATAAAGTTATCATCTCTAGTAGTTGCCCTATCTACTGGACTAGGCTCAATTGTAAGTGCTTGAATATCAACTTGAAAATTATTTGCAAATTTTAGTTCTGAAGTAACTAGTTGAGCAGCAACAGCAATCACTTGCGTAAGTCGTTTGTCTGTATATAGTTGTGGAGAAACTAAGTCATCTAATAAAACTCTCAATAATGTTATAAATTCTGCTTGCCAGTACATAATAACCTCTATGGTTAGAGCATTGTTTCAATTAATAATACACCATATTTTAATCGGTAAATGGTGGCACTATAACTATATTGCCAACAGATAGTGTGACTATATGTCCATTAGACAAGGTAGATCTAAACTCATAAGACCATCTTCCTGCCCCAATTTGACTTAATTCTTCATTACTAAGCTCTACTCTTAGAGATGTTTGATTAAGAAGTTCTGCAATTTTAGTAAATGTTGGTCTAGAATCTATAATGAATTCTGTAGTTGAACCAATAAGATCTGGCCAATCAACAGAAGTTATATCTATAGATCTAGATTCTTCTACTAAATAATCATCTGTCAATCTTAACTCTATAGGATTTTCTGGATTAATTGGTATTGGGTTTGTTAATGCAGGAACACCAATTCCAGTAGAGCTACATCTTGTGCTAACTTTAACATCTATGTTTTCATATTCTTCTGGATTAATTGCTAAAACACCAAGAAATTCAACCCCACAATAAAATTTGATAGCACCTCTAAAAGATGCTGGTATTGTTGGAGTAAATAAAAAGTAGCCATTAGTTAAATTTACAAATCCAGTTGTATATGGAGTACTATAATTTGTTCCATTTCCGTTTATTAATTGTGCAGATAAAGTTGTGCAATTTTCATAATTTTTGCCAAAAGATAAGCTTATACCCATTTCAAATGCCATGTTAATCTCCAAAAGCAGGAGTTATAATTAAATTTCCAAAACTTACAGTTACAGTATGGCCACTAAGAAAAACAGATCTAATTTCATAAGACCATCTTCCAGCACCAATACTTTGTAAATCTGTACTGCTAAGTTCAAGTCTTAAGGTTTTACTATCAATATAAGAAGTTATTTTTGAAAAGTTTAATTTTCCATCAACATAAAACATTGTTGTAACTTCACTTAGATTTGGATAATCATCAGAGGTGAAATCTATAGCTCTACCATCTATTGCATAATAGTCATCTGTTGACCTTAAATCTAATGTTTCACCAGCAACAAAAGTGATCATTTTTGCACAAACCCACTTGTACATATGTAATCAGACTGATTGCTATTTAATACGGTATACTCAATAGCAACAATAGTATCATTTGTGTAAATAACTTCATTCTGCATTTGCTGTTTCCTTTTTAGTCCTTTTGAGTTCATGCAATTCTCTAGTGTTCAACAGTATCTGATTAAGTATGCCCATAGTATTTTCTTGGCTTTTAACTACACTTTCTAGTCCATTTTCTAATCTGTCTATAAATTTGATATGCCTATCATGCAAAGGAAGGATAATCTTCTCGCCCAACCAATTTGCTGCTTTATAGGTTGTCCAAACAAAGAATATTAAGAAACTACAAGAAACACCCAATCGTTCAACTAATAGGACAATTTCTTTTTCATCCATTGTTCTAACCCCCAAATAATGTAGTTGTGCCTACATTAAATTACACCTGTCACTCCAACTTCTGTGGCATTCTCTACTACCTTTCTTTTTTCTGCAAAGGTGCTAGCTAAGATTGAACGAGCTTGACCATATTCTAAAAGAACAGCAGTCATTTCTTCTATAGACGAGAAAACAACAGGCGTATTATCCATGCTAATTAGGTTGGGAAGTTCTAGGCCCAATGCTGCTGCCTCTTTTGCAAGAGAAAATACACCCACAAGAAGGGCGACATCAGAGGGGGAAATTCCTAAACGATAGCCACGACCAGAATCCCAACCAACTTTTTCTAAAGCTGCCCATTCATTATCTATATTTTGAAATGACCATGCCTTTGCTTGAGATAGAGCGTCTGGAGGTGCAGCAGCTATATAATCCCATGTTTGATCAGCAAGCTTAGATATAAATTTGCCAATTTCTGAATCAAGTAAAACTGGCATGGTTATATTTCTTGAAACACCATCTGAATTTGTTTTAATCAGATTAATGTTGTATATGTCCTCTGTTGCTATTCCAGAGTTATCTATCCTGTTTGTCAGTATAATGCTTAAACTTAACATTTTTTCTCCTATGCTTTTATGATAAAATTAACGACTATCGCTGGTGGAATAATGCCGAATGCAGTTCCACCTCCAGTACTGGAATTAGTAACGGTATGGTTATGGTTAGTGCTTTCAGTTCCTGTGGTAGTTGCATGGCTATGATCTTGATTAGCTGCTTGCATGTTAGGAGTTCCATTAGCACTTCTGCCAGCACCATCTCTCAAACCATATGATCCAGACGATCCTACATTTCTTCCCCAACCATGTGTATGATCAGCAGACACTGTACCACTTGTTCCTGAGTGTGTATGATTAGCGGTTTGCGTTCCTACTGTTGTAGCATGAGTGTGAGAAGCCATGTTAGCTTCAGATAAAGCAACTGTTTCTGCTCCTACATTTGATCCCAAAGTTCTAGTAGTTAGAGAAGTACCTGTTCCTGCACAAATTGGAATCCTACCCCTCATATCGGGCAAAGTAAAAGTATCGTTAGAATTTCCAGAACCATAAGTAGTTCCAATAACTTTAAATAAATCGCCATAATCCTTTCTACTAACAGCACTTCCATTGCATAAAAGCCATCCGTTAGGAACTACAGATCCAGCAAAAAATCTTATAACACCAATAGGAGTAATGGATGATTGTAAACCTTGAAAGGAACTACCCTTAGGAGAATTAGTCGGTATCGAATTATAAGAAAAAGATCCAGCCAATTTACACCTATATTTTTATAATGAAATTAACAACTATGGATGGAGGCATAATGCCAAATGCCGTTCCGCTTCCAGTATTAGAGTTAGACACCGAATGATTGTGATTGGCACTTTCCGTTCCTGTTGTAGTAGCATGAGTATGGTTTTGCTGAATGCCACCAGTATTAGGTTGACCAGAACTACTAGCTGTTCCTGAGTCCATCAACCCATATGAACCAGATGTACCCGCAGTATGACTAAAGTAGTGGTTGTGATTTGTACTTTCACCCCCACTTGTTCCTGTGTGTGTATGTGTAACACTTTCTGTTCCAACTGTGGTTGCATGTGTATGAGAAGGCAAATTAGTTTCTGCTAATGTCGCTGTTTCTGCACCAAGAGTTGCTGCCAATGCCCTTGTGGTTAAACCAGAACCAGAACCAACACCAATAGGTAGTCTGCCTCTCATGTCTGGTAAAGTAAATGTATTGTTAGAATTACCAACACCATAAGTAGTACCTATAATTTTAAATAAATCACTAAAAGCTATTCTGCTTACAATGCTTCCGTCACAAATTAACCATCCAATTGGAGCAACGGAACCAGCAAACATTTCTATTACACCAGTCGGTATGATTGGTGTTTTTATAGGCTCAAACGAACTACCTTTAGGGGAGTTAGTTGGTATCGAATTATAGGAAAAAGATCCAGCCAATTTTCACCTATATCTTTATAATAAAATTAATGGCTATTGATGGAGGCATAATCCCGAATGCAGTTCCACTACCTGTGTTAGAATTTGTAACTGAATGAGTATGTGTGGCACTTTGAGTTCCAAATGTAGTTGAATGAGTATGACCAACAGAATTACCACCTGTTAATGGTGTTCCCGAACTGCTAGCAGTGGTTGAATCTATAATACCAACTTGTAAACCAGTAGTTCCTATAGGCTTATTGTAACTGTGCGTATGATTAACACTATGGCCACCGCTTGTACCTGTGTGAGTATGATTAGCACTTTGTGTTCCAACTGTAGCGGTATGGGTATGTGGTGGAAGATTTGTTTCTGCTAATGTTACTGTCTCTGCACCAATATTCGCCCCTAAAGTTCTAGCAGTAAGCGATGTGCCTGTTCCAGCACCTATGGGTAATCGCCCTCTCATATCTGGTAATGCAAATGTGGTGTTGGAATTACCAGCCCCATATGTGGTTCCAATAACTTTGAATAAATCGCCATAAGTCTTTCTACTGACAGCACTTCCGTCACATATAAGCCACCCATTTGGAGCAGTAGAACCAGCAAACATTTGAATAATACCAGACGATATAGTAGTCTCTTGAACTGCTTGAAACGCAGAACCTTTTGGAGAATTGCTTGGTATCATGCCATAGCTAAACGCTCCAGCCATTAATAACTTCCCCCCATTACACAAACTTGCAATGCAGTAGTACTAGCAGTAGTAGTAACACTAACAGAGGCAAAAAGTTTAAATGTAGATGGCAAAACAAGAGGATTGGCAAAAGTCAATGTGGTAGTAAATCCAGCAACAGTAGTTGAAGGAGTTACAGCGGTCACAAGTATTTCTGTAAACAAATAAGCTGTAGTACCATCATGTACCCATATGCCTACGATATTACCAGCGGTAGGTGCTGTAAAAGCGGTAGAGCAAGCATTGACTTGAATAGCATCAATTCTTAGCCCATTAGTAGAAGTGGGTACAACCTCTACTATATTTGCTGCTGCAAGACTAGCTGTTACTGTTGGACCTCTAGTTGTACACGCTGTTTGTGCTGCAAGTGTTTTTGCAACAAAGTATGGAGCTTGAGGAAAAATAGGTGTTGATGTAACTGGCATTATAAACCTCCAAAGTTGTTAGCTAAGAAAACATTGCTTGCTGCTGATGGGGCGGTTGACCAAGACAATACGCCAGAACCACTAGTGATTATTACTCCACCATTAGCACCATCTGTTGTTGGCAAAGTCCATATTACACTATTTGCTATATTGTCGCCAGCTTTGAATCCTACATAAGTTGTTCCATTTGCTGCCAGTTCATAAAATCTTAATTCGCTTGTGTTGCCAGCAGAAGTATTAAAAGGAGTTAAATTTAAAGATCTTGCTAAATATAGTGCGTAGTTAGTATCTACATAAAGAAGATTAGTTCCACCAAAGTTTTGTACTGTAAATAAATTTGCTGATGGAGAAGAAGATCCTTGGATAGCTATGCCAACTCCAGTCGAAACCTTTACTGTTGTGCCATCAAAAGTAAAGCTGGAAGATCCAGCAGCAGCATTGCTTCCATCTTTATAAACAACTTGATTTGCAGATCCAGCCACTGGGCCAGTTAAACCTTGGTTTCCTTGATTTCCTTGTGAGCCTTGATTTCCTGTTCCAGTTAAACCTTGGTTTCCTTGATTTCCTTGTGAGCCTTGATTTCCTGTTCCAGTTACTCCTTGGAAACCTTGGTTTCCTTGTCCTTGAAATCCTTGATCGCCCTGATGACCTTGAAAACCTTGTCTGCCTTGAAAACCCTGTTCTCCTTGCCACCCTTGATCGCCCTGATGACCTTGAAAACCCTGTCTTCCTTGAAATCCTTGATCTCCTTGTGAGCCTTGATTGCCTTGATGGCCTTGAAATCCTTGTGTACCTGTTCCAGTTGAACCTTGTAAACCTTGCGATCCCTGTGAGCCATAACCTTGTGCTCCTTGTTGACCCTGCTGGCCTTGCTCACCTTGCAAACCATAGCCTTGAGCACCCTGTTCACCTTGTGATCCTTGTGAACCATAACCCTGCAATCCTTGTAAGCCTTGTAATCCCTGCGAACCAACTTGGCCTTGGCTACCTTGAAAACCTTGTTGACCCACTGAACCTTGTGACCCTTGAAATCCTTGCAATCCTCTTGATCCTTGTGCTCCTATTGCTCCCTGATCCCCCTGCTCTCCTGATCCTGATGGCATTGGAGTTGTAATTACACATGAACACTCTCCAGTATCGCCCTTAATACCTTGTCTACCTTGATTGCCTTCAAACCCTTGCCTTCCTTGACTTCCTTGAAAACCATCATATCCTTGATAACCTTGAAAGCCTTGAACACCCTGATTTCCTTGTTCTCCTTGATATCCTCTTGCCCCAGTTAAACCTTGTTGACCTTGTTCGCCCTGATCTCCTTGTGGCCCTCTAATCTGCCCAATATTTTTCCAATAGATCGGAGAAATGTCAGTATGTATTAAACCATCGCCAATAGCAGCAACTCGACCACTTGGATCAGGACATGGATATGTTGCAGTGCCTTGACTTACATCTGTTAATACCCAAACATCATGCAAGATGGCCCCAACAGTTTCATCGTTGAATACATTTTGCCAACTGTCAGAACCTATGATTACAGAACCATATCCTACATCACCTTGATAACCTTGATCTCCCTGATTTCCTTGATACCCCTGATTTCCGCTATAACCTTGTTCGCCTTGTTCACCTAATCCTTGATAGCCTTGATCGCCCTGTTCTCCTTTATTTCCTTGATCTCCCTGACTACCATTTGATCCTTGGCTACCTTGATTTCCAGTAGTTCCAACAACGCCTTGATGCCCTTGAAATCCTTGTGATCCAAAAGTACCTTGACTTCCTTGATCACCAACATCTCCTTTTAATCCTTGAAATCCCTGATCGCCTTGATTTCCCTGATCTCCTTGGTAGCCTTGATTGCCCTGATTCCCTTGATCTCCATAAACACCTTGATTTCCTTGATCTCCCTGATCTCCATAAACACCTTGATTCCCTTGTCTTCCTTGATTGCCTTGATCGCCCTGATAACCTTGATCTCCTTGATATCCCTGATCACCTTGCGAGCCTTCATCTCCTTGACTTCCTTGTTGACCTTGTGATCCTTGGTCACCTTGATCTCCTTGATTTCCTTGGTCGCCTTGGTGTCCTTGTCTTCCTTGAAAACCTTGAAAACCCTGTTCTCCTTGAGTGCTTTGAAAACCTTGATTTCCTTGATTTCCTTGATCTCCTTGAGAACCTTGTGCCCCTGGAACGCCTATAGATATCCAACCAGTATTATTGTATACCCATGACCTTTCGCCAAATGTGTATATATCACCTAATTCTGGATCGTCAGGAAAATTTATTGGCATATCGTATGTCCTAAGTTTTTATTATGTAGTTCAATGCCATACTTGGCTGCATATTGTTATGTGGATTATCACCACCAGTATTGTTTTTATTTTCTATAACTGGAGTAAATGTATGTGTATGGTCTAAGTTTGGAGAGTTATTAGTATAAACATCCCAACCAGCTTTTTCATTTCCTCGAACTATAAGCCTATCTAAATAACCACCACCAAGATTAGCAAATCCATTTGCCCCTGTTCCCAATCCTGCTCCAGCAGCTATTAATTGACTATGATTATGTACTTGATTATTAGACATATAGCCAGTATTACCACCATTGCTACCATATACAATATTAGGATGACTATGTGATGGTATTTGACTAGCATTTAAAGTAATAGTTTCTGCCCCTACTGTAACAGACAATCCTCTATTTGTTAAGCCACTTCCTTGCCCAACACCAATTATTGTTCTGCCTCTTAAGTCTGGTACTCCAAATGTAGTGCCATTTCCTGCACTATATGTTGTTCCAATTACAGCAAATAATGCAGAATAAGTAACTCTAGAATAAGTGTTTGTACCATCACACAACAACCATCCAGCAGGAGCAGTGCTACCAGCGAAAGCAACTATTGATCCACTTGGAGTTGAAACTGCTGCTGGTGAACTAACCCAATTTGTTCCATCGCTTGTAAGAACATTACCAATTGTTCCAACAGATGTAAGCCCAGTTCCACCAGAGCTAACAGTTAAAGTTGCTGATAATCCACCAGCAGTAATTGCATTTTGATTTATCCAAGCTGGAGCAGCAGAACCATTTGATTTAAGTATTTGCCCACTAGTTCCAGCAGCAAGCATAGCTGTTGATCCAGAACCAGTTTGATATGAAATTTGTCCTGCTGCACCGCCAGCTAAATGTGTAGCTACTGATGATTTTCCAGTTGTGTCTTGATTAAGTATAGGTATATCAGAAGCAACTAAAGCTCTAAATGATGGAGCACCAGTAGAACCATTGGGTGATGCAAGAATAGTATTTGCTGTTTGATTAACTAGACCTATTGTAAATCCACCAGCAGTAGTAACTGGAGAACCAGAAAGACTAAATATTGCTGGTACAGATAAGGATACAGATGTTACTGATCCGCTGGATTGAAATCCTTGAGATCCTTGAACACCAACTAAGCCTTGATAACCCTGATAACCTTGTGAGCCATTTGTGCCACTAGAACCCTGTGATCCAGTGCCACCAGTTGCTCCTTGATATCCTTGATTTCCAGAACTTCCTTGAAGACCTTGAAGACCTTGACTTCCATTTGTTCCTTGGGAACCCTGAGAACCTTGTGCTCCAGTAGATCCAATTATTCCTTGTAATCCTTGTCTTCCCTGATAACCCTGTTCACCAACAGATCCTTGAACACCTTGATTTCCTTGTCTTCCTTGAAAGCCAATATCTCCTTGACTTCCTTGAACACCTTGAAATCCTTGATCGCCTTGATTTCCGTAAATTCCTTGCCTACCCTGATCCCCTTGGTTTCCTTGGAATCCTTGAACGCCTTGAATACCTTGATAGCCTTGTGGCCCTCTAATAAAACCAATATTCTGCCAATAGATAGGGGCATTGCCATTGTATATTAAACCATTTCCAATATTTGCAATACCAATAGATGGGTTTGGGCATCCTTCTGTTGCAGTTCCTTGTTCAGTGTCTGTAATTATCCAAACATCACCAACAGTAGCACCAGAGGTTTCAACATTAAATATATTTTCCCAAGTGTCAGAACCTTTAATGCTAACACCAGATCCTGTCTGACCTTGATAACCTTGATATCCCTGATGCCCTTGAATACCTTGACTTCCTTGGTTGCCTTGTAATCCTTGAAAACCCTGATAACCTTGAAATCCTTGTTGTCCTTGATCGCCTTGAAGACCTTGATTACCTTGGTTACCTTGAAATCCTTGTCTTCCTTGTAAACCTTGTCTTCCTTGAAAACCTTGATCTCCCTGTTCGCCTTGTTCGCCTTGTGTTCCTTGTCTGCCTTGAGATCCTTGATTGCCTTGAAAACCTTGATTGCCCCTATTTCCCTGTTCACCTTGATCACCTTGATCACCTTGTTCGCCTTGATTTCCTTGAAAGCCTTGTCTTCCTTGAAAACCTTGATATCCTTGATCGCCTTGATCGCCCTGATATCCTTGATTGCCTTGATCTCCTTGGATTCCTTGTCTACCTTGTCTTCCTTGAGATCCTTGTAATCCAAAATATCCCTGATAACCTTGATCGCCCTGTTCACCTTTTAGTCCTAGAAATCCTTGGTTTCCTCTTAATCCCTGATTTCCTTGGTATCCTTGTTCACCTTGTTCACCTTGTTCGCCTTGTTCTCCTTGATAACCTTGATTACCTTGATCGCCCTTAGAAACCAATAACGCCCAACCATTATTTGGTGGCGAAGAACCTAATGACCAAGCACCAATGTTTACCAATTGATAAAATGAACCTTGGTATGTAACCGCATCATTTAAAACATATGTTGTTAATGAAGACCAAGTGCCTATGTATGAGAATGGAACTTCACCTTGATAACCCTGATCACCTTGTGTGCCTTGATGACCTTGATATCCTTGATATCCTTGATATCCTTGGTTACCTTGATAGCCTTGCTGTCCTTGGTTCCCCTGATTTCCTTGAAGACCTTGAAAGCCTTGATAACCTTGTTCGCCTTGATGCCCTTGATATCCTTGTGTTCCTTGAAAACCCTGATAACCTTGATCACCTTGATTGCCTTGATGTCCTTGAAAACCTTGTAATCCTTGTAAACCCTGCAATCCCTGACTTCCTTGAAAACCAGAACCTTGATGTCCTTGTAAGCCTTGTGCCCCTATAGATCCAACAGGTTGAATCCAAATTCCAGTAACGCCATCATATATAAATATGTATATAATGCCTGTCGTTGTGTCTAACCACATATCACCAGCATCTGGAGATGATGGGGCAGTAGAACTAGCAGTATATATACCTCTATTTATTCCTTGGTATCCCTGATACCCTTGATATCCAGTATCACCCTTATCACCAGTTCTTGCAAAAGTGAGCAATACTTCATCATCGTTAGAAAATGTTCCACTTCCAGATAAATAAGAAATTGTAACATCAAAGAAGCTAGGCTCTTGTTCTGATGAATTGCTTATAGTATAAAGTGCAAATACTGTAGAGTCATTTTTCTTAGATAATTTAAAGTGGCCCTTCATCGTGCTTGTTGAAGCAGAGATTGTAGCTAAGAATAGAGAAAGATCTATGTTTGCATTATTTGGATTATCATCAATTATAACATGCGTAGCTGATGCAAGAGAAGCATTGTTAAATCTTATGTAGTTATCGCCTGGATCATTGATTGAATAATTATTTGTATCTATTTTATATTCAACTGTTACACCGCCAAAACTACCAGTTGATCCCTGATATCCTTGATCGCCTTGATTGCCATAATTACCTTGATCGCCTTGTAATCCCTGATCACCTTGATTTCCATGTTCTCCTTGATTGCCTTGATCTCCTTGTAAACCTTGTTCGCCCTGCCAACCTTGATCGCCTTGATTCCCCTGATTCCCTTGTTCTCCTTGAAATCCTTGCTCGCCCTGATTTCCTTGGAAACCCTGTTCGCCTTGAAATCCTTGCTCACCTTGGAAACCTTGATCGCCTTGATTTCCTTGGAAACCTTGCTCACCCTGATTACCTTGTTCTCCTTGGAATCCTTGATCACCCTGTGAACCTTGTTCACCCTGCCAACCTTGATTTCCCTGATCTCCTTGAAAACCTTGAAATCCCTGCTCTCCTTGATTTCCTTGGAATCCTTGTTCACCTTGAAAACCTTGATTTCCTTGACTACCTTGAAATCCTTGATCGCCCTGTTCACCTTGATTGCCTTGATAGCCTTGTTCTCCTTGATTTCCTTGAAAACCCTGTTCGCCTTGATTGCCTTGATGGCCTTGTTCTCCTTGATTTCCTTGTGGACCTTGATTGCCCTGTTGACCTTGAAATCCTTGATAGCCTTGGATTCCTTGTAAGCCCTGATTGCCTTGAAACCCTTGAAAACCCTGTTCGCCTATTACCGGCACTACGCTGACAGTTGTTCTTGCAAACGAATAATATGCGTTTCCTTCGGTATACCATTTAAGTGAATGTGCTGTGCTATCATCATTATTTGCATAAATCTTAACGATCATACGATTAGTAGAATCTATAGTCGTTGTTGTTAAAACTAAATCCATTAAGGTTTCTACTGCATTAGTACTATCAGTCCACCCTATCATTGGAGCATTTGTTGATAATATTGGCCCTATTGGGGTTCCAGTAGAGTTTGCTAATTGTATTGTAATATAAGTTTGTATGTGGTCGTTTGAGGCTTGCTTTAGAAAGTGTTGGTGGAATAACTGAGATCCACCTGGTATAACTGAAAACCCTAATTGTGGCGTTATAAAGCTGGCAATGAGCACATCATTTGTATTTCCAGCCAATGATGTTGTCACCATCTGCTGAGATGTTGCAATTGGAGTTATAGAAAGTTGTTTATAGCCATTTACATCAGATGCAACAGAGTAATTAAAATAATATGTCTCTCCAGTAGATTCGCCTCTATATCCCTGATTACCTTGAAATCCTTGATTACCTTGCAAACCTTGCAATCCCTGTTCGCCTTGGTATCCTTGTTCGCCTTGATCTCCTTGATCTCCTTGATCTCCTTGATTTCCTTGTTGTCCTTGAAATCCTTGATCTCCTTGATAGCCCTGATCGCCTTGAATACCTTGTTCGCCTTGATAACCTTGAAATCCTTGATGACCTTGAATCCCCTGCTCTCCCTGCTCTCCTTGAAATCCTTGGTGACCTTGATCACCTTGATTCCCTTGGAAACCTTGGTCACCCTGATTGCCCTGATTACCCTGTGAACCTTGGTATCCTTGGTCACCTTTCTGAGCAATCAATGTCCAAAAAGTTCCTTCTGCGGGGGTATCCCCAAGATTGCCACCATTAGAATGAATGCGATACCAAGTTTGCCCTAAATAAGTTGCTATATCACCTATAGCATATGATGCACCACCACTATAAGCACCTGTGAAATTCCATAATGCATCTGATCCTTGATTACCTTGATTACCTTGCTCACCTTGGTTGCCTTGGTTGCCTTGATAACCTTGATTTCCTTGCTCACCTTGATTTCCTTGCTCACCTTGAAAACCTTGGTCACCTTGATTTCCTTGATTTCCTTGAAAACCTTGATCACCTTGAAACCCTTGATCGCCTTGGAAACCTTGTTCACCCTGTGACCCTTGCTGACCTTGGTTTCCTTGAAAACCCTGCTCTCCTTGATCACCTTGGCTACCTTGATCTCCCTGATTTCCTTGTGAGCCTTGATATCCTTGATCGCCTTGCGAGCCAACAATACCAATAGACAGAGTAACAAAATCTTCGTTGTTTATTACTCCATATGTACTAACTAGTGCCACATTAAATATTACATAACTTCCATCTTCAGTATCGTTTGTTGCAGTACCATCTACGCAAGAAGTTATTTGATAAGTAACATATGTTGAAGGATTTGCTTGACTTGTTAGGGTTAAATAACCACTCTGAATACTTAAGAATAAATCATGTAGCGTAGTATTTAATCCGTATGGATTATCATCTACTTTAACTTGAGTGGCCGAAGTAAAAGGATCAGCATTAAAACTTATATAATCATTGGTAGGATCAAGATCTGTAAGAGTTGTTGTATTTACTTTGTATGTCCAAGACAATGCAGCAATTCCACGCTCGCCTTGATCTCCCTGATTTCCTTGCGAACCTTGCTCACCTTGCCAACCTTGATAACCCTGTTCCCCTTGTGATCCTTGATTACCCTGTTCTCCTTGATTGCCTTGAAAACCTTGTTCTCCCTGATTTCCTTGATCTCCCTGATTTCCCTGTTCACCTTGAAATCCTTGATAACCCTGTTCGCCTTGAAAACCTTGATTTCCTTGATCTCCCTGATTACCTTGATTTCCTTGATCACCTTGAAAACCTTGATTTCCCTGATCTCCCTGATCTCCCTGATTACCTTGAAATCCTTGGTTTCCTTGATGCCCTTGCGATCCTTGATCGCCTGTTCTAGCAAATGTAATTATAACATCTTCACTGTTGACAAATGGAGTTGAACCACTTCCACTAACATATGAACAATCTACTTGAAAATAACCAGACAATTCACTCACATTAGAAATGGTGAATAATGCAAAAGAAGAAGAATCAAATTTTTTAGATACTCTAAAATGACCTTTAATTGTCGATGTAGAATCATCTATTGTTCTTAAAAATTCTTGAATATCAGTAGAATTATCGTTTTGATCATCAATCAATAAATGTGTTGCATTTACAAGATTTGCTTGATCAAATTTTAATTTTCCAGAAGTTGGATCAGTATTATCATTGTTAGAAATGAATGTGTAATCAAAAGAAGCACCACCAAAATTTCCATCATTGCCCTGATTGCCTTGATTACCTTGATTGCCTTGTATTCCTTGAGATCCTTGTAAACCTTGTAAACCTTGGAAACCCTGTTCTCCTTGGAATCCTTGATCACCTTGAAAGCCTTGGAATCCTTGATCACCTTGTTCTCCCTGATTTCCTTGCAACCCTTGATCACCTTGGAATCCTTGATCTCCTTGATCTCCTTGAAATCCTTGATCACCTTGGAATCCTTGATCTCCTTGATCTCCTTGATCTCCTTGATTTCCTTGATCACCTTGATTTCCTTGATTTCCTTGATTCCCTTGATTCCCCTGATATCCTTGATCACCTTGGAATCCTTGAATTCCCTGATCACCTTGCAATCCTTGATTGCCCTGATCTCCTTGAAAACCTTGTTCTCCAATTTTCCCTGCAAGACAAATTGAAAGAGTGTTATATGTTTTAAATCCTGGGCTTGAAGAATGCGTAACAACTGCAACTATATCCCCTGTTGTGGGATTATAAGAAGTTATTCGCATGTACTGTATAATATTGTCAGTCGGTGCGTATACAGACAGTATTTGTCCAGCACCAAAAGCTAAACCTGTCGCTATAGGACTTTGATAATAATTTTCACCAACTGTTTGAAAATAATATTCGCCTGTGTTTTGTGTAGTGCAAATTAAAGGTGTTGTGCCTTGATTTCCTTGATACCCTTGATCACCTTGATTGCCTTGTAACCCCTGTTCACCTTGAAAACCTTGTTCTCCTTTTTCACCTTGTGATCCTTGATTTCCTTGTTCTCCCTGATTGCCTTGAAACCCCTGTTCGCCTTGAAATCCTTGTTCCCCCTGTTCACCTTGATATCCTTGATCACCTTGGTTTCCTTGTGCCCCTTGTGCTCCTTGATCACCTTGATATCCTTGATTACCAGAATCCCCCTTATCTCCAGTTCTTGCAAAAGTTAAAAGTACTTCATCATTATTTGAAAATGTTCCATTTCCAGATAGATAAGAAATAACAACATCAAAAAAACTTGGTTCTTCTTCTGTTGCAGAACTAATTGAATAAAGTGCAAATACTGTCGAATCATTTTTCTTAGATAGTTTAAAGTGACCCTTCATTGTGCTTGTTGATGCGGAAATGGTATTTAAATATAAAGAAAGATCAATACTTGAGTTGTTTGGATTATCATCAATAATAACATGTGTAGCTAATGCAATATTAGAATTATTGAATCTTATAAAATTATCGCCGGGATCGTTTATTGTATAATTAAGAGTGTCTATAAGGTATTCAACTGTGACACCACCAAAGTTTCCATTTGAACCTTGATTGCCTTGTTCACCTTGAAAACCCTGTTCGCCTTGAAATCCTTGGTTGCCTTGTTCACCTTGAAATCCTTGTTCACCCTGACCACCTTGAACTCCCTGTTCACCCTGCCATCCTTGATTTCCTTGAAAACCTTGTTCACCTTGGAAACCTTGATTGCCTTGCTCTCCTTGAAAACCTTGGTCGCCTTGATGACCTTGATCACCCTGTCTTCCCTGCCATCCTTGATCACCTTGCCAGCCCTGATCTCCTTGATGTCCTTGAAAACCTTGTCTTCCCTGCCATCCTTGTTCACCTTGCCAACCTTGATCTCCTTGATGACCTTGCCAACCTTGATCACCTTGACTTCCTTGTTGTCCTTGAAAACCTTGATCTCCTTGGTGACCTTGAAATCCTTGATTTCCTTGCCAACCCTGATCTCCTTGATGGCCTTGAAATCCTTGTCTTCCTTGATTTCCTTGATTTCCTTGAAAACCTTGTCTTCCTTGAGATCCTTGCGATCCTTGCGATCCAGTTGTTCCTTTTTCAGCAAAAATTGTCCACCAACTATTTTCCGCAGGGGTAACTCCATCAATAGTTGATATGCAAATCCAAGACGAACCACCATATGTAACTACATCATTTACATAATATTGTGAACTAGGGTTATAGGCTCCACGAAAAGTAAGACCAACACCAATAGACCCTTGATTACCTTGGTCACCTTGATCTCCTTGAAAACCTTGTTCGCCCATTTGACCTTGATGTCCTTGAACACCAATCATTCCTTGAATGCCCTGATTTCCTTGAGATCCTTGAGATCCAGCAATATCTTATGTGATAAAATTTTCACCATCAAAAAAAACGGCTTGTCCAGAGGCTGGTACTCCAGAAAAGTCGTCTTGATCTTGTATTCTTGTTATGTTTCTTTGGAAGTGCATATTTTATTTTCTCCAAAGATAAATACACCATCTGTTAAGTAATGGCTGGCCACTTTTTAATAGGGCAATCTTGACCAGCCCAACTAGCTTTTGTCTTCAAATTACAACCACATTTTGTACATGTCCAATTAGGACTAGATTTATTTACTTCGGGGCATGTATCACAAATATCTAATCGTATTTTTACCTTATCTTCCGTTAATGTTGGCATTCCAGCAGCAACATGCTTAACAACCGCTTTTGCAAAGCTTGCAGCTTTTTCAAAAATTGTTGGTTCTTTAGCCATAACGATCTCCTTTAGTGTTTCAAATCCTTTTGCAATATAACAAAAAAAACAGTCCTCGTAAAGAGGACTGCTTTATTTTATTTAATATTTTAACACTATACTGCACCAAGAAGAACCCTTCGGTTATCAAGTACAGCAAAGCCGTGTTCACCAAAACCATACATGCCCATCCTGCGTTGACGATGGAAAGTAGGATCTTCGTAAACTTCGATTTCTTGACGAACAGGATGAACAAAGCTGTCTTGTTTATCAAGGTCTAAGCCGATAACAATTTCAACTTTGCTGCCTGGCATAGATGCACCAAGAGGTCCAGCATAATACTTCTGGAATTCTTGACCAACGCCAATTTCATCAAGATCGTGAAGGTTAACGCCAAATACCCTTGGAAGTGGAGTTTCTTCTTGAACGAAGATTTCCCTTCGGGTAAAGTCATCAACTTCACCAATCTGCCATCCACGAATGTCTTCAAGACTTTCTGGACTGATATAAAGGTCAGTAAGCTTACCACGATTAATCGAGGTACTATTACCACCAGTATTTCGCCTCATGGAAGTTTTGAGAAGAGCAACTAGCCTCTTGCTAAAGTAGCCAGCAGCAGCAGCATCGTCATAAATGACAAGGCCACGACCAACGCCAGCAGCAAGAATGGTTCTCCAGCCATCGCTGTTCATTTTACGAACAAAAGATGCTTCAAGAACTTGCATTGCTCGACCAATGATATCCCACCTTGCATCCCTAGCATAACGCAGGGAGAAGTCGATGGAAGCACCAACTTCATAGGTAGGAACCATTACATAGTCGCCTTCTACGCTTCGCTCAGGAATTTTACCCTGTGCAGGAATCGTATAAGCAACGAAATCTTTCTCAGTACCAGGAGCAAGAAAATCCAAAGGAAATTCTACCGAAGTACCAGGAGCAAAATTTACAGTTTCAAAAATATTGCTAACGATATCTCCGTTAACAATACCCTGACGAAGAGGGAGGGTTAAAGCTTTGGCCAATTCAACTTGTGCAGCACAAGCAACTTCATAATTGTTGCTGCCTGACTTTTTCAACAAGTCTACCATTTCTGGAGTTGGTGTCTTCATGGAACTATCTCTCCTTTTTTAAAAGTTATGCAGGAAGGTCAATATACACTTTTGCGAAACCACTTTCGTCTTTTGCAGTAGCAAAAGCCCCTACTAGTGGAGTAGCAACTACACCAACAGGAGAAATTACAGTTGATAGAACACCAGTTCCAACAAGATATGCTGGAGCACCTGGTGCTGGAGTACCAGCTACCGCATCAGTTACAACATAACCTTTGCGAAGCAGTGGGGCTTTTTCGCCAACTACTTGCTCATCTTTGTGGAAATTTCGATGCTGACGAGTTTGGTCAATGCTTACAAAGCTTGCCAAAGTCAAACCAGCAACTTTATATCCAGATGGATTTACAACTAAAGATGCAATTCCTGGAGTTTCGTTACCAACACCAGAAGCTTGAGTACCATAAACAAGAACAAGACCCTTGCTTACAACATCGTTGCAAACCAAAGAAATGTCAGTTTCAAGTACATTACGGTCAGATTTAAGAGCCATTAGTCTCTCCTTTTATTACTCTGTGGCCGATGTTTCTAAACCAAAATAAGACGCAATTTGCGATGCTACTTGCTTAACACCATTAGAACTTTCTGAAGTTGCAAGAGCAGCATCTGATTTAACTTCAGCAGTGTCCAAGATAGATGCAGATGCTTTAACATCTGCTGGATCTTCACTAATTTCTACATTTTCACTTGGAGTTTTCTTTTTGTCTTCTTCTGGATCTTTAGCTGGTGCTTCTTCATTAACAGTTTTTCCAGATTTGTATTCAGACATTTTTTTATTAAAGTAATCAGACTGTACATTAACAGCGGTGGCAAAAGATTCATCATTAAGAGTACTTAATGCAGAAACTACCAAAGTAGCCTCATCTTTATTCATGCCAAACTTTTCGATTACCAAGCTTGCACGATCACTCATGCTTTTTTCTTTCTTCATGCTGTTAAGTTCGTTAACAACCATGTTCAATTGTTTTTTCATGGCTTCAGATTCAGCCATCATTTTCTTTTTATCTTCTTCATGCATAGAAGCTTCTTCTTCCATTTTCTTTTTCTTATCTTCCCACCATTTGTTTGCTTCTACTTCTTCTTTGTCCTCTTCTTTAATTGCTGGATCTTCAGAAGTCTCTTCCTTCTTTTCTTCTGGAACTTCCGGTGGAAATTCAGCAACAATTTTTTCTTCTTTAACTTCTTCAATGCTCATAATGATCTCCTTTGACTTTGTAGTCTCATCTAATTGGTACACCGAACTTGTAATAAAAGCTTCCGTTTCATCAAAAATAATACTTTCTGGATTGGCTGGCTTGCGGACAAGCCCCTTTCCAGAGAAGACGATGTTCTTTAAAACTCTTCCTATTTTGACATTATTAAAGACACCATTACCGCCATATGCTCGTAAATGTTTAGTTAAAAAAGCAGTCTTTTCATTTCTAGCAATTACTTTGGCAGCAACACCATCATCCATAGCGTAGTCAAAATTATTAAATAATGCTTCCATAGAAACAAACCATTTGTTGTTTGCTATGCCAGAGATTATATCGTTCATCTCTTCTTGTTTTTTTGGATCTTCCCAAAATTTATAAAGTACAGCAGAGGTCAAGATGTGAAACTTTTTAGGCAATTCATCAACACTAACTCCTTCTGCCACATCATTGCCATCTTCATCAATTACTTTAGATCCAGTAATATGTCCGATTATTTGCTTTTGATCATGCTCATAATTAAATGGCTTATCAGATGGGGTATTTCTTGCAGTCCAAACTTCTGCTTTATCAAACACATCATCATTTTTATTCCAGCCAGTAGTAACTAAGATAGACTTCAAATAATGAAGATCCATCTGGTTTTTGTTTTCTGCTACTGCTCTAAGTGGCTTGTTTAATAGGAAAGGATCGCAAATTTCTAATTCACATGTAGAAGAAATAGACATGCTAGAAATAATTTTTTCTTTAAGTCCATCTTGTATTTCTGACTTAAAAATTGCAAATTCTTTCATTTATTTTCTCCTAAATTAAAATAGTTTGTTATTTTGCTTAAAAACAAAACATTATCTATTTCTTTTTCAACATCTGCGTTCTTAAATTTAAGTATGCCATCGTCTACACTAAATAATTGCAATGTAAACTTATATGAATTTTCAATGTCTTGATGCAAAAAAACTGCGTAAATATCATCAACCTTCTTTTTGCCCATGTATACTTCTACATCAGAAGTTTCTGTGTCATATATTATTTTTATCTTTGGCATACTATCTCCCTAATAAATACACCCAAAAATCATATATTCTTTTAATTAAAGATTTTTGCCCTTTTATAAACAATCCCAAGCTTTCTTTTTCTCTAACAAATTTATCTAGAAATTTTGGTAATTTTTCACTTTTATGTTCATGCGTAAATATAAAATTAGATTGATTACCTAGTACTGTAATGTAATCTTTCTTACTATTTTTAGCAAATTCTTTATACCAATATCTTTCTAAAACATCAACTGTATCATGTTCAACAAATGGAGGCCAAAATTTTCTAGCGGATGAAACCGCAAAGCAATTTGTTGCCCAAGCATCTGTTGTAAATCTATTATTCCAAATGAAAGTTACAGCACTAGCACCAGAAATCATTTCATTTTCTATAACATTAAAGCCGTATTCTGTTATTTTTACATCTGCTGCTTGAACTATGCAGTACGAGTCTGGATGATCTCTAAATACAGTTTCTAATCCTAGTCTTATATTGTGAGATTCAAAAAAAGATGTTGGCTGTTTTCCATTTTCGTTTGGAAAACCTTTTCTTGTAATTAGCTTTTGAACAATGTCTTTTTTAATTAAGTCTTCAAATAACCAAAACTTTCCATGTTCTGGAGAAGACCATATTACATATATATCTGGCTTAGCCTTGAAAAATTTTTTATATCTTTCTATATTTTCAATACTACTACAAAATTCATGGTATCTACGATATAGGGTAATCAGAATTATTGGTTTCATCTTGTTTGCCTATAAAGTAAATTGCAACAGATGACGCTTCAATTTTTCTTCTTGTTTCTGTATTTGGTTGAATGCCTTCTTTAGAAATATAATTCTTAGTAGCTATAGACAGAACCTTATTTATATCATCATGAATTTTCATGTCTGTATTAATAATTTTTGCTATGGTTTGCTTCTCTACCTTTTCCAAATAGCTTAAATTGCAAAGTATATGGAACTTTGTTTTTTCTAAAGAATTAAAATCTTCAGAAGATAGTTCTCTTATAGACTTCTTTTTTGAAGAATGTAAAAAAGCTGGATTAACTAAATCAGATATAGATTTTTGAGCAGCTTCTGCCCAAGACATTATCTCTACTAATTCAGCAGCAGTTCTTGGTTTTACTTCTTTTTTCTTCCTTACTTCTTTATCGTTGACTCCAACTGGTCTTCCTTGCCCTTCAATGCCAATAGGCTTGTCTTGAGATTGATTTGGATTTTGGCCCATTGGAGGAACTTTTGGTGGTGCTGTTTCTTGAGAGGCTTCAACCCCAAAGTCTTTTGGAGTAAGCACACCCATTTGTGCCCAAAGTTTTTTGATTTCTTCTAGTCTTTGTGGGTTGTGCCAAGGGCCAGCCTTCTTAGGCATTTGATCATTTTCCCTTTTCTTAAACTCTCTTTTTCTTCTAACAGTTTCAATTTCTGGAACAAAATTAAATCTTTCTTGAATTGCTTCTTCACTAATAATATCTCTATCAATTAAGTCGATAAGCAATCTCTTCTCTGCTGCTTCGTCTTGTAGTGTTTGATGATCAAAAACAACTTGAGCAGGGAACTTAAATCCCATTGCCTTCTGAACTACTTTTATTTCAGTTTCCCAAAATCTAGCTAGTAATTGTCTGCCATAATCTAGTCTTTCAATTAATGTTCTAAGACTAATGTAATTATTTGAAAAGCCTTGACCAGTAGGCAAACCAGTTAAAGATGGTGGTATACCCAATCCTGCAAAAATTGCATTTAAAATTGGCTTATACTTTTCTTCACCTAAAAATTTAGCTACATCAGTAGATGTTTCTTTAAAGTCTAATTCTGGACCCCATATAAGATCGATAGATCCACCACCAACATTGTTTAAAAGCATATCTGCAAGCCTACCGATTGCATTTTCTGTTGGCAATATTCTATGTTCTAAAGATCCTAATTTCCAAAGTCGAATATGGCTAACTGCACCATCTAATGCTGCAAGATCAGCAAGCTTCATTTTCTTAAGCATCAACAAATCTTCTAAGATGCAATAGATCATTGGCTTTGCCCAAACTTGCCAATCATCTCGCTTGTAGTAAATAGCAACAGTTTTATCTGCTGGTAATGGAATTGATTTACCACCAGCAATACTTGGGGTGAAGTTTGATGTAGGTACTCCAGACAACATTTCTTTTTCTATTTCTTCTTTTGGATTCTTTAATTTTTTGGCAATTATTTCTGGAATTCTAACGCCATATCTAAATGCATTTGGCCCAAGAAATGGTGCTAACTCTTCTCCATACACTTCAATTGTACAAGGATTATAAATTGTGTATGACCAAGGAATTTCATTCTTGGCTACACTTACTGGTTTTTCAATAACTAAATCTGCTGCCGAACCCTTCTGTAAATTTTCAACATCTGAGTTTTTTAATTTTGCAGTAGATCGTTTTATAATGACATTCCCTGCACGATAAAGCATATTTAAAATACGCTCAGTTCTTTCTACTCCATTTACTTTTTTAAACCATTCTCTATAAAAATCTTGAATTTTTTCATTTGGATGAACAAGCTCTATTCCCTGACAAGCAAATTCTGCCATCATATCTATTACATTACGCACAATGCCAATCCGTTCATAGGCTTGCATACAAGCAAGCATGATATCTTTATCAAATAAGGGGATTTGTTCGCCTGGTCTAAAGAAATCGTAGTCTCTTCGATCAAAAGATTCCCTAACTGAAACATGATTAGTGGCAACATTTTGAAAAGAATTACCAGCAACAGATCTACTTAATGAGTCTGCATGACTGGCTTTTGCGAATGCTTTTTGTTTTGATTCTGGATCATTTTCATCCCAAGTTACAAACATTGCTTTATCATTTGACATTGTATTTTCCCTAATCTGATTGCAATCGGATTACTCTATAGTGTTATTACACCTTGTGGGAACAACTATACCATAACCAGAACCATGATTGGTAGCTTTTTTGAACCATTCTGGCCCAATATACATTTCCTTATCCTCTGCATTTTGAGATGCGACATGCCTAGCAAACCCACCAGTATGAGTATATTCATCTTGAACTTCAATTCTTTGAAATGCTCTAGCTACCATATTTGCCATAAGCAATGCAGAATACCTATCTTTTCTTGTTCTGCTCTTTTTACCATCTGGATCTCTACTTTCTGGAGTATCCCATCTATCTCTGCCCGATGGAGTATGAACATGAACAATACTAGAAAGCTCATCTTTTAGTTCTTCTATATCCATCACACAATCTTCTAGGGTGTCATACATATTAACCCTTCCTGTTGCCATATCTTCTTCTTGTGCAAGAGTCAATGAGATTGGGTCAAAGTATGGAAATAGCAAAGTCTTGTCTTCTAAATCTTTTCTTAATCCATGATTTGCTTCTACTACCCAGTTTGGATCAGCAAAATTTATCATCGATAAAATATGTTCACCACTTTTATCGTCTGAGTCTTTTCTTTTAAGTGGATCAATTACTTTATAGATTGCTTTTTCTGAATCCTGCAATCTATTCGTATCTTGAAGTCCTTCCTCAATAGCAATACCTCCACCTTGACTATCCAAAGCTATGCGAACCATATTGGGAAACATCTTTGCTAAATTTCTTATTTTTCTACAGCAATAACTGTAAAAGTCTTTTTCATTTACAATTCCACTTTTCATTTTTTCTTTAAACGAAGATCTAGTTGTAGTCCAGCAATATACTATTCGTCTATGATCTGGATAAAGTGCTAAGATTATTACTGCAAAATTATCTCTTTCAGATGCTGGATCAATAGCCATAACATGCTGCACAGATGAATCGCCAAGAAGAGAAGCATGAAATAAAACTTCCCCACTAGGTAAAACAATTGGCGAACTTGGATTTCCAGAAACGCAAGATTCAATTAAGCTTCTCTTAAAAAAACCATCTGAATCAGTTGCAAATGTAGCACCATATTCAATTAGATAATTCGCCTTAGTGCTATTTATTCTTGCAGAAGTTATTTGCTTCGCATCCATAAAACCTGGCGGTAATATTTCCACAGGAAGTCTTATGATTGAATAATCTCTCCAATCAAAGCCATCTGGAACTGGCCCTTGAAATATCTGTTCTAATAAATTTTTGTCTCCATTACTTTCAATAATTCTTTTATAGTTAAACCATGTTTTATAAAAATGATTAAACGAGTAGTATGCTGTACCAGAAACTATGTTTTGATTGCTTCTAAGTATCTTGCTTTCCTGTGCTTCATCTTCATCAGTCCAAACCCCAAGCTGTTTCATCAATCTTATTTTTGCTTGCCTATGAACTTTTTCACTTGGGTTAGAAGATACGCTAGAGAAACCCCTTACCACATTTTGATAAATGTCTTCTCTAATAGAAGCGAACTCGTCACAAACTGTATAGTTAGCTCTTTGACCTCTAATCTTTTCACCTGTTCCCAATGGCAATGCCATAGCAACACTTTCCCCAACAATCATTTCGCATCTATCTATGTCTCGTCTTGGGCCTTGATCTCTATTATTTCTACCTTTGCCAACACCGCATATGTCTCTATAGATAACCCCATTTGCCCATAGACCTTCCATGTATTCAAATATAACTTTACTCTGTCTAAATACTTTACCTATGATTGCAATCTTGCATCCTTGGGTAAATAAAAGTCTAAGCATAGAATATAACGCAAGGATATAACTTTTCCCTGCACCACGACCAGCGATGATCATTGGGAATGGTCTTTTCCAAAGCTCTTTTAAAATGATGTGTTGAAAAGGAAATATATCTATTCCAAACAGAAGCTTGCATGTAAAAGGAAAGTAGTCTGGATTTCTCATTATCTTTAGCAGATATATATCCATTCTTTCCATGTCTGCTTTAGAAATGTTTTTAAGAGGATGGATCGTATTTAATGGAACATCAACTATTCGTTGAATATCATTAATATCTGTAAGAGGATTTACCGCAAGCATTTCCTGCTCAGAAAGCATCCAAGCTCGGTCTATTATCCTCTTTAACTTCTCTTGGTCCTTCATTTTCAATTACTCGTTTGAATATGGAAGAGGCAACTGTTTGCCCATGATTTTCACAAAAGATTATTTTAACCTTATACTTTAATTCTATTTCTATCAATCTTTTCAATAGGAAAAATGGATTAAGCTTTACGCTCTTCATCTTGTAGGATGGTATGCCAGTTCCTTTTGGGTATTTGATTAAGTCATCCATAGAGAATTCTAAAATCATAAATGCATATTTAAACGACTGCATTCTTTCTAGTTCTCTTTCAAATCTATCTTCAACTAAATTTGTTGCCAGTTCTGCAATAGAACCTTTTCTTTCTATTGTCAGTATGTCTTGATATCCCTCTATGGAATAATCACCAGTCTTTAGTGTTCCAGATACAGTTCCTTCACAAGCTTTTGCTGGCATAAAAGTCCAGCCGTTTTGCTCTCTCGTATCTCTGATTACTTTATACTTTATGTCCATTGATATCGCTTTCGACCATCTCTTTTACAAGGAGATCAAAATTATAGTGTGGTTTCCATTTAAGAACTTCCCTTGCCTTTGTTGATACACCACGAAGAGCATCAACCTCAAATGGTCTTTTCAGTGACTTGTTTAATGTGACATATTTTTCCCAATCGCCAAGTCCAGCAGCTTCAAATGATTTGTTTAAAAAATCTTCTACAGAATAGGTAGATCCAGTAGCTATAACAAAGTCTTGTGGGTTGTCTAACTGAAGCATTAAACGCATTGCTTCAACATAATCCTTTGCATGACCCCAATCACGCAGAGAATCTATATTACCAAGTTGTAATTTATCTTTAGTTAGTTTATTAACATACTTGCCTATCCAAGAGGTTATCTTCCTAGTTACAAACAACTCTCCCCTTCTAGGCGATTCGTGATTGAAGAGAATGCCCGAACAGGCGTACAAGCCATAAGACTCCCTATAAATTTTAACCAAATTATGGGATGCCAGCTTTGCCACACCATATGGAGAGTTTGGAACCATTAAAGTGTCTTCATCTTGAAAACAATCTTTATTAATAAAATCTTCTCTGCTAATAGCAGTTTTAGATTCTTTTCTAATTCCACCAATAGGAATATAATAAGAAAAACATGAACCATACATTTCACTTGTTGATGCTTGATATAGTCTTGAAGATTTTGAAAAATTCAAAATCCCTTCCAAGACATTAAGCGTTCCCTTCAAATCCACATCGAGCGTGTGATGCGGTTGCGTAAACGAATCGCCCACATGACTCTGTGCTGCCAGATTGTAGATTTCCGTAGGGGTATATTTATAGATAGTGGAGAAGACAAATGATTGATCGCAGACATCGCCTCTTAAGAGAGTGAAGTTTTTGTGATCTGAACAACCATTAAGCCTTGCTCCATTATCTATTGACGACCGTCTTGCTACCGCTAAGACATTGTACTTTTTTGCCAAAAGGCTTTCGCAGAGATACGAACCATCTTGTCCTGTCGCCCCAAACACTAGTGCCAACTTATTCATCGTCTTTATCCTTTGGAATTAAAACTGGTAGGTCTTGACTACCATCATCAAATGTATGAACGCTAGTTAACTTCTTCTCTTCTTTTTTAGTGGCAAGCTTCATGGTTTCCATAGTACCTCCCACTAAGTCACGCTCTTCCTCATTCTGAAGTTTTTTAATGATTGCCAAGTATGTCTCTTTAGATGACTCGATACGAGTAATACGCTGATCTCTAGTTGCCTTTAAGTCCTTGAGCAATCCCTGATGTTTTTCTTCAAGTTTAATAAATTCTGTAGACCTAGCCTGTTCAGAAGATTTAGCTGCTTGTATCTGTGTCTCTAAGCCGAGCACATATTCACGATCAGATTCGGACATGCCTTGCATATCAGGAAATCTTCTCATATATTCTTCCTGCATTCTAATCAGCTTCGCTATCTCTTTGCCAGAGTTTCTTTTGCTTTTAGCATTCCTATGCATCATTATCTCAAACTTGATAACCAAAAATATTTGTGTTTCCTCAGTTACGAGAACATCTTCTCTGAACTGGGCCATGTACTTTACATACTGCTCTTCAAAATATTCCAACTCTTCTTCATCCATTTCCTGCTTAAGCTGCTTCCAAGCTTTACTACTTCTTAAATTTTTATGATTTTCATCATTGAGTGTCTGTACAAACTCTTCAATTAGTACCACAGGCTTGAGCAAGAGCGTGCTCATATCTTCTAACGATAAAGTTTCATGGTGCTTAGTTATATAATCACGATCAGTTTTATTCAGCTTCTTTCCTGCCATTGAGGATCTCCTTAATTGCTTGTTCAACTCTTTGTTTTTTTATTTTGGGAACAGACTCACCAGCTTTAATTCTAAGATATATTGAACGAAGTTCAACAGGAAGGTGCAAGTCTATTAGATTAGAACACTCAGATATGTTCGCCTCATCTACAACAGATTGTTTTCCGTGTGCGTTCTTTTCTGTATCGTCTGAGATTGTTTGTATATCTAAGGGTCGCATTAAATTTTGCTTAGACGAATTCCTTTTTTTCCATGCCTTATACTTTTCGCAGTAATTGCCATCTGAACATTTGTTCGAGTCATGACATGGTTTACATGGGGGATCTGTTCTATGATACTTGTCTCTCTTGAAATTTATAAGTCTGTTTTTAATATGGGAATAAAGAAAGTTTTCTAAGGGGCGAGATGGGTCATAGCGAGATAAAGATTCAAGTCCAAATATGTAAGCTTCCTGCCTAATGTCTTCCACATCGTAATATCCGAAGGTAAATGTTGGGGCAAGAAGGTTGATCGCTTTCTTTAAAGCTGCTATAACTTCTTCTTCCTTTAATCCATGCGGATAATCATTCATCTTTTATGATGTTCTCTTCGATACTTGCTAACGCCTGTTCAATGGGGGGTGTTGGGGCTAACAGTTCTGGTTCTGGTAATACACACCCTGCTATCACCTTAATTCTTGTCTCTACTTCAATTGGTTCATCTTTGTTCATGGCATCACCATTTTCTGCGAAAATTGTATTAGTACATCTTATGTATGATACTATTGTTTCAATCGCATTGCAAGTGAGATTAAGCATTTAGGGGGCGAACAAGTATGGCTTTGGTAGTACATTGGGGAAAGTGTGGCTTGGTAAGTGACAACGCCCGGCTGCCATTTTGGCAGTCTGCCATTTTGGCATCCGAATTGAAAAAACCCCTGCCATTCTGTCATGCGACACCTGTCATTTTGGCATCCCGCTGGTATTACCTAGTATTACTATTTTGGTATAACTTTGTTATATTTCAACCCTAGCAAGTAGCAATATGCCATTTTGGCATGGCATTTAAAGCTTCTATAATGCTATTATTTTGAGCGATTACATTTATTGAGTAAATATACAAATATTAAATATTTTCGCTTAAAATCGATTTTCTCACTTTTAAGAATGGTGCAATCTTTACTAAAATAGTAATCTATCTTATTTGTATTTTTATAAACTATTTTATTATTTTTAAAATAAGTAGAATTCATGAAGATTTATTTATTTTTGTTTTTTTGTGGATATTGGGGTTGATTTATACCGATACAATTACTAACATAATATTAGTTAGTTATTTGTTTTTTAGATTCTACTTTTTAGACTCTACAAATAACAAACAAGGATTAAGGATTTTTAGCTATGGAAAATATGAAAAATGTATCTAATGATGAGATTGTTACCATTACTGCAAAAATGATCGGAGTCGGTCGAAAATACGGTTTTCAATCGGCCGATTGTCAAGACCTTGCTCAAGATGTTTTATATGTTGCGATAAGAAAATATAATCCTAATAAGGGAGCAAAATTCGCAACATTTTGCTGGTATCTATTCAATCGTAAGGTAATTGATGGACTTAGAAGAATTAATCATAAGTACTACAAAAAAACTTCCATTGCTAAAATGATGGATAAGGAGGAGGGTAATAATAAAGAAATTCAAGGTAAACGCCTTGACACAATGTCCGTCTTAAAGATGCATTTAAAGGATAATTTCGACGCTGGAATTATCACACGGAAAGAACACGATGTTTTAGTTCTTAGGGCCCATGGTAACGATTTCTATGAAATTGCAAGTATACTTGATATTTCACTAGGATCGGCACATGGCACATATCAAAAAGGCCTTGCCATGATATGTGAAGACGATGGTATCTTAGGGGCTGTTTAGTCTAGTCAATCAAAGCCCTAGTTATTGTTACTAGGGCTTATTTTCTTAATAGTATATAGAATAAAGGGATAATAGAATGATTAATGATAAGAACACTAAAACAGCCGTAATAAATGCCTTTAACAATCTTAAGTCTAATTTTAAAAATACTTGCGACGATATGTTATTTTATAAGGTTTATGGCGAAATAACAAAGTGTTCACATGAAGAAAATTATACACCTACTTTATTATTCAATGATAAAATTTTAATGGATTATGAATTTAAGTCCTGCGATTGTTTAAATATTCAATGTAATTGCAAGCCGTAAGGCTAACAATGGCTTGACATCGTAAGATGGAAAGCCCGGCCGATAGGCCAAAAATAAAAAACACCTGCTTGTCTTACCAAGACCAACGGGCTTAGGGAAGCTATGCCTATAGGCTAAGATCGGCAAAGTTGCCTCGCATTGTATAACATTGTAATACCAAATATATTTAAATTATTTTAAAATTGTTTTGAATAAATCTTAAGTTCAATCGGATAATAAGGTATAAGGGAAACAAAAAGTTATACCTTACAACAAAAAGGAAAGTGAATCATGTTGTTTTACAATAGCGAAATTGTGGATGCTGTAAATGAGATTTATACTTTAAAAGTCAACAACAAGCGGGGTTTTGTGTCGATTTTCCGTAAAGGTTGGTTTATAGGTAAGTTGGATTTGAAAAATGGGGCATTATGGTTCCATAGGGAGTGGAAGGGCGGTTTTACCGCAAGGGCGGTTAGAGTTTGGCATCATTACGGAAGAAATCGACCGATGTGGTAACCCTTCGGGGTTAATTTTTAAAAAAAAGAACCTGCTGTCTTATCAAAGATAGTGGGCTTCGCCAAGGTATGCCCATACCCCATAGTCTAATTAGATATGTTTGTCTTTATATATGGTTACAAATAATTTTAAAATAAAATAAAATAAGTTTGAATAAATTTATAGTTCAAACGAATAATAAGGTATGAAGGAAACACAAAGTTAAACTTCTAAGCTTAAAAGAAAAGGATTGTAGAATGGTTAAGATTGAAAATGGGCGTTTTAGTGAGACTACCTTTATAGAAGATATAGTGGGTAAAAAGATAGTTATCAACAAATATCGTAATCAAGAGGGTTATAGACTAGGTTTTGTCGAGTCTACCACTAGAGGTAAGCATGGTTATACTTTATTGCTAACATTCAATGACGAATGCCATTTTAACGAAAAGTCTATAAGTCGATATTGCCTTCATAACATAGAAGATGCAGTAGTCTTTATGTAAATAAAAAAAGTTTTTTCTAATTTTTCTTGAATAAAATTAGACTTCATACGAATAATATAGCATAGAAGTAACCCTAACATGGAGAGTAAGATGAATAGTTATAATCCCTTTGTATGCGATTTCATTATGCAAGAGAAAAAAGCAAGGCGTATGACACAAGGCGAATTGCAATATGCAATAGAAGATTGTCGGGAATGCATTCTATTGAATATAAATCCAGACAAATATCGTGACCAAATATCGGTCTATAAAATGGAACTAACAAGGAGGGCTAAGTAATGACTAATGAACAGGTTAACATGATGGTTTTGTTTGGCTTACTAGTGTATTGTTCCTGCTTATATCAGTTCATTGCTTATATAAACAGGCCAGTACAATACAAATAAAGTTGGGGGGCGAAAGCCCCTCGATGGATTTCTCGAAGAGAAAGCCCGGCCGATAGGCCAAGAAAAAAAACACCTGCCTGTCTTACCAAGACTGGCGGGCTTGCGGAGGTATTACCTTGTATTACCACTGCTACCAAAGCAAAAATTGGTATTACTTTGTTATACCAGTTATCTTGAAAATATTTTTATTTTTATTTGAATAAATTTAAGTTTCAAACGAATAATATAGTATGAAAGGAAAACAAAGTATCTAAAGGGAACTATCTGAAAAATCGGGAAGGGCCGATATAAAACAAGCTTGCCTACTGGGGGTATCCAGTGGGAATGGGGGGAGGCTGCACATTTTTAATTTGGTATAACTTAGTATTATTTAAAATATTTTAAAATTGTTTTGAATAAATTTTAAGTTAAAACGAATAATAAAGTATGGAAGATGAAACACTATAACGAAAAGGAAAGTAAAATGATCGAATTTAATGACGATGGCCAGTGGGAACAAAATCAAGATGATCTTATCGAATATCTTGGTAATGAGAGAGATTATGAGATTGTAATCGATGATGAAAATATTGAACCAAATTGGGATATCTTAACAACTACTAACAAGGCTATTGAAGATTTTGATCTTGAAAAGCTTACTGAAAGAATGATCGAAAAGCATGAATGCGAATTGGCTTTGTTGGAAGAATTTGAAAATAATTGTGAAAAGTTTTGAATAATTTGGAAGTTGAAACGAATAATATAGTATGAAGGTTTTACCCTAACACAAGGAAAGTAAGATGTTAAGTCTAGAAGTTATTAAGCCAGTAGTTGAAATCAAGTTTAGTCAAACCGAAAAAATGCCTTGGATATCGTGGGATATCCCTGCATGGGAGTGCAAGACAGGCTCAAAGTTGGTGAATGTTGAAGGCTCTATATGTGAGGGTTGTTATGCTCTAAAGGGTAGGTATGGGTTTGGCATAGTCAAAGATGCAAATACGAATAGGTTTAATGAACTAGCCAAGGGGCTTGAAGTTTGGAAAGAAGCTTTTATCAAAGCATTGGGCAAGAAATATAAACATATGCGGGATAAATCGCAAGCATACTTTAGGTGGTTTACTAGTGGCGATGTTCAAAGTTTGGAGATGTTGGTAGCTATGAATGAAATAGCTATTGCCCTGCCAGAAGTTAAGTTTTGGCTACCTACCAAGGAACATGGCATGGTTCGGGAATATCTTGCCCTGCATGGTGATTTTGCAAGTAACTTTACTGTTAGGCCGTCAATGTATATGGTCGATCAACTGCCTAGCAAGGGGCTAGGATTGCCTACAAGCACTGCAATAAGAACGCCAGTTAATGCGGATAGTCGGCACGAAAATATATGTCAAGCAAGCCTTGATGCCTTTAATGGTGCAAGCAAGGTTAATTGTGGCGATTGTCGCAAGTGTTGGGATAAAAGCGTAAACAATGTCGCATACATATACCACTAAGGGGGAAGTAAGATGATAGTTAAAAACTGTAATCATGGTAAATGGCAAAATTTAGGTCAGGATACCGATGATGATGGGAATATCTTTCAACGCCACTATTGCAAGGTATGCAATATGGCAAGAGTAAAGGTTGTTGCCAAAATTGTTGGATATCGTAACATTGCCCAAACTTGTATGCGATATCTGCATACAGATTTTAAAAA